AGAAACACCGCTTGCAGTGAACCAGTTTATTTCTTGTACCCTACTACTTCCATTTGAATCTTGAAACTCTGGGTGATCTGCTTGAATTCCGCTATCAATAATAACTACATCTACACCAGTACCGTCTAATACATAGTCATATGTCCCACCTGGATCGGTTGTGCTTGTCCCAAAAACATTGGTTTCTGATATATGACGAAGAAGGCCCCAGTTTTGTTTTTCTCCCGTTTGTGTAGTTGTTTTATTAAAATTACCACTTTGAAATGCAAATTTTCTAGGTATAAATTTATTTAAATCCACTATATCTTGAACACGGGGATCATTTTTTAACTTCTCTGCTTCTTCATTGGTCAATAGATAAGTTGTATTTCTAGCATTTAAGGATCGCTCGTCCGAGACTTCTACAGATCTAGTAGGTATAGTTTCAGATGTAGATCCTGAAGCCACTAAGTCATCCCAGAGAGAATCAGTTGTGGCCAAATTCTCTGTAGTTATTGTGTAGGGGACTAACTCGTCCACTAAGAAATTACCGCTCTATCTGTAACTCTACGCCAATTAGTTCCATCAAAAAAGACAGGGACAGCTCCACCTGACTCGTTAGTACAAAATGCAATAGAACCAACACTAGATACTGTAGATCCCAGTTGTAATACTGTTTTATTGACAAGCTGCATAGGTGTTGTATTAATGATTTCATCAACTGGGCTTAATGTAACTGTAGTCGGAGAAGAGATTGTATACGTTCCAACTAAATCACTAGGTGCAGAAATAGTGTCTGCCTCAACCTGAGTAACTTTTAAAACCTCTGTAGTAGCGTTATATGTAATACCGCTACTTGTTTTTCCACCAATAGTTCCAGTTGCATCTTCGTACAGACCAACGAAGGTAGTTGTGTCTGTTGTAGCAGCTACGGTAATAAATCCTGATCCTGTAGCACCCGTTGCACCTGTAGCACCCGTTGGTCCAGTCACTGAAGGACCTGTAGGTCCTAATAAACCTGGCAATCCTTCTGGCCCTTGTGCACCTGTTGCACCAGTTGGTCCAACTGGGCCTTGCGGACCAGTGGGTCCAACTTCAGTACTTGCTGCACCCGTTGCACCAGTAGCACCTGTAGCACCTGTAGGGGCTTGAACAAGCCCTACATTGGTCCAAGCAGAACCAGTCCAAACATACAGAACACTAATAGAGGTAACAAAACGTCCATCATTTAATGTATTGCCTGATGCAGGTAAATTTTCTACAGCAACTACACTTGCCTTAATATTAATAGATGTTCCTTGCGGTCCTGTGGGTCCTGTAGGTCCTGTAGGTCCTGTAGGTCCTGTTACAGTCGAGTCTGCACCAGTAGGTCCAGTCACTGAAGGACCTGTAGGTCCTGTACTTCCTGTCGGACCTATCAAACCTTGCGGACCAGTAGGTCCCGTTGGACCTTGTGATGGACCCGTTGGGCCTACTTCGCCTGTTGCACCTGTAGGTCCAGTGGCTCCAAGAACTCCAGGTAACCCTGTTGGCCCTGTTGGTCCTAGAATTGGTCCAGCTAAAGCCCACTCTAAATTTAAATCACTCCACACATACAGATTAGGTCCAATTAAATAACCGTCTCCAATGTTTCCAATAGGAGTGTCTGCCTCTAAAAGCTCTAGAGATGCATAAGTACCAAGAATTGATACTCCATACCCAAAAGGACCAGTTGGACCAGATGGGCCAGTTGGACCAGATGGGCCCGCTGGACCTGTAGGTCCCTGTTCTGCAGCGGTTGCAATAGTGTTAAAACCAGAACCGTTATAAAAATTTACATCTTCATTTGTACTATCGATCCAAATATCTCCTACTGAAGCAAAGCCTGGAGGCGCTGGTTGATATGTGATATTTGAAAGACCAGCTTGTTCATACATTCCTGATGCTGAAAACGAGGCATTAGCTGTGGATGCAGATACAAATATTTTATCCCCTACTTCAAGTGCAAATCTAAAGGTTTCAAAAGACTGACCTACAGTTACAATAAGATCACTTACAATATAAGCTCTTGCTTCTTCGGCTCCAGGAGAATCTACAGGCTCAACAAAAATAGTTGCGGTCATATCTACGTTTCCTTTATTGGAAACAATAACTGATGCGACACAGTTAATATCAGCCTCGGCTAGCTCTGTATAAGTAGATACAAATGCAGTAGGAGATACAACTCCGAGTCTTTTTACTGGCATTATATATTCCCTTCTATAAGTAAAACTTTGTCTTTATAACAGCATGGATCTTCTTCTTTAAGACTTTTTGTTGCTGCATTGTAGACATCCTCAAGGAAATCCTCGCGTCCAGTAGCCCATACTACATCGGAAACTAGAACTGTTTTATTCTCTAAAGTATTCTTAATGGTTAAATTAAAAAATGGAGCGTTAACACTCTCTTCTAATTTCCACTCCCAGTTGCCAATAGTTTCTACGGTATTCATACCTATCATAATAAGGATATATCCTTAATATTTATAGCACCATTCATTCCAATATGAATAGAGCATTGATATCTGTATGTACCTGTAGTTGTAGAAGGGACTTGCCAATACAAGGTTCCAGTTGTCTTACCTTGAGCACTAGCCCCAGTTGATACAACTCCAGTTGTAGATACGTGAATTAATCCAGTGTCGTAGTTTATTTGACCTGAAGTTTGAATTTGAAATGGATGTCCAGTGACATTAAGATTAAATGCAACTGTCATTCCAGAAATAATATAAATTGATGGGTTATTTTGACCAGAATACTGATTTTCTATTCTATAGCCGATGTTTCCATTATTGGTAACATTTAATCTTGTAAATGCTGGGTATGCAATTTGATCTACAGTGCTAGATGCCGATGAAGCATCGCTAGTTCCACTATATGTAGACACTCCAGTAGGACCTGTTGCGCCCGTTGCACCAGTAGCACCTGTTGGACCTGTAACTTCTGGTCCTGTTGCACCTGTAGCACCTGTTGGACCTGTAACAGTAGACGCTGCACCTGTAGGGCCAGTTACGCTAGGACCAGTCGGTCCCACATCACCAGTTGCACCTGTTGCACCTGTTGCACCAGTTGGGCCCGTTGGTCCTGTTGGACCACCTGAAGGACCTGTAGGTCCTGTTTCTCCTGTAATACCTTGAATTCCTTGAAGCCCAGCTGGACCAGTAGGGCCAACCTCAGTGCTTGCCGCACCTGTAGGTCCTGTTGCACCTGTAGCGCCCATGTCTCCAGTAGCACCTGTAGCGCCTGTTGCACCTGTTGCACCTGTAGGTCCTGTTGCACCTGTAGCGCCTGTTGGACCACCTGAAGGACCTGTAGGTCCAGTATCTCCCTGAGGTCCTGTTGGACCACCTGAAGGACCTGTAGGACCGGGAAGACCAGCAGCACCTGTTGGTCCTGTTGGACCATCTAAACCACCAATACCAGAAGCCCCAGTTGGGCCTATTGGTCCTGTTGGTCCTGTTGGACCTCCAGGAGTTCCATTAATTCCAGCAGCACCTGTTGCACCAGTTGGTCCCGTTGGACCTGTTGCTAATCCTGAACCATACCCAACAGTTTCCCAATTGTCAGTTGTTTTTACTTCTACAGTGTCTGTTTCTGTATTAAATCTTATATATCCTCTTTCAGCAGTAGATCTACGTTCTGCTGTAGTTCCCTGATCTAAATAAATAGTGTTATATAAACCACGGATTTCTTTATTTGTATATGTCTGAGAAACGTTCTCTGGCTGAGCGGCATCTTCTTGAGGTATTCCATTGCAGCTAAAAGAAGTGGTAGCTGTGCTCGATCTAACATAGATAGTGTCTCCAGCAACTACAGCAAATCTAAAAGTCTCAAAAGATGTTCCAACTCCTAAAGTTATATTAGAAGCTATATAAGCATATTGAGCTGCAATAGTTGAGTTTGCAGGTGCTACCCAGATGGTAACTTTAGTTAACGGAGTTGCATTAATTGCTCTATTTGCAACAGTGACAGATACCAAGTAAGAATCAGAAATAATAGCAAGTGGTACGTCGGTATTAGCCGCAGGGTTTGAGATACCAAGTCGTGTAATCGGCACGTTGGCCTCCTTATGCCTGAGCTTCAGCCCATGAGAGCTTAGCAGATGTTAGTGTAGAGCTTCCTGTTAAACGAGATACTGCGATAGTAAGGATATCAGGTCCATCAGGGAAAATGCTATCTCCACCAAGAATTGAGTTAGAGAGCTCGAAGAGCGCTGAAACGTCTACTGTGGTAGTAAGTTCTGCACCAGCAGAACCGCCAGAAGCACGGAAGTTGTAAACCTGAACTCCACCAGAGATAGTATCTGCAGATGTATGTTCAACAACTTGTGTCAAAGATGGTACATCTACACCTTGGAAGTTAAGGTTGTTTAGTCGAGGATTCAAAAGAATCTTAACGTCTACTAACTGAGTAGTTGATACACCAATTTCCTGCAAACGTAGCTGCATTCGGTTAATAACATCTCTATCTCCAAGCTTACCTGTCAAACCAGATGATACTGATGGTGATAGACGGATTGAAAGCAGTGGCTGGTAGTTTGGACCAGATGTGTTATTAAGAGACCCGTTTGGATAAAGGAAGTATGTGTACTGGGTATTACCTTGAGTTGTGAAATTAATAACTTCAGATATAGCAGCACCTGGTTGATCGATAGCAGTAACTGTTTGAGTACCAGATACAGTGTATGTAAACACTGTATCACTAGTTCTAGTTACAACAAATGGACCATTTGTAAGGTTAGTTGCAGTTAAACCGTAGATTCCTACATACATTCCAGTAGTCAACCCGTGGGGAGTAGCTGTGGTTACTGTAATCGTACTTCCAGATCTAGCAACGTTAGCTCCAATAGTAATTGTTGAATTTAAAGGAGTTAAGTGGATTAGGTTAGCTGAGTTAACAAATGCCTTATATCTAGTTCCATTTGTGAGGTTTGCAAGAGTGTTAGATCCTACTACCTGCGTAGCTGGGTTTAGAAGGTTAGAGCCTCTAAAACCGCTAGGTGCAATAGACTCGAACTGAAGAACATCTCCAGTATTAAATCCGTGAGATTGAACTGTGAATAGGTCGGTAGACAGGTTAATACCAGTAGATGCAAATGACTTAGCTGTAGTTCCTGCCACGTTAAGTGTCTGGCTTGATGCGGTAAAGAGATAGGCATTGTCATCATCAAAACGGCCGTCCATAATGACCGAAGTACCCCAGTGGAATAGGGAAGGAATATATGTTGGATTTTCGTAAGTAACAACTTCGTAGCGACCTGGAAGGTTACCAGAACGAAGATATGACTCGAACAAGTTGTTATTGTGTACAAACTCGTGGACATATTGAACTTGACCATCGGTGGTCTTGAAACCGAAGCGAATCTTACCCGCACCGTACCAAGAGTAGTCAATGTAAGCCATCTGAATACGGCTTAAGTCTAAGTTGTAACCTGTCACACCAGTTCCATCACAAGGGTCAATTGACCAATCTTCTTGCGGAACCTTTGTGTCAACTGTCTTTGTCACGATAATACCTGACTTAGCAGGTGTTAGAGAGTGAACTGTCGTAGTTCCTACGTTTTGTAAGTTCACATTTGAACCTGCGCCCGGAGCTGATAATAACTTAAAGTTGTTTGAATTTATTAAATCTACATAATATGTTCTACCGTTAATCAAGCCTCCAATAGGCTCTCCATCAATAGAGTTATAGATTACTGGTAGAAGATCACTAAATCCGTGACTAATAATAGAAATTGTATCTGTAGTTGTGTTTACTGCTGTTGCAGGATTAAATTCTTTTTCTGTACCAGATGAGCCCTTATATTCAGGACGAACTGAGAGACGAGTTTGGCTATCAATTTGAGTAATACGATAGCTTTGGCCACGCATAACAATATAGTCGCCGACATCAAGCTGAGCTTGGAAACTTGTATTTGTTCCAAAAATAAGCTCTGAACCTTGAAGAGCAGACACTGTTCCTGCGATCTGCTGTGTTGATGAACGACGAACCGCGTAGATTTTATCTCCGTCATATTCGAAGAACATACCGTTCTGGAAATCAAACATTCCTGTTCTTACAGCTCCATTAGACCATTCTCGGACATAGAACTGAGGGAATCCGTAAGCACGATCTTCTGGGATACCTCCAGCAATAGAGAATCTAAATGTTGTTAAATCTACAACTGTTATTTGGAACTCTCCGTTAAATATAGTACTTGTGTCCCCGTAGGAATCCTTAGCTTCGCCAATAACAATAAACAATCCAGACACCAGACCATGTGGTCTACGAGTCTTTCCTTCTACTGTTGTAGAGCTAAACTTAACCAAACTTTCAATATCAATAGAAGGCTTAAAGTTGATACCGCAAGATGTCTGTAAACCTTTACCTGACTGGTAACGGAAGTACTTACGAGTCTGACGAACAATCTGCCCTAGAGAGGTTTTTGCACCAACTGACATCTCAACTCCGCCATCGAATGGACGGTGTAGCGAATATCCTTCTGGACGAACATAGATAAATGTAGGGTATGAATATGAGACAGTATTGTATGCAGATGCATAAGGTCTATCAACTGTGATCTGTGTGTCAGAGCCAATAGCAGTAATTCGACGAATAATAGGGGCAACTGGAGTTGTTTTTGTAAAGGTAAACGCTGATCCAGTACCTTGATTACTGAATGATACAGGGTTTAAGTTTGATGTAGCATCTGTAATTGAGCTGTGTAAAGTAAATTCAGATGTAGATATTGCACGAGCAAAGTAGTAGTAATTATTAACTAATGGGCTTGGAGCTACGCCTCCACCATCGCCAAATTTAATAGTGTCACCAGTAGTAAATCCATGAGCAGCTTTTGTAATTCTATTATTTGTAGTATTTACATCTGCTGAAGCAAAGGTAATTGCAGTTGTTGTATTTGCTGGGAAGAGTCTGAATCTATCTCCTACTTTGAGAATCTTTGAGAAAGATGTACCGCTACCATTTACAAGCACTGAGCCTGATACTACTGATACGGATCCTCCACCAGTAACATTTCCATTGATTTGAGTAGACTTTAGTAAGTGAGCAACACCAGTTCCAAAATCGCTAATTGTAATAGTTGTACCAGAAGCAGCATTTTCTGCTGAAGTTGATAGTCTCAAGTAGTCCCTGTTAATGGAAACTACATAGTAATCTGTAAGATCTGTCAAACCAGTAATTACTGTAGCATCAGCGCCCTTGTCATATGTAACCTTTGTTCCTGTTAAGAAACCATGAGAAGGAAGGAAGAAAGCACTTAGTACAAGGTCGATAGAGGCTCTAGGGTTGAAAGTCTTTGTGATAATTGGAACACTGCCTTTAGCTTCTACAGTAAATGATGTAGCAGAAGGTATTCCAGTAATTGTATAAATTCCATCTGGAGTCTTACTGAGAGACTGTAGTGTATGTCTTCCAACACCAGCAGGGCTTTCAACTAAATCAACCGCTATGTTGCTATCTACATTTTCTGGAGTCGTAGCAAGCTTAATATTGTCTCCATCAATAAAAATTACGTAGTATGGAGTTGCTGTTGTTAGACCACTAATAGCAGTTTGACCTTTTGAGTCATATTGGACAAGTTCCCCTTTTAGGAAACCGTGACCTGGGATAGTTAAAGTATCTGTTGCAAAGTCAAGAGGAGTTAGGATTAACTGCTGAGTTCCAGTACCAGCTGCTGTGATATTTGCAATAGAAGTTAAAGCTTTATTTGTTGCAAGCTTTACAATGCTGTTATCTACTTTTACAATATAGTAAGTAGTGTTATTTGCAAGACCACCAATGGCAGTTCCTGCTCCACTAGAATACTTTACAGCTTGACCAGACACTAATCCGTGGTTAGGGATATACAAAGTATCTTCAAGAATATTAACTGTTAAGAAAATAAAGCTGTGAGCGGTTCCTGTACCAGCTGAAGTAAAATTAATATATGTTGGAGAGTTTAGGGAAGACTTAAGTCTAATTTGGTTTGAGTTAATTACTTCTTGTACATAATAGGTAATCTGATCTTGAAGCGGAGCGATTGCAGTGCCTCCTCCAGTATCATACTTAAGAGGCTGATTTACTAAAAATCCGTGAGCTGTAATAGTTAAAGTGTCTGTTACAGTATTTACAACAACACGGTTAATTGTTGAAGAAGTAGATGTTTCTCTAGAAGAAGGAGTAGTTAAATTAATTGTTGTATATGAAGGTCCTGGAGTACTGCTAAGTCTGTATGTGTATGCATTTACGCTATTTACATAGTAAATAGAGCCATTAGAGAGACCAGCGGGTGCTGTTCCATTGAAATTAAGTACCACGGCTTCGCCATCATTTAATGTATGGGGAGCTGCGCTATGAATTACGTCATTTTGAGTGTCTAAGTTGATTGGCACTAGTGAGTGGTATGAAGTTCCAGCTGATGCAATTGCAATTTTGTTTGTTCCTGCGTCAGCGTCTGCAGCTGTTGGATATAGTTCGTTACCAGTTGTAAATGATGAAACTAGTGTTACAACAACAGATCCTTCTCCAGTGTTGTATGAACTTAAATTTGTAATAGCTACACCGTTAAATAAAGATTGACCATCATATAATCCTGTTGAAGTTGCAACGTTTGTTGCTGTAGTTACGATGAATGAACCGCCACCACCACCAGCTTGGTTTCCAACAAAAGTTCTAGCTCCACCGCCGCCTGAGTAGCCACCGCCACCGCCGCCTTGACCAGTGTTATTTCCGTCTGAAGTTCCACCGCCACCAAAGCCGCCCGATCCTCCTAGACGAGTTGATTGTGCAGCAGCAGTCAAGCCATCTGAAAACGAACCTCCACCTGGGTCCCCGACGCTACTGGTTTCACCACGAGAGAAGAATCCTCCACCTGCAGCAGAACGACCACCAGTTGCACGACCACCAAATCCTGCAGAACCACCAGCTGCAACTCCAGCAGTAGAGGTTCCACCTAATCTTGTTAATACAGCATCTCTACCAGCGCCAGTGTTTGCTTCCGCACTACCGCCTCCTGCGACAAAAAGTGGCTGGCTACCAGTTTTACGAACAACAAATGTTCCACCACCAGCTCCTCCCCAAACGCCGCCAGTTGTTGGTGCAGCACCAACCTGTCCAACAGCAATAGTAATTACTTCACCTTTTGTTAAAGCCACTCTTCCTTTTACGGTTGCTCCACGACCAACTCCACCTGTACCAGAACCGTTATAGCCAGAAGCACCATTTGCAGTAAACTCATAAATACCAGAAACAGGTACGGTCCAGTCTTGGTATCCGTTATATGTACCTAAAGCTAGATATGTGTCTTTCCAACTTGTAGAAGCATAAGCAGTACGCATTTCATTGATTGTCGGACCTACTCGTCCAGTTTTTCCGCATGTTGTAAAGGTATGTGTGTTAGATGCAAGAGTATAGAGAGACTGAGCGCCAGCAAAATCAGAAATAGATACGTTCTTTAAGAAGTATGTGTCTCCACTAGTTAACCCAGTTAAAGGAGTTCCGTTAGTGTAATACTTTACGGCTTGGTTTGTTGTAGTTGATGCGTCAATATTTAACTTATTTGAGTAAATAATAGGAGTATTAAATCCTACTGAACCAGCGACTGAACCAGTGATATCTACTTCAGTTCCACCAGATGTAGCACTAAATTTTAGCTTTTTTAGTTCCGTATTTGCATTAACAACATATAAAAGAGCTCCAGAAGATATACCAGTCAAAGAACCTACGCCTGGAGTGTATATAAAACTGTTTCCAAAGCTAAGGGCAGCAGGAATTGTATCTCCACCACTATTTTTAAAGTAGATAAAGTTATCGTCGGTATTTACATTAACTTTTGCAAACGTATGAGTGCCAGATGCACCAGCTGCGGTGATATTAATAGGCATTTATGCTCTCCTTGTTTGCTAGTTTCTCTTTAGTAGACATTTTTATAGCTGCGTAATAACTACGTAGCCATCTCCATCACGAGACACCGTGTTAGTTTGGTTAGATCCATTGTTATATGATCCACCGCCTCCACCAGCACCCCATGTACACCATTCTCCAGCTGGACCACCTGTGTAGCCTCCAGCTCCGCCACCGCAAAGGCCAGCACCGCCGCCTCCACCAAATCCACCAGAAATTCCATAATCGCCCCACTGGGTCCACATATAACCGCCGCGAGCACCGTTTGTGAAAGAAAGTGGTCCAAAGTTGGAACCATTTCCGCCGTTTCCATAGAAACCAGCTCCACCACCAGCGTTGTAATCTCCGCCAGCATACCCAAGGCTGTTATTGTTACCGCCGCCATTACCGCCGCCATAACCATTACCTAAACCAGCTTGACCAGAGTTAGCGTTAACGCCATAACGAGCAGGACCGCCACCGCAAGGAGGGTAAGCACCTGGACCGCCACCGCCACCAGCGATTACAAGAATATCTGATAAAGCGTTTCCAGAGTTTTTAACAACGAAAGATCCACCATTACCGCCACCAACTGCGTGAGATCCCTGAGAAGCAGAACGTCCGTAGCCTTTATGACCGACAACAATACGAAGTACTTCCCCCTGTGTAAGAGAGAATGTTCCTTCGATCTGTGCACCATATCCGCCGTAGTATCCAAAGTACTGATCGTAGTTACGACCAGCTCCAAATGCGGCTACTCTATATGTACCAGTTTTAGGTACTGTCCACAACATCACACCGTTTGTTGTCATGTTCAAATATGAATTTGCCCAAGCTGGGTTACCTACACCAGATCTTGCCTGAGAAATATTTGGTCCGTTATATGCATTAGAGTTGTATTGAGCCGCACCGCCTGGAGTAAATGTTGCAGAGGTGAATGCATATAGGAACGGTTGAAGATTGAACTGATATGTGTGAGTTTGAGATGCAGTACTTCCAGCAGCATCTGTTGCAGTAATAACAACTTGTCTTGTTGGTGTTCCAGCTGAGTCCGAAGGTGTTCCAGAAACTACACCAGTAGAAGTGTTTAAAGTAAGACCTGCAGGAAGTGTTCCGCTTGTTACAGCATAAGTAATTGGTAGCTGAGCACCAATTGCTGTTACTGTTGTAGGAACAATAGCTGTTCCAGCCTCTGTTCCAGTTCGTGTCTGAGTAAGAGGAGACAACTCAAGGAGAACTTGATTAAGTGCGAAGTTGTGCTGGTCATATCTTATAGATACAAAATAAAAATTCTTTTCTTGGTCTAGAGAAACTACCCCGAAACGTCCTCCCTCTGGGTAGTCATACCTAAGCATGTCATATAAAACATAACCGTGATCCTTGATATGAAAAATATCTTTATCAAGAGATACACCAATTTTTGTAAAAGTCTGCGTACCAGTTCCACCTGAAATTGTAGTAATAACGGTACCAGTGGGGGTTGCTTTTAAGCTGAATAGATAGTTACCGCCACCGACCGAGAAGAAGTCTCCAAGCCAATATGTAGTGTTGTTAACTAACCCGCTCGCTGCTACTCCAGTAGTAGAGTAAAAAACCATTGTTCCTGAGTACCATGCTGTCGAGATATCTGATCCACTTGTAGCTGTTACGTTTTGACCGTTATAGCTAGTTACTGTAGCTACCTGACCAGTGTTATTTGCAGCATCAATTGTTTTAGGTGCATCATTGACTATAGATAATGTTGTTTGTGTTGCAGGGTTTACGTTATTTCCAGCAAAAGTACGAGCTTGGTTTGCAAGCTGAAATGTTCCAGCCATGGAAGCTTGTATGTCAATTGTTTCCCCGTCTGGAGTTGCACTAACTGTAAATGTTGATGTAGAAGTCCCCAAGGTGCCGTTTGTTTTTAAGAAAACAACTCCTCTAGGATTGGTATTAAAATACCCTGAAGAAGTTATTACGTTATAGTAAAGAGGAGTTCCTACAGCTCTTCCATTAAAATTTTCTGTTCCATGCGACACTGTAATTGTGTCCTCAGATGTGTTAGTGCTGCTAATGTTGCTTGTAACTCCAGCAACAGTTGCACTGTTAGACCAATCAATATTAATGGATGATAAAGTATTAGATCCATCGAATGTCTGAGCAGTCGCTGAGTTAGATGAGTCAAATGATTTTGCTTCAGTGTTTGAAGCAGCAAACTCCTGAGAAATTGTAGAGTTAAGATTGAGGAAATAAAACGGAGTATCTATACCAAAACCATGTACTGAGTCAGTAGAAACTGTTAGTGTAGAAAGAGATGCTGCATCTGTAATAATACCAGCAGCATCAGCAATTCTTAGCTGAGATCCTTGAAAGAACTCTCCAGTAATAATAGAAGAATAGAGATCCTCAATAGAGTTATCTCCTGTCTGAATATCTTTACATAAATATGTAAAAGTAAAAGTATTAGGGATAGAGTTGATAATATAAGCACCATCTGCTGTAATAGATTTTGTTCCAGTTACGTTGATAGGAATACCTACTGCTAGCCCGTGCTCTAGGGATGTAATTACTGTGATTTCACGAGTTCCGTCATTTGTAATAATAGATGTAATATTAGGGATTGTTGTATCACCGCTCTTAGAAAAGAACGATGGAGTGTTGTTAATAAGCTCAACTGTTTCCCACTTAGTAGGCTGTAGACCATACTCAAAGTCTGTATCGATCAGGTTCTGAGGCTGCGATACACGGAGTTTCGTTACTGGATCGATAAACTCTTTTGGAAACGATACTTCTCCGCCTGTGCCTGAGCTGCTACCGCTGCTACCGCCTAAATACCCTGGCATTAGTTAGCACCTTTCCTAGTCAAACAAGAATTTAATAGTAGAATAGCATTATTTAGCGTAAGTGATTCTTTGAGTTGGAACAAGTTATACACCTAACCACCATGAAGCTGTTGTGGAGTAAGACCCTCTAGATCCTGTTGCACCTTGTGGGCCAGTAGTTCCACCCTGAGTTTGAATATATACACCATCAACAAATACATATGTAATGGCTGTATTAGTGTCAAACCAAGCATCACCATTAACTGAGCTTTCAATTGACGGTTGAGTAGCAGAAGCTGTAAATTTTCCAACAGGTCCTGTTGGACCTGTTGGACCAGGTACTTCTGAGTCTGCACCAACTGGACCTGTAGGTCCTGTTTGTCCTCTTGGACCAGTTGGGCCTTGCGGACCAGTTACATATGAATCTGCACCTGTAGGTCCTGTATACCCGCGAACACCTGTTGGACCAGTTACACCTTGCGGACCAGTTACACCTTGCGGACCAGTTGGTCCAGTTATACCTTGCGGGCCCGCTACATCAGATACTGGACCTGTTGGACCAGCAATACCTTGCGGACCAGTTACACCTTGTGCACCAGTGGCACCTGTTGGCCCTTGAATACCTTGAGGACCAGTAGGACCTGTAGGGGTAACACGCAGTGCATTCCAAACTGCCCCGTCCCACACCCAAGACTGACCACTAACAGTAAATACTTCGCCAACAATAACTGGCGTTGGGAAATCAATAGCTGTCATCTTATTAGGTCCTTTCTATCTTTAAACACATTTTACTACTCTACTACTGGCTCAGAGATACCAGAATTAAGCTTATTTACATAAGCAGATGCCCAGTTTATAGCGGCTGTTAGAGACTCCCAAGGGCCGCTTTCATCGATGACATTGTCACCATATAAAACTTGTACCAGAAGAGATTCTTCAACAATTACATATGAAAACATTATATCGTCCTTTTCACTATACCGAGTATGCTAGTTTTCCAGAAGAGCCAACAGCAATGGCAGTGTCGTTGTCATTATAGACACCATTGATATTAGATGTATCAAAAGTGCTTGTTCTTTGAATCCACCCAGTTCCGTCAAAAGATGTAGCAAGCTTTCCAGTTGCTCCCCCAGCGAGATATGTTCCATCTTCAGAAACAGAAACAGAACGAACACTTATAGATCCAAAAGTACTTATAGGAAATACTTGAGTCCAAGTAGTTCCATTACTGGAGTTTGCTATTTTTCCAGACTCTCCTACAGCAACAAATCTACCTCCACCAATAGTAGAGGTAACTGCATTTATAATACTTGTACCGAAAGATGACGTTCTCTGAGTCCAAACAGTACCGTTAGTAGATGTAGCAAGTTTCCCGTCATAACCTACCGCTACAATAGAACTATTTGTTGACCATATAGAGTTAATAAAGGTTGTACCAAATGACGATGTTCTCTGAGTCCATGTGATTGCGTCTACAGAAGTAGCAAGCTTACCTGACCCACCTACTGCAATCCATAGAGAAGCTGATGTTGAGTATGTAAGTCCGAGAATAGTGCTAGCTCCAAAGGAAGAAGGTCTTAGAGTCCAAGTAACTCCGTCTGTTGATGTAGCAAGTTTGCCAGAGCTTCCACCTATTACAAATAGATTATTTCCGTATGCCACGGAGTAAATATTACTTTCACCAAATTGACTATTTCTTTGCACCCAGTTTTGGGTGTCCGAAGAAGTAGCAAGCTTGCCAGAATTTCCAACTGTTATGTATTTATTTAAATCTGCTGAATATCTAATTGCATTTATGTTAGTCAGACCGAATGAGCTATCAGCAACTTGTTGCCATGTCACAGGGGTGAATGGATAAGCTAATGTTCCATGCATTGCATGAGTAGAAATTAACATATTAGACTGTCAAATTTCCACTAAGAAGCCAGCTATTAGCTCCAAGCTTAATTAAAGAAGCAACCGCGTATCTTGCTTTTGTAGTAGAACGTGATCCTTCTGTCAAAACTGATACGCCTATGGATCCATTAATTGAAACTTGTCCTACACCAATTTGTGTAACTACAATTTGTGTTCCAGTAGGGAACGTATATCCGCTTGCTCCATCTAATGGAACTGTAACTGTTGTTGGTGTTGAAGAGTTCATTTTAACAATTGTTCCTGCATCAACTTCTGTTAATACTCTAGAAGATAAATACTGCGAACCAATCAATTCTGCGTTTGCAGGTCCAGTAGCACCAGTAGGTCCAGTCACTGAAGGACCTGTAGGTCCAAGATCACCTTGCGGACCTGTAGGGCCTTCAACAGTTGAAGCAGGACCAGTAGGGCCTGTTACTCCAGGACCAGTTGCACCCGTTGCACCTGTAGGACCAACAATTTGACCTACATTTGCCCAGTTAAGGCCGTTCCATACATAAAGATTTCCATTAGAAGTTACAACGTAAGCATCATTGACGGTGTTTCCAGTTGATGGGAGATTTGATACCTGCGGAACACTTCCTTTAATATTAATAGATGTTCCTTGCGGACCAGTCGCACCAGTTGGACCTACCTCACCTGCACCTAAAACTAGGTTCCAAGAAGCATATGTATTTCCGTCTCCATTAATTTTATCTACATCAAGAGTGACAGATAAACCAGTAATGAAAGAAATAACACCTTCAACATAATTTGTAGGGAAAGACACGCTTGCTAAACGAGCTCTAGTTCCAATAGTAAATGCATCGATCTTATTTACAGTAAAGTTTTTAGACGCTAATTCAATAGTTAAATTACTTGTTGAAGTAACTCCAGTATAACTAGCTCCAGTAGGACCTGTAGGCCCTGTTATAGATGCACCTGCTGGGCCAGCAGGTCCCGGTACGGTTGAAGGTTCTGTAGATACAGGGCCTGTAGCACCAGTAGGACCTGTAGGTCCTGCAATAGTTGATGCTGATCCTGTTGCACCAGTTGCACCTGTTGCACCGCGAAGACCTGTTTCTCCTTGTGCACCAGTTGCACCAGTAGCACCAGTAGCACCCGTTGGTCCTGTAGGCCCTTGTGATGGACCAGTTGGACCTACTGCACCTGTTGGACCAGTAAGACTTGCTCCTGTAGGACCAGTTGCACCAGCTGGGCCAGTAAATCCTACGAAACCTCTAGGGCCAGTAGCACCTGTTGGTCCTGCTACACCTTGTGCACCTGTAGGTCCAAGATCACCTTGCGGACCAGTTGGACCTGTAGCTCCAACTGCACCTGTTGCACCTACTGGACCTCTTTCTCCTTCTGGACCTATAACTCCTTGTGGACCAGTTGGTCCTACTGCACCTGTCGGACCTGTTACATCTAGACCTTGAGCTCCAGTTGGTCCAGTGTTTCCTTGCGGTCCTGTAGCACCTGTTGGTCCAGTGTTTCCTTGCGGTCCTGTTACGGTACTTGCTGCACCTGTTGCACCTGTTGGACCAGTAGGTCCTTCGGCACCGACTTGGCTAGAAGCAGACTCAACCCAATAGCTATCGTAATAAACATAGATTTTTCCATTTGAAGCGTTAAACCACGAGTCTCCAACATCTGCAGATCCTGGCGGGGTATCAGCTACTACTGCAAAAACCCCTGTTGGACCCGTTGGACCTGTGACATTTGATGCAGAACCTGTTGGTCCTACTGGGCCTGTTGCTCCAACTACTGAAGATATTACTAAGTTCCAAACTAAACCATCCCACTCCCAAGTTTGAAGACCTGAAGTGAACTGTTGTCCTGGACCTGTTGGTGAATTAGGAAAATCAATGGCTGCCATTTTTAGTCACTACTCCTAAACTATCGCTTCGTATGTAAATTGGATAAGGATTTTATCATTAGCGCTAAATAGGAATGGCGTACTTTCAGTAACAGCTGCTCCTTCTGCATACTGTGATACTTGAGTATGAACATAAAGTTCAATTTTATTAGTTACATTGTTGTTAAATACTGCTGTACCAAAATATGTAATACCAGGGCCTTCGTCACGAATAACTACTTGACCAACTGGCTGATAGTTTTCTACAATTCCATTAGCTGGTAGAGATACAGAATATGTTCCAGATCCTCTAGAAAACCCAGACGTGCCAGCAATAATTCTAATTTCTCCAAAAATAGTAGCTCCAACAGTCATATATCTACCTGTAATACTTCCATTACCGATGACAGGATTAGTTGTGCTTCCAAAAAGTGTTGGTGTATATGTGGTCCAAGCATTAATTGCAAAACTTCCTGTTGGACCTGTAGCACCAGTTGGGCCTATCTGAGTACTTGGTAGGCCAATTGGACCCGCTGGTCCTGTAGGTCCAATCTCACCTTGCGGACCAGTTGCACCGATTGCAGTTGAATCCAAACCTGCTGGTCCTGTGGGTCCTGTAGGGCCTACAGCACTTGTACGAACTAAACGCCAAGAGGATCCGTTCCAACGATATGTTTGTGTACCGCTTACATACACGTCATTAAGATTTGGGTTTGATGGAAAATCTAATGCTGGCACGTTAGTTACCTCCTTTTTCTTTTATAGTTTTCATTATGCTGGCTGCGCTACAAAAGCGCCATTCATATAAATAATACTTGCGGTAGTTAACACTCCAGGTGCTGCTCCAGTTAAAGCGGTTCTCAAACCGTTTGAACCTATGTACCATAAAGTAACTACTGCTGATCCTGGTGTCGTGTGTCCAAAAATTTGATACACGTTTCCGCTAAAACCACCAGAGACATCTAATAGACCAGTAATAATTACTGATTTAGATGATTTAGGAAGCACGGGTAGACTTGTAGAATACTGTCCACTACCTACTGCTAGAACTGTAGCAAAATCTATAGCTAAATTAAATACTACTTCGTCTCCATGTTTAACATATGTACCAGATGTTGGTGTTCCAACATAGCTAAGTCCAGTGCCAGTCCATACAGGAGTATATTCAGAGGTTGTAGGGGTACCTGCAGGTCCAGCTGGGCCTGTATCTCCTGTAGGTCCAATCTTATCTACAACATTTATAATTCCACCAATACTTAGATTGGTAACGTCTTGGTAAATAATCGAGCTTGGAGCAGTGAATGGTACGTCGTATACAATAATAGTATCTGTACTTGATAAGTTACGTCCAGATGATGCAGAGTTGTTTGTTGTTCCAGGAACGTTTGCAGTGCTACCAGAACTTAAACGCAAAGCAAGAGAGTTAGTTACAAGAACGTTACTGACATCGAAATACATTCTTTCACCGCGAACTGCAGTTAGATCTGGGTTATCTCCTACTAAACCAGAGACAGTAAATGCTCCATCATTTCCAGTGGATGTAATGTAATAAGTAACACCACCACGAGGTCCTGTAGGGCCAACTCCTCCAGTAGGTCCAGTAACAGTTGAAGCAGGACCAGTAGGGCCAGTAATTCCTGGGCCAGTAGGACCTGTAGGTCCCGGTACGGTTGAAGGTTCTGTAGATACAGGGCCTGTTGGTCCTGTTGGACCCACTGGGCCTTGAACTGTGGATGGAGCACCTGTTGGTCCCGTTGGACCAGATGGACCGATCAAAGGACCACCATCGATCCAACCATTTGCAGAGGTGTAAATATAAATTGTATTTTCTTCGTAAATTACATAGAAATCACCAATAGCTCCTGCACTTGCTCCAGCTCCCGCTGCAAACTCTGCATATGTGTTGTAGTAGCCTTTAGCTTGTGATCCTAAACCTTGTGGCCCGGTTGGTCCTGTAACTATAGGACCTGTAGCACCTGTCGAACCTACTGCACCTGTTGGACCAGTAGGTCCTGTAATACTTGCACCTGTTGGACCTGTAGCACCAACATTTCCAGTAGCACCTGTAGGGCCAGTTGCTCCACCAAACTCAGACGTTCCAACTTCAACCCAGAATGAGTCATAGTAGACAAATACTGCACCACTTACAGTGTCAAACCAAACATCGCCAGCAACTGGATTAGATGGAGGTGTATCAGCTTGAGGGATAAATTCACCAGGAGCACCTGTAGGTCCAGTGACACTAGAAGGTGCTCCAGTAGCACCCGTTGCACCTGTTGGACCTGTAGCACCCGTTGGTCCAGTTACTGTTGATGCAGCACCAGTCGCACCTGTTGTACCGATTGGACCAGTTGGACCAGTCTCTCCTTGAATACCTTGTGCACCCGTTGGACCAGTTGGACCAGTCTCTCCTTGAGGACCTGTTACCCCTCTATAGCCTGTTGCACCTGTAGCACCTGTTGGACCTGTAACAGTAGACGCTGCACCTGTAGGGCCAGTTACACCTTGTGCTCCTGTAGGTCCAATAGGAGCAGCTCCTGTTTCAATCCAGTATGAATCATAGTAAACATATGTTTTTCCGTTAGCAGTATTGAACCATGCATCACCTGCATCTGGACTTGATGGAGGAGCGTCAGCAATAATTGCAAAATTACCTAAAGCACCAGTAGCACCTGTAGGACCCGTAGCACCAGTTGCACCAGTTACAGAATCTCCTTGTGCACCCGTTGGACCTTGAATGTTTCCAACGTTGTCCCACTCGGAATTTACACTGTCCCAAACATAAAGATCACCAGATACCAGATAGCCGTCACCTGTTGTTGGCTGTGTGTATACAACCCATCCGTAACCTGCACCAGGTGCGCCACCAACAGTCCAACCACCAGTAGAAGAAAGAATCCAAACTTGACCTGCATGTGTAACTAAATCGTAAAGTCCGTAATAAGCAAAGTTATCCCATGCGGCTGGTGGAGTTGTATATGTTGGGTTTGCAGCAGTAAGAGTTGCTTCATCAACATAAGAACCAAGAATAGAAACGCCAGTGCCGGGTGTTCCTGTTGCACCAGTTGCACCAGTAGGTCCTGTACCACCAGTTACACCAGTTGGACCAGTGACACCTTGTATACCTGTATTTCCAGTAGGGCCAGTTGCACCAGTTGCACCAGTAGCACCAGTAGCACCAGTAGCACCCGTCGGTCCTTCAATTCCTTGCTCACCTGTTGCACCTGTAGCACCAGTTGCACCAGTAGGTCCAGCAACTGTTGAGTCAGCACCTGTTGCACCTGTTGCACCTGTAGCACCAGTTGCACCTGTAGCACCTGTTGCTCCTGTAGCACCAATTGGACCAGTCGGTCCTTCTACAGTTGAATCTGCACCAGTTGCACCTGTTGCGCCCGTTGCACCAGTAGCACCTGTAGGGCCAACAACTGTTGAGTCAGCACCTGTTGCACCTGTAGCACCAGTTGCACCTGTAGCACCAGTTGCACCAGTTGCACCTGTAGCACCAGTAGGACCCGTTGATCCGATTGCTGTAGAGTCAAGTCCAGGAGCACCAGTTGCACCAGTTGCACCAGTAGCACCAGTAGCACCAGTTGGACCAGTTACAGTTGAGTCAGCACCAGTAGCACCAGTTGCACCAGTAGCACCTGTAGGTCCTAAAGGTCCAGTTATACCTTGAATACCTTGTGGACCAACATCGCCAGTTCTTGCAAAGGTAATGATAATGTCTTCATTATCTGAGAATGATGTTGCAAGACCGCTTACATAAGAAACAGGGACTGTGAAGTATCCACTGTTTTCTGTAATCGATCCTGTAATTGCAAAGAGAGCAAAGTCAGCTGAGTTTGTTTTATTGCTGACCCGCATATGGCCCTTGATTGGGCTTGTTGAATCATCAATGGTACGAAGGAACTGTTGCACATCGATTGCGCCATCAGCTTCGTCGTCAATAAATAAGTTTGTTGCTAACTGTAAATCTAAATTGTTAAAGCGAAGCTTTCCAACTCCTGGATCTGTTTCGGTTGCATTAGCTGTAAATGTATAATCAAAACTTGCTCCACCAAAATTACCGATCGGGCCAGTGGCACCAGTTGCACCTGTAGGTCCAGCAACACCAGTTGCACCAGTAGGTCCAGCAACTGTTGAGTCAGCACCTGTTGCACCTGTAGGTCCAGTATCTCCAATATCACCCTTAACACCAGTTGCACCTGTTGCACCAGTTGCGCCTACAGCACCAGTTGCACCTGTGCTTCCTGTAGGTCCAGTAGCACCTGTTGCACCTGTTGCACCTGTAGGTCCAGTATCTCCTGTGTTACCTGTAGGTCCAATTGAACCTGTAACACCTTGTGCACCTGTAGGTCCAGTTACTGTTGAGTCAGCACCTGTTGCACCTGTAGCACCAGTTGCACCAGTTGCACCTGTAGGTCCAGTATCTCCAATATCACCCTTAACACCAGTTGGTCCTTGAACTCCTACACCAGTTGCACCAGTGGCACCAGTTGCACCTGTAGGTCCAGCAACACCAGTTGCACCAGTAGGTCCAGCAACTGTTGAGTCAGCACCTGTTGCACCTGTAGGTCCTACAGATCCTGTTGCACCAGTTGCACCAGTAGGTCCAGCAACTGTTGAGTCAGCACCTGTTGCACCTGTAGCACCAGTTGCACCAGTTGCACCTGTAGGTCCAGTAGCACCTGTAGATCCAGTTGGACCTGTAATAGTTGATGCGGCACCAGTTGCACCAGTTGCACCTGTAGATCCAGTTGGACCTGTAGGGCCTTGAGCACCAACATCACCTGTACGAGCAAAAGTAATGATGATGTCGTCATTTGGATCAAAGCTATCTGCTAAACCAGAAACATAAGCACAGTTGACTTTAAAATAACCAGTGTCTTCTACTACAGAAGAAATTGTAAATAAACCAAAATAATTTGCATCGGATTTACGAGCGATGCGGAAGTGTCCCTTTAATGTGCTTGTTGAGTCATCAATTGTTCGTAGGAATGATTGAAGATCAATTGCTCCATCTGCTTCATCGTCGATGAACATGTATGTAGCAGCTGAAAGACTTGAGTTATTAAACTTAAGTTTTCCAGTTCCTGGATCTGAGTCTGTTGTGTTTGTTGCAAAAGTGTAATCAAATGTTGCGCCACCAAAACTACCAGCAGGTCCAGTTGCACCAGTAGGTCCTGTGACAGTTGATGCTGCGCCAGTCGCGCCTGTTGCACCTGTCGCACCAGTAGAGCCTGTTGGACCAGTAACTGTGCTTGCTGCACCTGTTGATCCAGTAGCACCAGTTGGTCCAGTTACGCCGGGACCAGTTGCACCCGTTGCTCCTGTCGGTCCTGTACTTCCAGTTGGCCCACCTGCTGGTCCTGCAGGTCCAGTTGGGCCTTGTGGTCCTTGAGATCCAGCTAATCCACGAGGGATATCTGTTCCAAGAGGAGATGTTGTTACTGGCTCAACGGTGTCTAGCTTTGTAATATCTACATCTGTTGCGTCTCCTGTTGGGAGATAGAATCTAAAAGAATATGGACGAGCTCCACGAATACGAACTGTTGCTGTGTAGTACCAACCACGAGGGCTTAGGTCTAAATCATCTGTGCACGGTAGATCAACCGTGAACTCACCTGAAGCATCAAGGGTTAGAGTTAGTGGTGTAGAAAGAATTGTTGCATCATTCGCATCTTCAATGCGGCTAGATGGTGTAAATGTAACTGTTCCAGATGCAGCCAGCCCAGAGCTCTTTAGGTATTGCCCAAAGACCGTCCTTACGCTGACATCATTAGGATAGGACATATTGGCGCTCCATCACGAAAAAATTGAGTAAAAAGATGCACTGGTAACATCTCTTTGGACCAAGTCTTATTTTACGGTACTTTTTAAACATTGACCTTTAGAATGTTAAATTTAGACTCGATATGTACGGATAATACTAAGGTCTTTTCTTGGATCGTAGTTTTCCCCAATTACCATCGTAAGCAATCCTGGGTGTGAATCTAAACCTTTTTTGTCCCTAAACCAGTTAGATCCTCCGTCTAGAGTCGGAGCTTGGACCCAAAAACGTTGTCCAATATCCATAGCACGATAGTGATGGAAGTGACCAGAAACCCATACATCGCACTGGCCTAAATCAGTCATACCTAAAGACTGACCTTCTAAATACTTAATTGGATTAACTCCGCCCATCTGGTGTCCATGGAATAAGCCGAGCATTACGCCATTGATATTAATAGATAAGTTTTGATTTCCCTTAGCAGGGTATCTAAATTTAACATGAGAAAGGCTTTCTACCTCTGCACAGATGTCTTGAACTGCGCTAGCAATCTCCGTATTCCATCCATCTGCTGGATCGGCTGCTACCTGACGAGTCGACTCGTCATGGTTTCCATTAACCACTGGAACAATTAGTTCCTCGCAAAGTGGGGCAAAAGCCTTAATTTGAGCAAGAAGAACTCTTCGTGCAACTCGCACCTGTTCTGTGATTCCTAGGTCAGAAGCTGCTTGACCTTGCAATCTTCCGTTCTGAGATACGTTTCCTTCAACGTGATCGCCGGGCAAGGCAAGGACAATAGTTCCTATCTGTCTTCCAATTTTGCGTAAATCTTTAAGTCTTTGAACTGCTTCTGATGTTGTATCTAAGATTCTCTGGATAATGTCGTCTGTTCCAGAATCCCCTACTTTTTTACCAATCTGCTGATCGCTAACTACAACTAGGTAAGCAAGGGGGCCAGTAATTGACTCCATAGGCTTTTGTGGCTTCCATTTAGAGATCTCTTTACAGATAGCTTCTACATCTGCTTTATCCTCTGCCAGAGTAGCAAGAGGCACAAGCTTAAGTCGCTTTGACTCTAAAAGCTCTCCATCATATCTTTGCCACCGAGACATACCTAGATTGGTCACATGCCACTCATCGGGGTTAAGACCAAACTCGATTAGGAGGTCTCTAGCCTCTGGCATATTGTTTACTGGCTTTGCATTGGAAGTTAAGATTCCTCCATCTGGAGTCATCTCTAGATTAGGGGTCCAATTCTCTGGAGTCTTAGTTGTCTTTCGGTCTGAGCCCGTTGCGCCGGGGCTGACAAGGTCGACTAGCTTTTGTGTGAGAGAGGCTTTTGGATCTTCTACTGGTTGTTTTTTCTGTGTCATTTCTTGGCCTTAGCTTCAGCCGCTTGGCGAGCTTCTTGACCTATATAACAACGACATCTCTGCCCTCTGTGAAGTCTTATTGAGGCAAAGGCAATGTCATGTCCTTCACCTAAAAGAAGCTCGTGGAGCTGGACATTGGAGATAGTCCCTTTAACTGACTTAGTGGAAAATACAATTTCTAAAGCCTCTCTGTCTTCTTCATTTACAGAAGCCATAAGCTTTGCTATACCGCAAGGGAGTCCCGGTGAGGACCTAGTTGCTTCTTTTAACTTCTCCGCTAGACTCACTATTTATCTCCTATAAAGTAGAGTTTGTACTAACCCTAAAGTAAAAGATAACTCGACAGGTTAGATAGCAGATAACATTACCACTACTTTTAAGGTTTGACTATGAGAGATATGGCGTGTCGCACTTAAAATAAAAGTGCTTTAAAAAAGTATTATTTTTACTCTACGATATTTAAATTTGCTTTACGAGCCTTTTTTGGCTTAGGCTCAACCATTGCTAAAAGCAATCCCTCAATAACACCCATCTTTGCATTCATCTCTGTCTGGCACTTCTGTACGTCATTTACCTGATCTTTTAGTGAGCCCCCGCCATTTTCCCAAAGCTGGTGTTCTACTCTTGACATGCGCTCTGATAGAGTTTTTCCTTGAGCGTCTACGCCTATAGCCTGATCTACCCTTCTAGCAATTTTATAGATACTAAACATAAAAGCACCTACTGCTGTAATAGTTCCTATAACCAGCATAGTGGTAGTCAATATAGACATATCAGTCACTAGGAGGGTCTCCGAATCATAGTAAGGTTTACTGTATAGTGTATAAATTATAACTGCTTCTGGGTATATTTAGATTTTTAAAGGTCTGTGCTGTATACTTGTATTTACGTCAGAAAACACTAAACCTCGGGTCCTTTACCTATTGCGGTTCTATTGATAAGGTGACGCCATAGACAAAGGGAGGATCAATTAGTGACAACAAACGCCGATAGATTTAAGAAAGCTACTAGCTGGTATGCAGCAAATAGTTGGGAAATTCTCCCTTGCCACGGCATCGTTGATGGTAGATGCACATGCGGTCAGTCTCATATGGAATCAAAAGATATTGGAAAACATCCAGCAATTAATGCTTGGAATATTGAGTCAAGTTCTGACATCGCAAAAGTACATACTTGGTGGGAAACGAATGCCGAATACAACATTGGCGTCAACTGTAAAGCTTCTGGTTTTCTTGTAATTGATATTGATCCACGTTCTGGTGGCGATCTTGCGTATGACAAGTTTGAAGCTTATGTAGAAGGAGCGCTTCCTCCAACGGTTGAAGCTACTACTGGGCAATATGAAGTCAATGGAAAAATTATTCGCGGTCGTCACTTGTTCTATAAGTGCAGTGAAAATGAAGATTTAATTGGAAACCTATCAAAGCTTGGTTTTAAAGGAATTGACGTAAAGCACAACGGGTACGTTCTTATAGCTCCGTCTCGTCACTTTTCTGGAATTACATATGAATGGGTAGAAGGCAAGGAGCCTTGGAGTATTCCAATGGCAGAAGCTCCAGAAGAATTACTTATCCCTTTAAGAAAAAATAAAAGATCTTTTGGTAGTAACAGATATCAAGGAGCAGACTGGGACTCACTTCTAGAAGACTCTGTTAGTCAAGGTGTAGATGTTGATGGAATTCTTAATGACGGTATTGAAGAAGGGGAAAGAGCTGTAAAGCTGTTTCAACTTGCTTGCTCTCTTGCTAATAAGTTTCCAATTAAAGAAGCAGTCGGTCGTGAAGCTCTTATCTCGTTTATGATTAGATTTAATGGAGAAAAAGTTAATCCTCCAATGCCGTTAGAAGGTCCGAACTCTGTAATCATGCATACAGAACGTGCTATTGATTTTGTTTTAAAAAACCCTATAAGTGAGAAGATTTGGCCAGGCGCTACAGAAATTGCAAACCGAATGGTTGAAAATACCAAGCGGGAGCAGAATACAGAAGACATAAATAAACTAACTGCCTTAACTGGTGTTGTATATCCAGGAATTGATCAGAATGCAAATATCTATTCCTCTACAGAAGATGACTACAGTTTGCCAGGAACTATCGGCGGTAATGTTTACGAATCTATTAAGCAAGGTATGTCTTTAGAAGAGGCTTCATCTAATTCCAATATGCAATCCGTAGTTGATCAGGATGCTATAGCTGTTGAAGATAGAGGCAAAGATTGGAAGGGAAGGTCCCTCACCGATACAGGCAATGGTCGTCGTTTAATTGATTCTTTTGGTAGAGCGATTCGCTACACTCCCGGACTTGGTTGGTTTGTGTGGAGTAATGGTTATTGGAAACCAGATGCGGAAAACCTACACATGCAAGAGATAGCTAAAAAACTTGGTTCTTTAATTGTTACTGAGACTCATGCTTACGAGGAGCCAGCTGATCAGCAAAAAATAATTGCGTGGGGTGCTCAAGCAAAATCTGAAGGAAGATTAGCTGCTGCTGTAAAGAATGCAAATTCAGATCCAAGAGTTAGAGTTGATGTTGACCAATGGGATTCCGATCCAAATTTAATAGGAACTCTTAACGGTGTTGTTGATCTTCGTACTGGAGAATTGCTTAAAGGTCGTCCAGATTTATATATTACAAAACGTGCCCCTGTTGCGTATACCCGTGGGTTAACTAATATGCGTTGGCAACAGTTCCTAGATTTTGCTACAGACGGAGATAAAGAATTTCAAGACTGGCTACAACGTGCTGCTGGGTATTCTATGACAGGTCATAATCAATATGACTTAATGTTTTTGGTATATGGACCAGCTGGTTCTGGTAAAAATACTTTAGTTGAATCTATTGTTAAATGTCTTGGAAGTAGCCAGTATGCATATGCTATGGACTCTGGGATCCTTGCAGCAGACGGATCTAACCACAACACCGATCTCTACCACTGGGCAGAAATGCGTGGACGTAGACTTGCTTGGGCAGATGAGCTTCCAGATAACGAGCGTCTAAAAGAAAACTCGGTGAAGAAGTTAACTGGTTCTGAGGAAATTACTGCTCGTTCTCCTGGAGAAAAACCGTTTACTTTTAAGTCTCAGATTAAAGTTTGGATTACAACTAACCATAGACCAATCATTACTGATGATGCTATGTGGCGTCGTATCCGTCCTATCCCGATGCTAAAGACACCTGAGCACTCTGACCCTACTCTGAAAGAATTTCTCTTTGATCCTGAAGGAGGTCTTCCAGCAATCTTTTCTTGGGCAGTAGAAGGAGCTATAAAAGTTCTTGGATCTAGTCAAAGAGATGGTCTTGGTTGGTGCAAAGTTGTGTCTGAAGCTGCCGAAATGTATCGCAAGAACGAAGATAGAATTGCTCTATTCTTAGATGAAGAGACTATTCAATCTGAAGGTACAAGTATCTTAGTTAAGGCTTTGTTCCTTCACTACCGTAATTGGAGCGAGGATCGTGGAGAACGACCTCTCACTCAGATTGGGTTTGATCGTAAACTTCGTGAACGTAATTTTAAAGTAGAAGGTAGTGGTGCTAAAGCAACTGTCTACGGTATGCATAGAGCTCCAGCCCCAGTGCCGACTGCGATTCATGGAGATGTCAACTGGATGGAAGCAACTAGGTTTCTCCACTAATCACCCCTTCCCGGCTGCTGTATCTTTATGGTATGTATGAATACCGTGTAAAGAAAGTAACTGGCGTTGTTGATGGGGATACTATCGACGTTGAGCTTGACTTAGGTTTTAACATTTCTTACTCTCAAAGAGTACGTCTTGCTGGGATTGACACTCCAGAGTCAAGAACTACAGATAAGAAAGAAAAAGCTTTAGGTCTTGAATCTAAGCAGCGTCTTAAAGATGTTCTCTCAAAGGCTCAGACTATTGTTATCCGTACAGAGCTACCTGATAGCTCAGAAAAATATGGCCGTATTCTCGGTTGGTTATTCTTAGATGGAGCGGAGCAGTCAGTTAATGAAGCTCTTGTTGCCGATGGCTATGCTTGGGGATATCTAGGAGATACAAAAGTTAAAAACTTTGAAGAGCTTGCTGCAAAAAGAAAAATATCTAACTAGCCTTTAGGACTAAATACCCTAGCTCCACCTCCACCACCTCTAAATGGTGGAAGTCTTCTTGCGGATGGAGACTTTGCGGTGATGCGGCCACCAGTAAAACCTTCAGGTGGTTTAATCATCAATGCGGTAAGTGCGTGCACTAATGCATCCACACGGTCTGGAGATTTTGAATCTCCTGGAATCCACGCTGTCATTTGCGACTCAAGATCAGCTAAATATCCAATATGATGAACACGACCTTGCTCGTATGCAAGGACTGTTGGCTCGGCACGCAATGCCTTGCCATACTTTGAGTGGACTTCTAAAACTTTAACATTTGGATCAATAGCATTAATTGCTTGACGAACTAGAGCTCCACCTTGATTAATTTCGGCAACCACTGGGCAACCCCAACGTCTAGCCATTTCAACAACTTTGTTTGCCCACACTTCTGGTGAGCCGAGAACAGATGCATCTTCAAGCACCCAAGCATGGCGCTTATATAAATCTCTATCTGCAGTTGCAGCACAAACAACAATTCCACACTCATCTCGTGGGTTTTCTGCAACAGATGGGTCAACACCAATTACACGAAGTGGTGCTTGCGGTGGAAGAACTCCATGCCGTGATGCTTCAATCATTTCAATTGTCCACAATGCACCTTCAACATCTGAAAGCATTTCACCATAAAGTTCTTGAGCAGCAAGTCTAGTTCCTGCATATACACCAGTGATTGTGTCAAGATAAGTTGAGCTAAGGTTTCCAGCATTGTCCATTGTGCTACCACGGCTAATCACAACCTTGCCAGTCTTTTCTGCTTCAGCCATAAGTGAGTAAAGAAGTGGAACACGCTTTGGTGTAGTAGTAACCATAATCTGTGGAGATGCTCCAAGACGAGTACCCACACGCAAGTTATCAAAAGCAGTCATACCAGCAGCATCTGGAGTCTGTCTCCATGCTGCAATCTCATCTCCCCACGCATGTGTAAATTGTGGACCACGGAGTGAGTCTGGTTCATCTGCGGTAAAACATGTTGCTGTATTTCCATTAGGCCAAGTTAATCGGCGCTTCGATGGTTCGTAAAGTGGACGCTCACTTGGTGGCGTCACATTCATAATTCCTGATTCACCTTCAACAATAACGTCACGCACATCTGCTGCAGTACGAGCAACTAATGCAAAGCGACGCTGACCTGTTGTTGTGTATTTAGCTTGTTCTCTTACCCATTCGGACGCAGAGCGGGTCTTGCCCGCTCCACGTCCTGCAAGATAAATCCAAATATTCCAATCGCCTTCAGGAGCAATCTGCTCTGGTCGACCCCACATGTTCCAATTCCATTTAACATCTTCCATGTTTAAGTCAGCAAGAACCGCATCACGTTCCTCTTCGGGAAGTGAAGCAAGTATCTCCATCATGCTCTTAGCCATTTGTGCCTAACCTATGCGTTGAAGACTTCTTTGTACTCCATAGTATAGAGGGGCTGCTGAACTTAGACCCATTGCTTTTGCAAGATTTGAGAGGGAGATACCAGACTGATATTCCTTAGCTAGTTGATCGTGATAAGCATCTACGCTTTCGCCTTTTGCATTAACTACACGCTTGGCTGCTTCTTGGACTTGTTCTGGTGTCAAACGAATAGATGTCTTTTCTCTTGATACTGCTACATCATCCATAACAACACGACGACGCACACCTGCGTATGCAACTTTAAGTTCTTTTGCTAACTTTGGAAGGCTGCCACCACGCTTGTGAAACTCAATTAACAGTCTCGTATATTCACGACTTGCATCGTGAGCAGGGGTTTTTTGCTCTCTTGAGCCAAAAGCTTTTTTGGCCAAAGGTAGAATTGGTTCAATTTTTGCTTTGTATTCTTGTACAAGCTCTGCGTTCATTATGTCTCCAATTATGTCTCTGGCGTGTGTCAGAGTCTATTCTAGACATAAGTAGTAGGATAAGTCAAATAGGGTTATTCGTCATCATCACGAGCGTTGCGGAGTGGGTATGTGGTCCACCAAACAACCATCGCAAAAATGATGGCATAGCCCACGATTGTCTTTGCAGATCCATCAAGGACTAGCCAAGCAATAAACATGCCTAGCAAGGTCCAGACCTGATCAATGACATCTCTTAGGAAGTCCTTCATGGCTTTCTCCTTCTTGTTGCTGATCCTCCAGACGGAGCTCCTCCGCCTGACCCGCCGCCACTGCCACCACCGCTAGATGATCCAGTACCGCCTGTCGCTGTTCCTGCTACCGCCACAGCTGCTGCCACTGCTTGTCCTACAACGACTGTAGCTAAAACCATCTTCTCTGCTTCTTCACGTTCTTCTTCAGACATATCTGCACCAAGACTTGTCAACGCAAGTAGCGCCTGTGCAGGGTCATTAAATAGTGCATCTACTAATGCTCCTGGATCAGCAACTAATTCTAGCGCTGCTGCTACCTCAGCGATAATAACAATCTCATTGCCATTCTCATCTTGACGTACCTCTACAGGAGTCTCTGGAGGTAGGTCTTCGTACTGAATTCCAGCATCTTGAATCTGTTCTTTAGTTAGATTTTCACCAGGAGCAACTGACTCAATAAGAGCATCTGCAACAAGATCTTTTTCAGCTTCTGTCAGCTTTCCATCGGCAGCTAGAGCATCAGAAAGATTGTTAACTTCATCTTTAGTAATTTCTCCATCTGCATTAAGAGCATCGAGAATCTCTTCAGCATCAGCAGCACTCAACTTGCCATCACTAATAACATCTTCTACAGCAGCATCAATTTCTTCTTCTGTAGTTTCTGCAGGTGGCTCTTCTGCAGGTGGTTCCTCTGCTGGAGGTTCTTCTGCTGGAGGTTCCTCTGCTGGAGGTTCTTCAGCAGGTGGTTCCTCTGCTGGAGGTTCTTCTGCTGGAGGTTCTTCTGCTGGAGGTTCCTCTGCTGGAGGTTCTTCAGCAGGTGGTTCCTCTGCTGGAGGTTCCTCTGCTGGAGGTTCTTCTGCTGGAGGTTCGATTGGAGGCTCTGGTTCAACAGGAGGTTGTTCTGGTTCTGGTTCTGGTTCTACAGGAGGTGGTGGAGGAGGTGGAGGAGTCAAGTCATCAACAAAAACTTGAGTAGCAACTATGTCTGAATATTTAGCAAGAGAATCGTTATCTGATCTAACAGATATTTGATAAGTATTATCTAACCCGCCTGTACTTTCAAACAAAGCTGCTGAAAGAACAATGCTTGTGTTTAAAGCATTAACATCTCCTGCATTACCAGTTGCTACTCCCCAACCGCTACCTCCGATAGACCAAGAGATTGCGTAACGTTCTGGTGCAATTACACCTGTTGGTGGATCCCAAGAAACTTGAATATCACCGTTACTTAGTTGAGTAACAACAATATTTGTAGGTGGAGCAATAGGACTCTGAAGAATGACTTCTTGAGCTACAACTGTTTGTGCAGTTTGTACAGCTGCAATTGCCTCAACTGTCTCTGTAATTGCTGTCTGAGCTAGGGTTACTGCAGTTTCCATAGCTTGGACTGCTTGTTCTGCTACTACTAAATTCTGCTGTGCACCTACTAAATTTTGCTGAGCAGTGTCTTCTTCTAAGTCTAAAACTTCTAGTTCGTCTTGCTCTGCTTCAACTGTGGCTTCAGCAGTTGCTAGTGTTTGTAATTGCTGAGTGGTAGCTGACGACTGAGTAAATTCAGAACCAGGAGCTATAACATAGCCAGTTGCATCGCTGTAACGATAGAACCAGACACCAGCTCCTCCGCCGTTCTCGTAATACCACAACTCGAATTCCGTACTATCTCCAGCAGCTATTGCTTGCTCTACAACACTTCCTCCGCCACCTTTGTCGTACCAATCATTAATCACTAGCTGACCATCAAGATACAGCTTTACCCCGTCATCTGCTGGAGCATAAACATGAGTTACTTCAACTGAAGGTGTCCAAGTTCCTGTGTACTTAACAATTACATCTTCGTGAAGATTTGATCCAGCAACGTAACCGCCACCCCATTGTTCGCTAATTCCATTAGTGTCAGTAGTTGTAAGAACTGGAGCTGCGTTTGTAGGTAATACTGGAGCGTTATTCTGACCCTGTACGTTGTAGACCTCAACTTTTAGACCTTGAGCTGTGTTGGCATCTACAACTGCTTGAGCTGCTGCTTCTACTGTAACTGCAGCAGCAACGACGACTTCCTGAGCATCTACTGCTGCTTGCGCTTGAGCTAGAACTTCTGTCTTGTCTGCAACTACTGCTGTTGCTGCTTCAACTGTAGGAGCTGTCTCCGCTAAAGTTACTGCAGTTTCCATAGCAGTTTGCGCTGCTTCAACTGCTTCTTGGGCTTCAACTACTGCATCAACAGCAGCATCTACTACTGCAACTATTTCTGGTTTTTGTAGTGGCAAAGCATCTGATGATGCAACAACTGTCTGCAATGTGTTGGATACAGTTTCGACTGCTGCTGCAGACACAACGATCTGAGTCTCGGCAACGGCAACTACTGCTTCTGCTACAGCAGTAACTGCTGGTTCTACTGATGCAACTGCAGTTGTAGTAGCAGTTGTAGCAACTGTTTCAGCTGTTGTTGCAGCTGTCTGAGCTGTAGATTGTTCTGTTTGAGCAGCAGTAAGAGTGGTTTGAGCTGTAGACAAAGCTGTAGTAGCAGTGGTTTCTGCTGTTTGTAAAGTTGTAAGAGTTGTTTGTTCTGTAGCTAAAGTAGTAGCTGCTTCCTGAGCTGCAGCCACAAGAGCTGGGTCAGAAGTAGTTTTTGTTACAGCAATATTGTCAATAATATAGTAGTCAGCATCTTTTGTAATTGTTAGTGTCTCAATAGATGAACCTGTTACTGTTTCAGTTGAGGTGTACCCGACCGCCTGTGTTTCAGCAGAAACGTTATTATCAATAATTGTTGTCGTGGTTGAGCCATCTGTATTTGTTGCTGTCATAGTTGTATCGCCATTTTTAGCGTATACGCCCATGGTCACAGAAGTGACAGTTCCAGTGTTGCTTGGGTTTACATCAATAACAACATCATTTGCTGGGTATTGAATTACAAGACCCGATCCTGATGTTTGAGCAGTATCCCAATTACCACCAATAGTTACACCAGATCCAGTAGTAACTGTGACTACACTTGTGGTGTTATTAGCAAAAGTTTCTGTAACTGTTGTAGATGTGTTTGCTGCAGCTGCCTCTGCTTGAGCTGCTGTTGCAGTTGTTGCAGCTTGAGTAACCACTGCTTCTTGTATATCAACTGCAGTTGATGCTTGAGTTAAAGTTGTCTGTGCTGTCTCTACGACTGCTGTTTGGGTCGTAACTGTGGAGGTTGCTTGGGCCAAAGTTTGATTGGCAGCTTCCGATGTTGCAACTGCTGTCTCCGCCGCTGAGATTGTTGAACTTGCTGTTTGCGTAGCATTGTCAGCTTCTGTTACTGAGCTAGTTGCATTTTGAATAGATTCTGTGACGACTGGAGAAGGTTCGGATATTGATGCTGCTACCTCCGCAATTTGAGTGACTTTTGTTTCTAGTGTTGTTACAGTAGATTCTGCTGTTGCTACAGCAGTTGACGCTTCAGCTAGTGGACCTTGCGTTGGTTCCACTGAAGTGTCTGTTGGGATCACCTCCGACGACGCACTGGATACTGCATTAGTTGTTCCAGTACCTCCTTGATCTTGAGGAGTTGCGTCCTCAGCGATAGCGGCTGATGGGTTAAGTATCCCATAGATGACAGAAGTTATTGGGACAGCAAGAATGTAAGAGATGGCTTTAGCGCCAATCCTTACTTTAACTTTGCGTAAACGAGGACGCACTTAGTAAACCCCCAGCGTAGGGCTAATAGTTCTGACAAGTTAGTGTCCGTAACCTGCAGAATTAATTATAAACTAAGCGTTTTGCTTCCTTAAATAAACATGTCGTACAGTAGAGGCGTACCACTTAGCTCCACCTTGTACTGTTGGAATTGCTTCATTATTTAGGTTGTCAGCGATTGTTTTATAAGAAAGACCTGCATCTCTTTCTAAAAGTATTCTTTCTCTAATAGTTTCTTCTACTTGTGGAAGTGGTCCTAAATCAACTCCCCAAACCTTTTTATTGTCTCTTCTATCCTTATGAACATCCTTTTGACGCATGGAAATCATTCCACGTTCCATCTCTGCCATAGCAGACATAATTGTTACAACAAATCTTCCCTGATAAGTTCCTGTATCTAAACCTAGATCTAGTAATGCTAAACGCCACCCATACTTATGTGAGCGATCAACAATACTTAAAAAGTCACGAGTAGAACGAGCAAGTCGATCAAGACGAGTTACAAAAAGTGCTTTAGCTTTTCCTGTATCTAGGTCTTCTAAAGCTTGTCTTAAAACAGGACGACCAGTAATACTTTTACCAGAACGACCTTCTTCTCTAAGAATCACAGCTTCATACCCTGCTAGCTCTGCTGCAGCAATAAGTTGCTTTTCTTGAGCACCAAGACTCATGCCATCTTCTGCTTGCATCTGAGTCGAAACTCTTGCATAGCAGTAAGCAATGCCTTCACTCATACAATCTTCCTAACGTCAAAGTCAGTGTGTCGTTTAATGTATCTAACAGCAAGACTCAAGATGACAATGTCATCAAGGTGTCCTATTACAGGGATAAAGTCTGGGATTAAATCGATAGGGTTGAGTAGATAAAGACCAGTTAAAACAATAACTATCTTCACCCTCATCGGGGTATCTATCGATCTAACCTTCGACCACATCTGTCTAATCAAGGAGCTACTCTTCCATTCTTAACGAAGGAATCGTAGGTAAGAGGCATAATCTCTTTGAAGATCTGCTCATACTTTTCAGCAACCATCTCGATCTCTCTTTGAGGGTAGCTTGGGAAGTGTGATCCTTCAGCAGTCATTCTTAAAGATAAGAAGTCCATTAAAGCTCTGGCATTCATAGTCACATAGGCGGAAGAGTAGATATTGACTGGGAGAACTCCTCTAGCAACTTCCCTAGCAACACCTGCTGCTAGCATGTCCATGTAGTTGGCATAAGCCTCTTTACAGGTTCTTCTATATGAAACCAAGGTAATAGCCATTTGTTCTGCACTGCCATCTTCAAATGTATAAGCTCCAGTCTTACCAACTTGGACCAGTTTGCGATCTGGACTCGGAACATAGAACTCTGGTTCCAAGACTCGATAGCGACCTGACTCTTCGTTGTAAGAAGCCATTCGATGGCGCATATGTTCACGCCAAACAAAGATGGGAGCTTTGACATAGAAGGTAAAGACAGAGTGCTCAAAGGGAGAGCCATGACGCTCTCTGGCTAAGAAGTTAATCAAGCCAGCAAGTTTCTCGTTCCCCTCAGTTGAGTTAAACGATCTTTCCCCTTGGGTAGATACCTTTGCAGCAAAAGCAACATCGTTATCTGAGGCACTGTGTTTTACCAATTCGACAACTACATCTGATCGAAAGGTGAGGTCCAATTACTCCCCAGTCTTAACAGAACGAAGCTTTGCCTTTGCCTTGGCTTTTGCTGCTGCCTCATCGCTTTTCTTGAAGAAGGTCATTGAAGCCTTAACAATAGCCAAAAAAGCAGCAAAAGTGATGATGCAGATGATTGCTACCAAAATCCAGCCAACTGCCCATAGTGAGATCTGAAATGCCAATTCGAATGGCAGTTTCCAATTGATGTCCATATTTCCTCGTTTCTGGGGTAATTCCCCGTGTAAATAAGCCTACCATATGTACAGACTTAGACTTAACTATGTACAGTTTTTAGGGCTGTTTTATAAGCTTCACATGCCTTTTTCAGCCTATAGATCGTACAATCATTACCTTTTCCCAAGCGGCGCCACAGGCGTAGCACCAGTCGTCCTTATCTAGGAACATTTTGTTGTTTACAACGCCTCTAGCACTTGAAGGGCATTCAGAGCAGAAATAAGAAAACTGGATCACTCTAACTCCTTCTCGATAGCCTGAATAGTTGGGCAGGGATACATTTGGCTAAATCCATTACTAGAACACTCTTTACATTGTTCTTCCCATAATTCATTTTCTTCACCATCATACCCACCAGTAAACCCTAGAACTGGCTTATGCAATTCCACTACTGCACGAAGGGCAGGGTAAAACTTCCAATTGACTGTATCATCGCCGCTTAACTCAATGATTCGTAAAGTTAACTCACTTTGGGTCATGCATTGTCCTCCAGTTTCTACCAAAGGCGATATAACACCCGACTCGGTTAAACCAATCTTCTTGATCTGCAATAAACCAAAATGGCTTGGCTAGTAACTTTCTCATTCGTCATCTCCCAAAAGCTCTCTCATAGCAGCAAGTGTGGTCTTGTTTGGTTTATTAATTGGACCTGCTCCAAAGTCTGAAATTACATGATAAGCAGTTTCTACATAAGAAAGAGTGTTAGAGATTAGATCCTCTGGGTGAGAGAGTTCACTAGTCCAACTACCTTGAAGATGCGCCTTCAAGCCGGGGATAAGCCTGTCCACGAACTCGTCAGGGGTCATATAACCTCTAGCCTTAAGTTCTTTATCAGTTGGTTGCTTTTTCATTCTTTATGACTCTTTTTTGCTTTATCTACAGATTCTATTTGCTTCTCCAGACAAGGTACGCAGACATTTCCATGGATAATCATGGCGCCAGCACTCACCATATACTCTGAAAATATAGAATGCCCGGAGGTAGCGCAAAAGTCACACATATCTGGTGTTTCCTTTTTTGCCTTTTTTGCTTGCTCTAGACTATCTACAGGACAGGCAAAAAGGTTTGGCATCAGCAGATGAGAATAAACTATTGATGGGGTAAATGGGTCTAGGTGTTTGCAAGCAACCACCGAGCTAATACCTTCTTCTGTGTGAGTGAACCTATACTTTTCCCCGAAATAAGTATCTAAGAAATTATATGAGTCATCTTCGCTACTATTTATCCCTTTTCCTTTTATAGTCTCTCCAGCAGTTTCAAGAATACTCCTAGCGTGGGCAGCTGCACCTTCTATTTGATCTTTAAAAAATATATCTCTAATGCGATCTTCACTCATTCGTCGCACCCACAAGGTTCTGTGTAGTCAAATGTGCAAAAGTAGCATCCCATAAACTCCCCGTGGGCTTTGCAGACATAGCGAAACTGCTGGGCATCGCAGCATATATGAATATCATCCATGATGTCGTAATACTTAGTTTGATCGATAGGTCTACTCACTTGGGTGCTCCTCTCGTGTTTTGGCATCTAAAATCTCTTGCTTAGTCCAATACTCTGCATAGGCATACCAATGGATAAAGTTGATGGTAATTGCCCTTGAGTAGTGGCAATAGTCAAGACCGAAGCCCCAACTATCCCAAACGCCAGCTCCGACAAGGAACCTTCCAATCTTTTTATTTCTCGTCGAGTGCAACATTCTTATGTCCCTTCATATGGTTGGAAAGAGTTAGGTGTGCAAACTGAGAGCGCACCTCTATCTCTGCTTTACAAACTGGACATATAACTACCTTGTTCTTCACCTTTACTCCGTTACTCACCTGTATCTCCCTTACAGTCGTGTCCGTCATTGAAATAGGTATCTGTGCGACCTTTTGAGTTATACCTAAGAAAAGCTGGTCTATTCCTCTGTCTTAGGTAGCGTGGGGATCTAGTCCAATGGTTTGCTCTGCGAAGCCCTACTTCTTGCGAGCATAGTGGGCAGGTTATATTTCTTATAGTAGTTGTCATTCTTTTTCTAACCTTACTCTAGCGTTAGACAGTAACTCTTCTAAACTTCTAGAGTCTTGATCAAAGTTTGACCAATCTTGTGCGAGAGGTGTTCCAGTAGGGATTTCTTTTTCTGGTTCTACTACTACTGTGATGCCTTTACTCTTTCCCAAGAGATAGGCAACTGCTAAACCTAAAACCATCGTCACTCCTTCGGGGAGGCTGTCTTACCTCCTTTTCTTATTGTAGAGGCTGCCTTCTGCTTTTGTCTAGTGTCAAAACGTGATTTTCCGGGCGCCCGCTCCGTTAAAGGCGGGACGAGAGTGAGGGGGGAGAGGGTTGTGGGTGTGGGTGTGTTTGCCTTGCGTCTGGCTCTATATGCCCTCTGGTAGGCAGCTTTTACCTCTTTGGGGATACGAGCAACATGTTCACGATGCTGTTGCAGGTGGCAGGTCTTGCAGAGAGGGTAAGTTCTCTTTACGCCATTTCTGTCTGGGTAGGATCGGTAAGTTGTATTTTCCGGGCTTCTTGTGTGGCCGTTTTTGCAAAGTTTCTTTTCACTTGGCTTACCAACAATCTCTCCAATGGATCTGGCAATGCCTCGCTTGATGGCATCATTCTGATTTTGCTTAGGAGTTCCAAGCTCAAGGTGTTTGGGGTTAACGCAACGCTTAACATCGCAGGTATGCATAATGTGCATAGATGGGTCTGACATCTTATTTTTGTTCTTTGCCATAGCCCAAGACATCTTGTGTGCGCTTTGGATACTATTCTTTTCATAAGCAAAGCATCCATATCCTCTGCTGTTTGCTGAAGCAAGCCACAGCCAGCACTCGTCTTCGCCTCTAATATCAACCTTGTCCCAGAAGCGCTTGAGGCGGTTCTCGTCCATCTTGAGCTTGGTGACTTTCATTCTTCTATTACCTTGTCAAACTTTGATCTATTGCATTTAGCATGCATAGGACGAATATTCTCAAGGGTGTCTGTTCCACCTTTAGACATGGGTATCCAATGGTCTGTTGTAAAACTATTAGCCCACTCGGGTTGTCCGGGTCTTCTATCCGCAGAAAGATCTATTGGAGAACTACATAAGTAGCAGTCGGAGCCATAAAGATTAATGACGTCTTCCTCTTTATAAAACTCATACTTAAGTCCAAGAGATCGAGCTCTAGCTCTATGGTTTTCTCTACGTTTTCTTTCTGTAGTTTTCTTTCTTTGTGTGGGATCTAAGTAATTCTTTTGACGCCTCTCTTTTTCTTTTTCTGGATGTTTAGCTGCTTGATTACGCCTTTGCTCAGCGCTAGCTGCTTTACAGGGAGCACATCTCTCTTCTTTATTAGCGTAATGCTTTCTATAGCCAGCCATAGTTCCGCATATGTCACGAGTTATGATAGTAGTCTCCATAGAAAAAATATACCTTAACAGTCGTGAAAAAGAAAGATCTGGTGCTAGGATTTGGGTATGACAACAATTATCGGGATCCAGAAAGAGGATGGGTGCATGATTGTTGCTGACTCAAGGACTAGCGACGCTAAGGGCAGACCTTACTCGCATCCTGATATGAAGAAGATCTCGCAGGTTGGGGAGTATCTTGTTGCTGGGTCTGGGGATGCTGATGCCTGTGACTTGATTCAATACACTTGGGAAGCCCCTGAAGTTCCAGAGGGTGTTGATCTATATCGGTTTATGATTACTGAGGTTGCTCCAAGTATTAGAAAGTGTCTTAAGGAAGCTGGGTATGAGATTCCAAAAGACGACCCTGATGCTGGGTTCTTTTTCTTGATTGCTATCCGTGGGACATTGTTTGAGGTAGATGAGAGTTATACAGTCATGCTTCGAGATGATGGCTTCTATGGAATTGGTAGTGGATCACGCTTTGCACTCGGTGCAATGATGGCTGGTGCAGATTGGAAGGTTGCGATGGACTTGGCAGTAAAGAATGACATCTACAGTCATCCGCCATATATTGTGATGGAGCAACTAAAAGTCTGATTTTCCGGGCGTCCACTCCGTTAAGAGAGGGAGGGGAGGCAGATTATCCGGGGAGGGTTGTGTGTGTGTTTTGTGTTTGGTCTTCTGGCACGAGCTTGTCTAGCTCTTCCCAAAGGGTTTTGATATCTAGTTGATCTAGGTGGTTTTTATAGTCTTGTGCTTCTTGTATGGTTTTATGGTCCAGTTGTTTATCTTTGCTCATCTGCTTGACTAAAGTAGATCGTGCCAGCCAAGTAAGGCTCTTATGCTCATGGTGCCAGTCATTGTTCTAAAAGATAAAACGTATACATCTGAAACTGGATTATCTGAATTAGTACGACCTAGCTGAAGATCCCAAGTGCCTAAGTTATCTGACTCTTGTATTGCAGCAGATTGATTAGTTGCATATAAGAATTGACGACGTGTTGGTGTGCCATCTTGACTCATTGCAGTTGCAGTAACGTTGTATTCTAGATTTCCAGTGTATGGGTCTGTAACCCAAGTTCCACCTGTAACTGAGCTTGGATTCTTAACTAATGCCCAGCCGCCTTCTCCAGCATTAGATGATGCAACATCTACATATGTAGGAAGAATTACAGAATCTGTTCTTCCAGCTTTTAAACGAATAGCGATAAGTGGGTATCTATCAGTTCCAACTGATGCTGCCTGATCACGCCATGCAGTGTGAATAACAGCTTCTTCGTGACTATATCCTCCATTAGAAATAATGCTTACACAGATCTGCTTTAGACTACTTGAAGAAGCAGTTGCTCCCGTGTTTTCTATTTCATATCTAACTGGAAGAGATGCTGTAGTTATATAGACAGATGTAGTGGTGTTTGCGTGGTTAAAAATATGAACTGGAACAAAATAACCATCAATTGCAAAGCCTAGTCGTACAGAACCTACACCAAGCCATTCATATTCAGACCAGAAGATTTGAGCTTTAGATAGATCAAGGACTAAATCACTTGGGCCATCTCCATTAAGTTGATCGATATTCCACTGGGATTGTGGTACTCGTGTCTCAACTACAGCTCCAGTAATATAACTACGCTTAACAAGATAAACATTTAAACCATCTACTTCTAGGTAGAAACCGTTTTGGCGGGAAAAATAACCTGCTCTTTGTCTGAGGTTTGCTTTAGGTGCTGCAAAGACAAATGTCTGCATAACTTGTAAAGACTTGCCTGGCTGGTAAGGAAATACTCTGTAGCTTTCTAAAGTAACCTTATCCCCAGAAGCAGTGTTGACGTTAAGTGAAAGACTGCTTTCATTTACTAAATATGTTACTGAACCTGCACCAGCAACTTCCTCACTAAAATCATCGTTTCTTTTATAGCGATGAGATGAGTCAAAGAGTGTGTATGGCTCAGAAGTCTTTATGCGTCCAAAAAGATCTGTGCGAAAGCTTGAGAAGCCATGCTGGGAAACGTTAGGTACATTGCCCTGTCCATTGGTATTGGCCATATTAGATTAAGCCAAATTCATCCATGAGGATTCCTCTTGGCTTTGCTCCTGTAATTCTCTTAGTTTCTTTTCCATCTTCAAAAACGATAATGGTTGGGATACTGCTGATCTTAAGCTCTGCAGTCAAGCCTGAGTTCTCGTCTGCATTTACCTTATAGATAGTAATTTGTTCTGGAAAATCTTCTGCAATAGCTTCTAGTATAGGGGCAACCATCTTGCATGGTCCACACCAGTCTGCCCAAAAGTCAACGGCGACCTTACCCTTTGAGGTTAGGACATCTGTTGCAAAATCTTTAGATGAGGTCTCTTTCATTACTCTTCATCTTTCTTAACTCCAGCTGCAGATGTTCCATTGAGCATGAAGCCTGAGATAACACCAACGAGAAACGAAACTGTGGTTGAAAGAAGGGTAAAGAAAGCCTTATCGTTTTCAGACTGGACTTCTCCTAGTGGCTGAGTTACAAAGGTAACGGCATAAATAATTGCCATTGTTGAGCCAAAGACAGTCAGAGCAAGCATGAGGCCAACATAGAAGCGCAAGCGAGCATTGATTTCATCTGTTGTGTAGCGTGGTCGTCTACTTGGCATTTGCATTTTCTGCAGCCTCTCTTTCAGAATCTTCATCATAAAGCGGGGTTCCCCTCATTACATCTTTAGTGCAAACTCCATATGCTTCGCAGTTAGGAGGTAGACACTCTGGGCTTTCCCAGTTGGCTGGATCCTGACATGGATAGCGATAAATGTCCTCAAAGTTGTATTTGCCACAAGAGGTAAGCGCAAGGCATAGCCCTAGTACAGCAACAAGTTTAGCGAGTGTCCAATTCACCTATTCATTTTACAGGAAAGTTTTCAGCGTCATCTGCAAGAAGATTGTCATAAATGTCAGAAGGAACCCTGTGACCTGCCTCTTCGTGCTCCTTGAGGTGGTCAATCATTGCTTGAGTGTTGGTAGCGCCAAAACCAGACTGCTCCAAACGAGGGTCTAGCCAGCAAGCGCAACAGTATAAATAATCAGATGCCATGAAGACATAGACATCTGCTTCGATGAATCGTGAGTAAGCCATATAGAGATTATAGCCGAAGTTGTATTTTCCGGGCGTCCACTCCGTTAACTGCAGAGGAGGGAGAAATCCGGGGAAGGGGGTTGTGTGTTTTTTGTCTTGTTTCGTGTAGTATCTGGGTATGAGTAACTTGGTTAAGTTTGTAGATAGATATGGCAATACCCCTAAGCACTTATACCCTGTACCAGCTAAGGATATTCTGCCAGACTGGTACAAGGCAACTACTAGCCACTATCAAAACAAAAAGAAGATCTACGGAAAAGATATGACTTCTGGTTTAACATCAGGCACAGTTAAAAAATGTATTCCTGTTTTTGATGCTCTTACAGCAGGATACATCATTGTGACAACTGTAGACATAAGTGTTACAAGCAATTATGGAGAGAGCGAGTTTACTTGGTCTTCTGAAGGAGCAGCACTAGGCACTCATCCTATAGGGCAAGCAGACCTACACCCCTATGTCAGTGGTGATAAGAGAATTATGAAATTTGCTAATCCGTGGGGGATTCAAACCCCTAAAGGATATTCCTGTCTTTTTATCCCCCCTGTTCATAGAGAGTCTGTTTTTAAAATTCTTGAGGGGGTTGTTGATACTGATACCTATTTAAATCCTGTAGAGCTTCCTTTTGTTTTGACTGATCGTAATTTTAACGGGATTATCCCTGCTGGAACCCCTATGGCACAAGTGATTCCTTTCAAACGGGAGTCATATAGGATGGAGATATCTTTTGCACAAGAGGATATAGAAAAGCAAAAAGGCATCTTTAGAGATATTAGATCAACGTTTTTTAATAGCTATAAGGATAGATTTTGGTCTAAGAAGAACTACAGCTGAGAAAGTAGGAGTTTCTTATTTAGGATAGAGTTTTACCTATGAGTGAAGACGATATCCCAGAGGATAATTTGGATGACCTTGAGTTTGAGGGTATGACCCCTCTAGACCAAGACGCTGCCAATATGCATGAAATGTTTGAGTCCTTGAAAAGAGCTGGGTTTACTGATCGTCAAGCTCTTCAATTAGTTGCTTTTCTTGTTGAAGAAAGTGGTAATGGAGGAGCCAATATTGAATTTGTCGCTGACCCAAATATGTTCCCAGACGACGAAGACGACGATCAATGATTGAACCGACTCCCGAAGAAGAAGCTCTAGTTGAAATGCTTTTAGAGGCTGGGGCTCTTTATATTGGTGGGGTTGATGAGAATGGTAAAGAACTTTATTTTATGGACCCTCCTGTGATGAAGGAGGTCTGTCCACCCTTTTATGATTTGTGGATGCGTGATTTAGATGATGGTCTTATGGAGCTATTTAAGCTGGGACTTCTAGATGTTAACTATGATGAGAGTTTGAAGCCACGGTTTTCTGTTAGGACTATGCCCTTAGAAGATTAAATGGTAGGGTTCAAGCATGATACAGACAAGAAAACTTGAAAAAATTACCGTAGTAGGCGGTGGAACTGCAGGTTGGTTAACTGCACTATACGTCAAAACATGCTTACCTGATTCAGAAGTAACTCTTATTGAGTCAGAGGAAATTGGTATCTTAGGGGCTGGTGAAGGGTCTACTCCTCACCTAGTCTACTTATTAGATCTTGTTGGTATTCCTGTTTCTAGGGTTATCAAAGAAACTGGTGCGACTATAAAGACTGGTATTAAATTCACTAATTGGAATAATGATGGTGAATTTTATTATCACGGGTTTGCAATGAGAGAGGGTTTTGGATTTAACTCTGTACAGATAAACCCCCTTGCTTTATCGACATTATCTACATATGTTAGCAATGCTGTAAAGAATGAAAAGCTTGGCTTAGTTGACATGTCAGAAAAACTAGGGGAAAGCAATAAAGTTCCGTTTACTGTTAATAGAGATGCTCCAGCAGATGTCTCTAACACTATATTTAAGTTTAATAACTACGGAGATTTTTCTCTGCACTTTGATGCAAAAAAGCTAGCAGAGCTATTGAGATCTATTGGAGAAGACCGTGGTATTAAAAGAATTGAAGGGATTGTAGCCTCGACAGAAGAAGACTCGTATGGTGATATAAAAACAATTACACTGGAGTCTGGTGAAAAGGGAGAGACTGATTTTGTTTTTGACTGCACTGGTTTTGCGAGATTCCTTATTGGAAAAAAGTTTAAGTCTGAGTGGGACAGCTACTCAGAATATCTGCCTGTAAATGCAGCAATTCCTTTTTTCTTACCTGCTAACGAAAACAACACTCCTCCATACACAGAAGCAATAGCTATGAAGTATGGTTGGATTTGGAAGATTCCTCTACAACACAGGTTTGGTTGTGGATATGTCTACGACTCTAGTTTAATAACTGAAAAACAAGCTATGGAAGAAATAGAAGACTATCTTGGTTTTGAACCAGAGTATCCTAGAAAAGACAAAGGTGGCTTTAAATTTAGCGCAGGGTCATATAAACAACCTTGGATTAAAAATTGTATTGCTGTAGGACTATCTTCTGGATTTATTGAGCCACTAGAGGCAACTTCTATTTGGGTAAGTATTATGTCTCTTAGAGAAGCGCTCTCTAACGTAGAGCTTATGACACTTAAAGACGATAGAGTTTCAGATGAATATAACTCTTACATGCAAAAAATTAATGAAGAAGTTCGTAACTTTGTATACTTTCACTACATGTCTAATAGAAATGACACGGAGTTTTGGGAAAAGTTCTCTGACTATAATAAAGCTCCAGAAGGAGTTAAAACTATTGTGAATAAGTGGTCCTATAGACCTCCTAGAGTAGAAGATAAGTACGGTATTTTCTGGACTATTGAAAGTTGGTACGCGGTAGGTTGTGGAATTAACTTAGTTGATAAAGAAGTTATAAAGCGATCTTACACTCATGCAGATGTGAGTAAGTGGGCTTTTGGTCAATATGGAGATTTAAAAGCAAAACAAGATGATGCTGTTAAACATTTTATGGACCACTCGCAATTCATAGAAGAGCTTAAGCATGAAATTTAGAACACAGTGGATAACCGCCTTAGGATCGATGAAGAAAAAAGAATATTGGAATTTACCTAATACAGTAGAATTTGCTGCTTTTATGACTAAAGCTGCAATTATTGTTCCCGGTCTTTTATTTGATACTCAACTGTGGTGGCTCTATATAGTTGCTCTTCTCACAAGCATATCTTTAGTTTGGTCATCTACAGTCAAAACCTTGCCTACTATCATTTGGTTTAATATTTTATGGAGTGGTTTAGCTATTGCTGCTATCGCTAAGCATTTTATCTAAGAGTCTCTAACTATTTTTGCAACATATTTTAAAACTTCGTCTGGTCTCCATGATGGATCTATCTTTGAATTTTCAATCTTATCTGCTAGGTCTTTTTTAAATTGAGCATGACCCCACCCAAACTTAGGCTCCAGCATATGAGTAACCTTGTCTCTAACTACCCCATTTACTCTTTCATACTCTTTTAACATTACTGCAGCAAATCTAGGAGACAACATCTGACTCCTCCATCTTCATAGTCTCGTGCTCGACGTCGTTGTTAGCAGAGTAAAGTTTATAGGTAGTTCCACCATTATTAGAAAATGCGTCACGATTGCGAATGCTCTGCCATAGGTCATCGCCAATCTGTACCCACTCCCTAGGCTCATTTGTAAGTGGAGCAAGGTTCTCGTAGCGCAGTAAACGATTGAGAGTTCCTATGCAATGATCTGTTGCTTCTGGACCTAACTGCATAATGTTGAATGCTTCAATGACAGAGACGTACCAAAGAATAATCTTTGCATCCTCTTGAATAAGACTTAGCTCGCCAATTGCATGCTTAGACAGATCCGATAAATTCGTGGGAATAACTCCACCTTTCGTTGTTGAGCTCCCAACGACTTTTCGTTGCTTTCCCATCTGTCCTCCTCATATGGTTCTTTGATGTTGGTTTCCACACTGATGATTGGTCTCGATACTCACCTAGTCGTGGATGCGATGTCTTTGAAAAGAATCGCTTTCCATTCTCTGTGTAATGTCGAGCTACTGCTTCGGAGATGCGTGGTCCAAAACCGAAACCCTGATAGTCAGGATGTACGACAAGTCTATGCTCTCTGAAAGCATTTTGCACAGTACCAGAGGGATAGGCCATGACGGATGCAAAACCTACTAACTGTCCTTCCCAGAGAGCCATGTAGTTGTGTGAGGCTTTGTTGAGCGACTCGGAGAGATAGTGATGCTTAGCGAAGTAGCTCCAAAGTAAGTTTGAGCAAGGGAATATTTCGAGTACCAGTTCAGGTCGTTGAAGATACCTCCCCGAGGTCCACTCGCCACGATCAGTATCAATTACCCAATCTGGTTCCAGAAACTCAAGGATGTCACGATGCACTGTTGCAAGAACTATCCCCTTAATCTTATTCTTACGAACATAGCGAGCCATAGAAGTTGATGCTGCCTTTGCAACATTGCGATCAATTACTGATGTGTATTCATCAATAACTGCTCCACTACGAAGTGAACGAGCAAGTCCTGCTCTAAACTGCTGGCCATTAGATAAAGCATGAAATGGTTTGATCCACTCTGGAACGCTCATAAGTCCTGCAGCAGAAAGTCTTTCATTTGCTTTTTCTGGTGTTCCAAAGTGAGATGCAATAGATTTCTTTGAGTCCCAGATAAGGGTTGATGGTGAACCAAAAGACTTAAGAAGTGTTGACTTACCTGTACCAGATGCTCCAACAATAACGCCAATACCGAAGTCTTTAGGTAAATCGTCTGGGATTAAATATGGATAGAAAACCTCTGTACCAGTTGATACATAATCAAAAGGACGAATAAGATCTTGAGTAAGCTCATCCATTTCTACGCTTGATGTGAGAGGAGAATCTGATCTATTTAATTTAAACCATTCCTCACTCATCTGGCACTAGGTTTTCTTTAATGATCTTTGCAACAATCTTATGTGTCTTTGTTTCTTTAAATTGTTTGTACCTATCTACAAGAGGAGCGAAAGGACCAAATGTGTATCTATATGATCTACAAGCTGCTGTTATAGATTGAAGTTCATCATTAACAATAAAACGCTTAAGGACAACATTTCTTGTTGTATTGAACTTTGCATAAAATAGAGGATCATCTTTGTCAATTTTAAGTTCGTTCACGTTCTCCCAGAGCTGGATATCAGTATTGATCTCTCTAAACCAACCGCCAATATTAAAAGCACCACCAACAAAAGCACCTTGCTGCATATATGTTGCTTTATGGAAATACGGGGAAGTAACCTCCATTTGAAGATCTTCTTCACAGAAAAACAAATATGACAAAGAGTAATTAACAATCAATGACTTATTTAAACTTGGAGGTCTTCTTACAGATGCACCAATAGCGTTCTCGATCCGAGACATTAACTGTCCTCTGTAAGGATCCCAAAACAAATCAGCATCTCTAGAGTTATGAAATAGGTAAGTGTTCCTATGAAAATCAGACACAGCTGGGCAGTATAGGTAGCTATCTTGCTTAATCTCTTTATTTCTACGACTTTTAAGTTCCTCTAAACTATTTATAGGATCTCTATAAGACATATTCCAATTTACGTTGTGTGCCCAGTAGTCTGGGTCAGTTATCTCTGGTTCTGCGACTGGGAGTTTAAATGATGGCGCCCAGTAAACTATAAGGTCTTTTTCTTTTTTAGACACTATCCCTCCAATAAATTCTTTTTAATTTCCTTCAAAACAATCTCTCTACTGCTTGTCTTATTAAACAGCTCGTATCGTTTTTCAAGAGACGGTTCGTTATGATGACTATTGATTAAGTTTCTCGTAATCACGGAAAGAGTGTCTGTATATACAAAACGTTTTAATATGATGTCTCTATCTGTGTTAAAGCTAATATAGAACAAAGGTTCGTTGTCTTCAAAGACTAAACGTCCTTTAGGCTCCCAGAGTTGAAGTTCAAAGTTAAAAGGTCTAAACCAACTTCCAATGTCATATTGTCCTGGAACAGGGGTAGCGTAGTTTAAATACTTGGGTCTATGAAACATTGGTGGAGTTATCTCTGCATTAATTGACTCTTCTGAGAAGAAAAGCCACCTTAGCTGCATATCAACTGTTGGCTTATCCATCAAAGCGGGAGCTCTTCTTACTGCAAAGTTTAAATGCCTTTCTTGCTCTGGCATAAAAGTAGAATCATTCCTATCCCTAAGATCATATGTGTATGAGCATGCAATAGCATTATAGAAAACAAAAGTCTTTTTAAAAGTATTTTTTGCTGCTGGACAAGATAAATATGTTGTTGGACCACGCTGAGGATTTTTCTCAGCCATAAGGTCAGAATGAAGACTTTTTGGATCTGAATAAATTAAATGCCCGTGAGTGTTGTTCCAGTCTTCTGCTGAAGCATCCTCTACAGCACCGGGAGTCCAATAGATAACTAATGGCTTTTTTTCGTCATCTGTCTTTTTAAAGTCCATATCTAGAGCATACTGGACTAGAAAAAGAAAAACAAGCGGTAGGTTGCATCTTTCTTAATTCTGTGTATGATAGAGATATGATTAATCAGGGAAACGACGTTCCAGAGAAGACAATTGCAGTCTTTATGAAGAAGCAAAACGGTCCTGTCAATGAAGAAAGAGTTCGTGGTATCTTACAAAAACCAGATAAGAAAAGGGATTGGTTTACCCCTAACTTTTATAGGTGTCTTCCACTTATTATAGGAAACACTTATGGGTATGTTTTAACTGCAGAATACGAGTTTAGCGTTGTGTGGGACGGTGGAGAAGGTCCCGAGTCTGTAAAAATTACAACTCCTGATGAGGACTACCTTAAAAAGTTCCCTCTTGTTACTTCACACTTTGGATCTGGGATTGTCACTATAAGCGCTCCTTGGGTACTTAGAACCCCTCCGGGAGTAAACCTTATGACTATCAACCCACCTAACCATATTCTTCCAGCGATTACTGTTATGACTGGTGTAGTAGAGACAGATAACTCTCGTGTTGATTTCACTTTTAATATGAAAATTCAGCTTCCAAATGTAGAAATAACATTCCCGGTTGGAGAACCATTAACGGGAATCATACCTATACCTAGATACTATGCTGATGAGTTTGAGTTGAAGATGGCAGAAGATATTTTCTCTCAGGAACTGGTGCAGGAAGAAGCAGATGCTACTATTAGATCAGATATAAAAAGGTCTCAGCATATACACAATGACCCTCCTATCTTTGACAAAGAGTATATGAGAGGTGTTGATACCTATGGAAATAAATTCCCCGACCATCAAAAGAAATAAAAGGTAGAAAAATGAAATGCAGCTTTTGCTCTTATAATCATAAGCCAGATAATCCTCAGTTTCTAAAGGCTCACGCTGAACTTGATATTCTTGAAGGAAAGACAGGTGGAGTTGTTCCTGTAGTTGTTTGGAGAGATGGTGAGTTTTTATTGGTGTCAAAAGAAAATGATGGAGAAACTGTTTACTCTATTGGTTTAGTAGACCCTAGACCTTTAGTGGAAGACGAAGAGACAATCAGAAAAAGAAGAGAATATGACGCTTCCGTCACTAAAGAAGAAGAAGAAGTGGTAGCAGATACTCCTAGCGAGTCTTAGTCTTCTATAAAATCTGACTCGTCAAAGATGTCAGTTGCTTTTTCCACAAGTGCATCTTCATACTTAACAAAGTGGTGGTTGCAAAAGAACAAGTCTCCATAAGGAAATTGAACTAAATAATAAGCTTTAGCTTGACAGCTATCGCAACGGTCTTGTGGTCCAATTGCTTTGATAGGTTCAAGCGTTGGAGTCGGGGTTAAAGGTTCCATACAACTCCTTACATGTAGGACAAATTGGAAACTTTTCTGGATCCCTAGACGGCACCCACTTCTTACCGCACAAAGCTATCACAGGTGTTCCTTCAACCATAGCTCTAACTGCTTCACCTTTTTCAACATAGTGAGCAAACCTCTCATGGTCACCATCTCCATAAGACAGTTGTGTATCGAGAATCGTGTCATAGAGAGGTTCGCTCATAGATATATTTTATCCCTTAATTGGTAGTAATGACTTTAATACTGTTTCCTGTGGCAGTATTGCTATATGAGATGAAACATCTTTACTTCCGTAACTAATAAGGAAATTATCTCCCTGTGTAGTTAAACCTGCTGCAAACTCTACGCCACGATTCTCGAATATAAAGCCTCGTGAAAGAGCGATTAGCTTGCCTTTTTCATCATACTTTGCAAAGTAATGAACATAAAATCTATGAGTATTATTTAATATAATTCTAGTAAATAATCTGTGAACAACTGCTAGATAACTTCCATCTTCTAACGGATAAAGATTACTATTACCTCTAAGGGATGCAATCTGTTGATTGTCAGTAAGATGTGTTGTCATCTTGTTTCCCTTAATAGTTGAATTTGGACCATAGATCCAATCAAAATATTCATTAGGTTCAGGAGATAACATCCAGTTTTTCTCTGGTTTGTTTGCGTCCATTCCTTCGAACTTCTCGAGGGACTCTATTGATCTTAGGTTATTGCTAAGACGACAGATAGCCATACGAGCTTTTTCTGTATGACCCTTCTCCATAGTCACGCAGGTAAAGTGCCATGCACCATCACGATAGAAAAGCTTCGGGTCTTCTAAACCACGGCGTAACGGTCCTTGCTCTGAAAGAGCATCTACATCAAGAAGACGCAAGTCAGTAAGTTTGTAGGTTTTTGGGTCAATCTCGGATATGTAAATCTTGCTGCGAATAAAGTCACCAGAAACAACTTGATAAGCACCCAATGGGTTGATGACATAGTTGCCAGAGCGAAGCATTCCAACATATCCAGTGGACTCGTGATAGCCAATAGATAAGTTAGTAGCAGACCACTCTTTAATATTTGGGTCAGCTAATCGACGAACATTCTTAATCTCTCCACCTAGCTGATGGATCGTGGGTGCACTCTTCTCATCTTCAATCTGCATAGATCACCTTTGGATGTCTATCAACTACACCACTTACTTTCTTAGCAACTGCAAAGATGTTATCACCAGTGTGTTGGACTTTGATCCCTATCATCTCGAGGCGGAGAGCAATGCCAACATGTGGTTCTTCAAATGAGTCTTCAGTCCAAGTTGATCCATCAAAGCCAGCAGCTTTAAGAACTGCTGTAAGTGAATGAATGCTGTATTCGTAGTTGTGTCGATAGAGTGATCGATCATGTCGATACTGCATGTAAAAATATGGCTCGATGCCATTAAGTATTTTATGAATTGCCCAAGTGCTAGCGCAGTTAGGTGTTGTAACTAAAAGGGTTCCTCCGACTTTAAGAACTCTATTAATCTCTGAAAGCATGTACATGGGGTCGACCTCCATGTGCTCAATAACTTCCGAGAGGAGTATGAAGTCGAAGGAATTATCGTCGAAGGGAAGTGGCTCATCTTCAATGTTTACACGACCAACTTTAAGATTAATAGATTCATCTTGAAGTGTGAATATGTCTTCGCCAAGTTTTGGTTTATCTAAGTTGAAATCAGTAACGGTTAAATCTAGCTCTGGTGCAAGCTTGCTAAGAACAAGTGGGATGAGAGAGGTTGTCCCTATCTCTAAAAACTTACCTTGAGGTTTTTGATCAAGGATTACTTGTAGGGTTCTTGCCATTCGACGAGCGTGACCGTAATGGTAGTTGTCTTCTTTTTTAATTAAAGGTTTCATAGCATTGACAATTTCTGGTGAAATATCTTTGTAAGTCTCTGTAATCATTCTTCTTCTCCCAAATATACAAAGCGCTCGATACCTGCAGACTGCATTATCTTCATACAACCTGGACAAGGATGACCCGTGATGTAGATAGTTGAGCCTTGAAGCTCTTCCCAAGATGCACGAATAATTGCGTTAGCCTCAGCGTGAGTTGCCCAGCAAAGGTCGTATTGTCCTTCTGAATGTTTTGAATTAGGGTCAAGTGCCCTAGGACATTGACCTGTAGCTCCACAAGAGTTTTCACTTCCGGGAGGTGATCCGTTATATCCTGTAGAAACAATCTTATGATTTTTCACAATAACAGCGCCATGTTGCGCTCGCACACAATCACCACGCATAGAAACCGCAACGGCTATATTGAGATAGTAGGTGTCCCAATCTGGGCGTTGTAATTCTGTCATTGAGTCAGCCTATCAGAAAATAGTAAAGGAGCAGTTTGTCGACATGCTCAGGTCGCCATCCTAGGTAGTAGCGTACCTAGAAATTTATTATTACTTTACTTTACGCTCCCAACGGGTTCCTTCTTGGAGGATTCCGTCTTTGTCGCCATCTCTTGCATTAGGGTTGTAGCCCTTTGCAATCTTGTCATCTTTAATTGCATAGTAAGAAATAAAGACAGCCATAGCTAAATAGACTGCTACTACTTCAATCATTTGGTTAACGCTGCCCAAGTCTTAGGGCCAACTACGCCATTGGTTTCTTCAAGCTTGTTTGCCTTCTGGTACTCGATGACAGCCTTTTCAGTTGCTGGACCAAAATCTCCATCAGCTTTTAACTTAAGAGCAATCTGCACCTTCTTGACATTAGAACCCTTAGATCCCTTTTTCAATGGAACAAATGCTGCTGGCTTCTTAGGTGCTGCAGGTTTTGATGTTGGAGCATCAGATGAACCAACCTTAGAAAGAAGTGGAAGGTTTTCTTCGCCAGCATAAACTGGACGACCCCAGCCAACGACTGCATTCATAAGCTTTAGCTTGTTGTCCTTGACATATGCACGAGTCTTCTCGACACACATTCCGCCATTGCGCTGGTCTCCCTTTGCAGTTCCTGAAGTGTTGCCTTCGATAACTTGGATAGTTCCATTTCCGTTGTTCTTAATGCAAAGACCAACATGAGAAATACGATTGACACCATCATCTGGGAAATCAAAATAAATCCAGTCTCCTGCAGACGGGTCATCGTTACGAGCATCTGCCCAACGGTTTTCTTTCTTAAACTGATCTGATGCTGCAACTGTTGATGCTGACTTAGGGAACTTTGAAACCCCAGCTGTCATTGCACACCAAGAAACGAAAGACTGGCACCAAGGTTGGAAGTTTACCTTCATCCATGCGCCGTACTTTGTCTCGTTATCTTTTGGTCCTTCAATTGTTCCAAGTTCTTTTTTAGCAACCTCGATGATTGCCTCTACTGATCCTTTTACTGCCATTATTCGTCATCTCCTTCTAGATGTCTGTCTTCACAGTCTCGTGCCAGACTAGACACGACATAAAGTTTCTTGCACCAATCGCAACGCCATTGAGCAAGGTTGTCCTTCATTAAGACAATTCTAGCGTTTCCCTGCCCAGCCTGTTCCTTTGAAGATTGTTGGGTTAGCGGTAAAAACTCTAATCAAACTGCCTTTACAGCCTTCCTGAGCGCATGTAGAAGTGCTTGGGGCAGTTCCTATAGGAAACTCTAAGTCAGTCTCTTTTAGACAATTTTGGCACTTATATCCATATATAGCCATAACTACTTCTCTTCTTCTTCTTCTTCTTTAGATATACGATATGCAGTTCCTCCGCAAACGCCTCTACCCATTGTGCGGCGCTCACATGAGACGGTTTCAAAGCTTTTTAATGAATCGTCATAGTTATAAGAAACAATTTCATCGCAGAGAAAACATTTATATACGTACAACGTCATAAGTAATTCCTAATCTTTTTGCAAGTTCGTGTCTTCTTTCTTCGTTCATACCTCCCCAAACGCCATAGACTTCTGGAACTTTAAGAGCGTGGTCGAGACATGCTTGCTTTACAGGACATGTATTGCAAATTGCAATAGCACTTTGTTCCCTATTTCTTTTAGTTTTGCCACGCATGTTTTCTTCAAGAAAGAAGCTATCTGTATCAACTCCATTGCAAGCTCCCTGATACTGCCACTCCCATTGGTCGTGAACAGGTTTTAGAGCTTTGCTAACTACTGTCATTGTGCTCTCTTTCTAAAACCTCTAGGTGGTCTCTAACTAAGCCAATCGGTACAACAGGTTTTCCAACTATCCCATGTTTACGTCTGTAGGCATCTCTTTCATTGAAAGTAGTTCCAGCCCATACTCCGTAAACTAAGTTATCTCTTGCATGTTCAAAACATTCATCTAATGCTGGACAACTACTACACATTCGCTTAATGTGATTTAGATTCGTGTAATTAGCATTACCTGAATCATCTTCAACAAAAAACAAATTTATATCTAGTCCTAGACAAGATGGTGTGTTTTTAAAATGCATAAGCTCCTATTAAGTTTTGGTTGAACAAATAACCTTTACTGGTTATTTGCGATTAGTTTAACCTCACAAGCGTCGGTTGTGCAATAAGCCTCGCCGATAGCATCGGCTGCCATTCCTGCATAAACTCCTGAGAAATCAATTGGGAAGAGTTTCATAACACCTTCTTCATTATATTCTTCCTGAGTTATTTGCGTGTAAGGCATTTGAGGATAAGTAAAGTTTCCTGAAGGTAGGAATGAAACAGTCTTTAGCTGACCATCATACATATGCAATACAGTTCCAACATGTTCCTTCTCTGTTTCTGGATCAAATGAAATAGTTACAGATACAGAGTTATCTGACCAGTAGCGCTGTGCAGTTGCTGCAAGTGCCATCTTCTCGAAGATAGTTACATCTTTCTCTGCACGCTCTGCCATTGACTCGATTGGAAAGAAAACAACTGAAGTTGTGTCAGGTGATTCTGATGCTGGTTCAACTCTGTAGTTTGCCATCTTGAAAAGTGGAAGCATTGGATCTGAATTAGCAAAACGAATTGCACGATTGAAATACTTTCCACCCGGAGTCCAGTGAACTCCTGGAGACTCTCCAGCTAAGATTGAGACTGTGCCTGATGGCTTAACGGTTGTGGTCTTGATTGACTCACGAATACCAAGCCACTCTGAATAGGTCACGTCATAATTCTTAACTACGGTGTAGCCTTGGTCCATCCAGTCTTTAAGAACTGGCAATCCAATTCGATCTGCAAAGTTAGCAACTCCAGATATTGACGTGCCAATTCTGCGATTTCTTTGCATGATCGCATTGGTCTCTTCCCAGTGTGTTGGTAGAAGAGTGACAGTCTTAGCGTAGAGATATGCAAACTTAAGTGTGCGCTTGAAATCTTCCAAGTCATCGTGACGATTTAAATATGTTTCAACAAGAGTACACATTTCATATGACTCGAGTGATTGCTCAGCACAAGGGTTATAACCCATGATGCGATGATCCTTATTGTTAATTGGATCTGCTAAGCGACCATACTTGCGTGATAGGTCAAGCCAAACAACTCCTGGTTCTCCGTTGAGTGCAATGCCTTCAACAATTCCTGATAAATCTTGTCCAACCTCAGCTGCGATGGAGTTGTTAGACATCCAAGCCCAGCCGGGATTCTCTGGGTCGTATGAGTTACGATCTGGAAATACTTCTGGATTTTTAAGGTTTAAGAATGTTTCGTCTCCTAGTCTTCCGATAAGGAGTTCAGCAGAGCGGCGCACATTGCCAGAAACAACGCAAACGCCAATGAGATTACCAATATCGGCGATATCAGTACGAGTGACTTTTTCATTTTCACGATTGATAAATAGCTTTCTAATGTAGTTGTGAAGTTTAATAAGTGGGTCTGGACCTGCTGCAGTTCCACCAAAGATTTTAATTGGTGCACCAGCTGGACGAACTTCAGAGTAGTCATATTCAAATGTTGGCTGATCTGGCTTCAAGAATGAATTAATAAGTTGTGCAGTTGTGTTAACCCAACCTTCACGAGAGTCTTCTACAACTACTGTAACTACTTCATCCTTTGGCTTATAGATGGTGAAATCTTTATCAGCACCTAAGTCATCAAAGCCAACGCCAACACCAAGCATTGATGCTTCCATAAGGAATGCAAATGGCTTTGCTGGATCGTTCTTTGTCATCTCTCGTGTTGAAACGAAAGCACAGTTTTGTAATGCTGCTGAGTTCTTTTGCTCGTTAACGAGCGGTGTACCCATTACCCAGAGTCCACGTCCCGGTGGAGTCCACTTCAAGTTGAAGAGACGGTCAAATGCTTCTTTTGCTGATGCTGCTGCACGAGTGTCAGACCAAGGAAGTCGTGAAGTTTTGCAGTGATCTTTTTGAATTGAATACATGCCATTGATTACTCGCTCGCAAACTTCAAGCCAAGTCTCTTTAGTTCCGTCTTCTTTCTTACGAGAATAAGTACGAAGAAAAGTAATTTCACCTACTGAGTTGCCACCTGCATCTCTATATCCGAAAGGAGCCTTCTTATCCTTATAGGTTGCTAGAAAATCTTCGGATAACTTAAAAGAGAAAACAAATGACATTAACGTGCTCCGTTTCGATAAAAGGGGTTACAAATAAAGGTAAATAAAAGTACTGGATTACCCTAGGGGATTAAGTCTATCTTGTCTAGAAAAGCTCGTCTTGAAGTCTTTTGTCCACTTTATGAGATGTGATATCTAAAGTAAGCGCCTGAGCGCATTGCAAACCTGCAATAAACTCTTCTGGAAGTGCTTTGGATTTGCTTTCTTCAATTACATCTTGTATAGCAATATAAATCTTATGACGGATAGTGGATTCAATTTCTGTTTTATGTTGCTCGTAGTTACTCCAATAAACTGCAACTTCAGACATTGTCTCTCCTATATTAGATCAGTGGTCGGATGTAATCCATCTCCATCAAATAGTACGTCGAGTTCTTCAAGATGACAACTGTGAACTTCAACTAGAAGGTCATCTTCATCGCACTCGCCGCAAGCGATATATGAAACTGTGTAGCCAAGCTTTTCTAATGTATCGAAAGCTTCGTCTATATCTTTAGCGGACATGCTGACCGGGGCAACCCTGAGTCGGGCAACGTGGGTTTCCATTATTGCCTTGAGTCTCTGTTCGCTTTTGCTTACAGAATTTACATGTGTCTTGACTAGATAAAGGAAGCTTGTCAGCCATTGAGTTCTCCACTCACTAGGAAACTGGAAGGGAAACTTTGAGCATACCCTGCCAAACAATCTGTTGAATGAAAGTATCTCACCTTTTGAAGAGCCCTAGGCCAAGTAAGGACTATCGCATTGGATGGGTCAAAGCTTGTGTGAGAAGGGCAGTCGTCCCAACTACATTCAACTAGTTGATTTCGGCCCATGTGGTAATTTTATCTTCTTACTATAAAGTATGCACTATGAGCGTACAACACTATGACGTGGCGATAGCCACCCCCGGACATTCCATGAAAGCTGAGTATGTCAGGGCTTTGGTGAAAACCTGTGCCAGATTGGATAGTGAGGGGATCTCCTATATCTGGCTAAATAAGTATTCATCCTTTGTTCCAAGTGCTCGAGAACTGACCGCTACAGACACCTACAGCCATAACTGGGAAACTCGGGTTATTGGTTCCGGGAACTTTACCTGCAGCAAGATCTTCTGGATTGATTCAGATATCGAGTGGGAGGTGGGTGATTTCCTGAAGCTGCTTGAGTCACCCCTAGATATTATTTCCGGGCTCTACCAGACGCATCCGAATGGGACGGTTGCCGTAAATAAGCCTGACTTTCTGGGAAGACCCCTAAAGGTCAATAAAGATGAGTTTATGCTAGATGATGAGCCAGTTGAGGTAGGTGGGGTTGGGTTTGGGTTTGTGGCGATGAAGGCTGAGGTTCTGGAGAATATGAAGAGACCTTGGTTCCTGATTGATAGGGTTCGCTGGGACGATATGCCTTTTGACACTAATGTGGGTGAGGACTATTCTTTCTGCAACAATGCCAAGAAAGCTGGGTTCAAAATCTGGGTTGATCCTTTGGTGAGAGTGCTTCATCATAAGGAAACTGTCTACCAAGTTTGACAGTATATAAATACATACTATACACTATAACGGTATAACAGACTATACTTTGAGTAAGGTCTTTTGATCTCTACTTTTCTATGATACTATTGTTGCAGGAAGGTTGTAAAGTGAAAAGATACTATTGTGGAAAAAGTATTTTGGATTGGTTTTCTTCAATAGTGACACTATACAAGTATACAGTATAGTATATATACTGTACTATAAATATTACTACATCATGTGTACACGCGTAGAGCTAAGGTGAAACATAGTCTTATATACCGTTATACTTTATAGTGTATAGTACAAGCTTAAATAAATAGATCTTGACTATAAAGTATAAGAGGGTATAGACTCTAGAATGAAAGCGAGGTTTCAATGACGAAAGACGAAGAGATTGCTAAGCGACTGACTCGAGTTGAGTTAGAGATCAAGCGAATGCAAAAGGATGTAAAAGATTTAACGGCTGAAAGTAAGAAGCTACGAACAGATGTGTATGAGTTTGTTGGGGTCTTCAAAACTTTCTTAGAGCTAGTAAAGGAGACAGAAGATGACATTAACACCAAGTGACTTGATTGTGCTGGGTTCTATTGTAGGAGCCACCACTTCACTAACCACTCTTGTAACTCTTATTTTCTTTAGAGCATTGGAACGCAGAAGGAAGATGAGATTGATGGAAGAGTTTCTTATGCACATGCATGACAAGATGGAGACTGACGAGAAGTTCGTTTCTATTATAAATCAACTTAAGCAGGAAGGTGAAGACCTGTGACAGATGCAAAAGAGTTCTTTAATAAACTAGGTGTCTCTATTGAGGACGTCGACAGTAAGGAAGATAGACAGAGGCGTAGAGGTCCGACAGATAGAAGAATTTGTATCTGTGGTCACGGAACTAATAAACACAAAAACCCCGAGATAGCAGACGAGACACGAAATCGCTATGTTGATGGTGTTGTAGCCGAGCGTACATATGCATGCAACCCCAATGCCCGAGTTGAGTGTCCATGTAGGCTGCCTCAACCTGTAATTGTTGTAAGCGACTCCCGATGGTTCCTTAGGAAAACTCAAGGTGGCGGACACCTTCATGCACTCGTTCGAGGTATGAGAAGTCTTCTAGAAATTGAAGGAGCCACGATTGACTGGCTAATTGAACCAACCTGCGCTAAATGCAATGAGTCAGGTTCAGATAAGAACATTCTTCCAGTACCATTAACTAAAGCTGGAAGACTAACCCACGATGGTCTGTCAGAAGGATACGACCGCCTTCTCTGTGAAGAATGTAGAAAGGAAGTTTAATGAGCCTAGAAGACGATATTGCAAACCCAATGATAGAGACAATCAACTCTATGATTGCTAACGAGCAGATCAATGTCGATCATGCTTCTGTTTTAATGACAATTCTTAAATACTCTATCGATGAAGCAAGGTTTAATCTTAGAGCGCAGATAGACGACAAGATCCATTTATGGGAGTCAATGTATGGTGAGAGAGATAAGACGCTTTATGCTCTTGGTTTACGCCATGCTTTAGATATGATAAATGGTGAAGTAGCAACAGATAAGAACGGCTTTAATGATAAGCCTTATGAAGAAGGCCAAGAGTTTATTATAGATGCAGAGGAAGTGTAAATGGAGTATTGGTCTTATCTGCTGGCAATTATAGGAGTGTCAGGAATCTTTCTAGTTGGCAGAAAGACCATCTGGGGTTGGCTAATCCTTTGCGTTAATGAATGTATTTGGATTGCCTATGCTTTGGCAACTAAGCAATATGGTTTTATCATAATGGCAGTTGCATACGCAAGTGTGTATGTGAAGTCTTATATTGGTTGGAGACGAGATGAAGTTCAGGTTCAGCAAAACAGCTGAGGAACTTAGACGACTAATGGATCTGAGAAGGTCTTCTGCAACCACCCCTACCAAAAATAAAAAGAAATACAATAGAAAAATTAAACACCCAAAAAGGGATATGCCTTCGTAACTCAGAGGAAGAGTATTCGGTTTCTACCCGACTTGCCGCAGGTTCGAATCCTGCCGAGGGCACTTTCAAAAGCACTTTTATAGCATACTTTTATACTTCTTTCGTACAAAGACTTCTATAATAAAACATCATTTAATGCCCTAATCCCTGCGTAGTTCTTTACGCTCAGAACATATGTTGTTTATGAAAGGGTAAAACAGCCTGTATCTCGTTGCACGGGCGCAAAAATCTTTTTACCCCTAACCGTGCTATTGTTCATGTGTCAAGTACCCTGCTTGACGATATGGAGTAATAGATGAATAAAGCAATGATCGACTCCTACTTACGAAACTTACTTGGTCAAGTCATTGGTGCAATTACCATTGTCAGCCAGACAAGCGGAGTAGGCAGTCCAACTGACTTCGGTTCAAGCGAATGGCTTCTAGTAGCCAATGCTCTCTGGGCATCCCTAGTTCCAGTTGTAATTAGGTACGCAAAGAAAAGTGACCCAGCCTTCGGTCTGATCGCTGAAACAGCGACGGCGGAAGTAACAAAGAAGATTTCCACAGCTGCGGCCGCAAAGAAGAAAGCCCCAGCAAAAAAGAAGTAGGGGTAAAAACGTCAGCCCCCTGGGGGTAAAACCTCAGGGGTCTGTAAACCACATCTATCATAGAAAGGCACAAAATGGAAGAACTAAATATCCCAGACACCTGCATCACAAATGAGCAAAAGGTTTTCTGGTTGAAGGAATTGATTGCAAACAACAAGTATGCAAACGAAGAACAGCGTCAACAGATTCAAGTCCTCTTGGCAACTTACTCTGTGGGTGGACGTCTACTTGTAGACGGACAACTTCCAGAGCACCCAGATCAAATCATCCCTCAAGAAGACGCAACTCCTAGAACATCAGAGTAACTATAGATGACAGACATTTCCCCCTTCGAAGCTGAAGATGGCCCGGAAGATACAACACCAGTTGTAGACACCCCCATCGACTACCGCCCTGACCTTTCGGCTCTTGGCATGCTCGAAGTTGAAAAGGGAGTTGTCGAAGACACCTACGAAAACAGAGCTGCCCTTCGAAAGGCGATGCTGAACTGGGATTCTGTTTATGACCAGTCAGGCGCCCCGACAGGGTTGATTGCTGCCCGCTCACAAGAAGCCATCAAAGAAAGACGGCTAATGAGCTTGGCAGAGAAGAAACCGCTGTTGTTAGATCCAGGAAATAATAACTCAGATTTCCTAACGGGCCTCGAGCTCCTCCTAGACGATGACGCCATAAAGATTTGTCCACCTTGGGTTATCGGCGCAACCCGCACATGGCAAGCCGAACAAGAGACTGGCCCGAAATCATCTAAGCGAGCGCCAGCGGCTATGCCTCATCGCTGTACCAAAATTAAATCAGACGGCATCCGCTGCATGCTGTGGGGGTCAGGTCGTGTCAAAGATGACGGTTTGTGTCGAGTCCACCTCAAAGGCATTAGACGGCCGGGCGCAGATGTCGAACGGGCAAGAATCAAGATTATGCAATCGGCAAGCTATGCTGTGGATAAGCTTGAAGAGTTAATGGAGAACGCAGTCTCTGAACCAGTCCAACTTAAAGCGGCAACGGAACTACTTGACCGTGCTGGAGTCCGAGGCGGGACCGAGCTGGATATCGGAGTTGATATTTCCGGGGAGAGGCCAGCTCACGTCATCGTGGCTGAACGTCTGCAACGGCTAGCGGCAGGTGCTGCACACACGGCAAGCAACCTAGCTAACGACGGGGTAAAAATAATTGACGCCGAAGTATCGGATGTCTATGACATAACAACCGCAGCCAAAGAGGAAGACGGGCCAGATCCAGATGACCGCAAATAATAATTCGGTTTCACTAGCTCAAGAGCTAGCCGCTAACCTCCATGCCGACATCGGCTTGGCAAAGACTAGAGAAGAACATATCCGAGTAACGGCACGGGCTAATGCAGCTGCCGCTCTTTTAGCGGAACTAAATATTCCACTTTACGAATTCGATCAAGCAACTTTCACAAGCGGCAAGGACGAGTAGGTTTATATAACCAATACGCTAACGGATAGCGTATTAGTTATATAAACAAATGTCAAGCAAGCGGCAAGGGAATCGCACATTGTTATTTACTCACGAGTAGTTGAAGTTTCAACTAGCGGCGTGGGATAGGGACGCTCGAATATATAACGGATCGTTGTCACACGAGCTCGAGGAGTGCTAACGGATGTTGTTACTTCCGGGGTCTACAGCTGCAGATCCACTGAACGGTGGACAGACTTAATTCTAACCCTGTACGCCTGAACCAAATAGATGACGGATAGTTAACAGTTTCGCTGTCAAAGCGGAAAGGGCCCCTTAGCCCGGAAAATATAATACAAGACGCAGCGAAGACGAGGCAGCTGCCGCCGGGAACAAACAACTGTGAGCAATAAAATCACCGGGTCGGCACGAGCGTGATCGGATCTAGATCTCCAGGAAATAACAAATTCAGAACGTGACAGCAGCAGCTGCAGTGAACCCCGGAACTAAATACTTGACTTGAGCACAGCGGCGTGCCAGGATGGATCCAGATCTCCGGGAAAAAACAATCTTTTTTGCCAGGGCCGGGATGGAGCTCCTCCAGCCGGGAAATAATAATTTGACTACAGCGGCTAGGGGACCAACGGGTCCAACAGGACCAATCGGTACAACGGTGGCGGTGGAGGCGGAGGCGGCGTGCTTGCATCAAGCCCGGAAAATATAATACCGAGGAAGACGGATCCGGGTCCCTGGAAAATAAAACATCGGCTTGGGTATACAGCTGCAGCTTGACAACGGCTTGGGATTCAAAGAGCGGCATGGGATAGAGCGCTCGCAATATATAACGGTGTGAGTTGTGGGACGCAGCTTGTAGCTCGATGCTGGGAACTAATAACTTAACGGTGCGTGTAGCTTGACAAGCATTTGACAGGGTGGTTACACTTTGCGTGCAAGTGCTCGCAAAGCGGACATAACGGTCCCCGGAAATAAAAACTCGACAGCGCATCACAGCTGCAGCTCCAGACGCTGGTCATCAACTTTAAACATATGCATGGTTGTCTACGTTGACTTTCGAAGTGACGGGGACCAGATCTGAATCCTGGAAAATAGAATGTAACGTTAGGGCCCGCAGCTCCAGTGCGTCAGCCGGGAAAATATAATATCGAGGAAGACCACCCGGATGGCCGCCTCCTCCCGGAACTAATAATTTGTTTGCCCATGACAGCTACAGGTCGACTCACGAAAACTTTCTTGCTGTTAGTGCTTGACACAAAAAGAAACTGTGCTCTATGATAAATCCTGCAGCAGAAATTACTCTGCTAAATGACGAAGGGAACACCATGGGTTACACGCACTACTACACAAAGACTGGCACATCAGTCGAAGACTCTCGCCTCTTTGAAATGTTTATGAATGGGGCTCGAACCATTATCGAGTACGCCACTACTGTGGACAAGATTCAACTCGCAGACGGAATGGGTGATCATCTCGGCCAGTGGGAATGCTCAAAAGAAAATGTTTGGTTCAACGGCTACGGGCCAGATTCACACGAGACCTTTAACTGGTCCTTGGATTCCTCAGGCTTTGGATTTACAAAGACGGCACGCAAACCATACGACGCCGTAGTAACGGCATGCCTCATACATCTCAAAGATGTATACGGAGACTTGGTCAGCATCGGCTCGGACGGCTCGTGGTCTGAGTGGCAAGACGGGGCAAGGCTTTACCGCAACGCAACGGGCTTGACGGCGAGCGCACCATTCGATTTGGAAGAAGCAATCTAAAAAACAAATAGATATTACGGCGTGCCCTTTAAGCCTGTGCAGTGACACGGCAAGGGTGCGCCGTATCTTTTTAAACAACGGCATGGGATAGCCCCAGCCTCTACGAAAGGACACACGGATGACACGCAAGATAGTTACAACAATAGAAATCGAGTTCGACGAAGCTGTGATGCTCGAGGACCGGGAAAATATAATGACGGATGACGAACTTCAGATCTACGCAGCGGAGTTGTTCTGCGAGGATATCTACAACTTGGTGAAGTACAACGAACTTTATGATGTAGCGGTTGCACGCACAAGAATCGTTGATGCTGCAAATGACCAGTCCCCGGAACAAATAATTTGACGACAGCGAAGACCACCAGGCCCTGGACCGGGAAAAAATAATTCGCTGTCGAGGCCTGGAGGAAATCTATCGCCGGGAACTCACAACTTCATTTACCAAGATGTCTAGTGTCTGAAAACCTTAGGCTCAATGATGTCCTAATCTAGAAAGGTATGATAAGGTTTTCCTAAATGACGAAAGGGAAAAAATGCAATACACATTTAGATTCAATGAAATTGCAATGAACCAAGTTTGGTTTGAGGCAAAAGATGATGAAGAGGCGAAGTCTCTTATGAAGCAACTAATGGAAGATGAAATCAACATCAACGACCTTCCTGAAGTTGGGGAACGCAATAGAGGAATTGACTTGGACTTCAGCGTTTCAATCTTGGAAGATGAAAACTTCCGAGTGGTCAAAATAGAATGTTGTTCTCACGACTCACATGAAAACTATTGCGAGTGCTGTATGAACTCTTGCAATGACTGTTCTAAATCGCTATAATAAAAACTACAAATGACGAAAGGGAAACAAATGGAGTTTTTCAATACGCTTCCTGCAGTTCTGCAGGACATATCAAGACAAGCAAAGATGGAAGAACTTTACGATAGTTGGCACGACTCATATATCTCTGAGGCTGGAGATGAGTTCTCTAACTATGTAGAGGAAGCATTACTTAGTTATCAACTTCCAGTTGTTCAAGAACTTGCAAAGTTGTTCTATGAGAAGCAGGAGAACACAAATGCCTAACTGGTGCTCAAATACAATAAACATTTCCGGGGACCAAGAGACAGTAAAAAATCTCAAGGAGTTCGTTGGTCGCCCAATCAAAAGAACTATGGGAGAAACTGTTGAAGAGATTGAAAATCCAATCTTTTCTCTTTACAACATTGTCGCTCCGACAAAAGATTCAGAGTCTCGTATGGGTGATGCTTTCAAGTCCCAAGGGGACGAGGACTGGTATCACAACCACATCAACACTTGGGGAACTAAGTGGGATGTTTGCGGTGAGGACTCATGTTGGTTCAGCGAATCTGATGGCTCACTTTCCTACACTTTTGATTCGGCTTGGTCTCCACCAGATTTAGCGATTGCTCGGCTTGCCGAAATCTTCCCTACTCTTTTCATTGAACACAAATACAATGAGACTGGCATGGGCTTCTGGGGAATCACTACCTACAAAGACGGCGAGCAGTTCAGCGAAGATGGTGGCGAGATTGACCACGCTTGCTGGGCAGAGATGGGCGAGGAGTGTCCATGCGTTGAGGACCCGGAGGAATGTTCCTTCTACTCGGATTGTCCTAACTACAAAGAGGACGAGGACGAGGAAGAGGAAGCGGAGGTATCGGCATGACCCTATTCGTATGCCACACAGGAACGGACACTTGGTTCGCCCTATCGGATACCGCCTACATCTTTGACGACGAGGACATGAACGGGCTTGACCCAATCTATAAAGCGGAGTTGGAAGAGAGCATGGATAGCGGATACGCCAGCGAGGTCGCACACCTAATCGGCATGGAAGTCGGCGAGGACGAACTCAGAAAAATATCCAAGATGCTGAAGAAAGCCCGGAAAAGATAATTAGAGGACGGCGTGCCCAGATGCAAATGTCTGGGCGTGCTACCCTAACGGAGTGGGAATACGAGAGAGGTAAAAGATGCGACTGCATTATTTCGACATTGACGGGAACTACGGAAACGCCGACAAGATCACGGTGATTGGAACTGGTGCTTGGATTCGTGAGGATTTCTTGCTAGTCATGGAAGCCAAAGACGAGGAACGCTATTTAGTTGCTCGTGTGATTTCCGAGTGGGTTGAAGCTGGACGACCACAAAAAGATAAGGCTATGAATAAAGAGTTTAAGAGATATGGATTAAAACCTCATAAAGCTTTGCCAGTTTTTACCCCTGACCCTGAAATCGTAAAGGAAATAGATATTTCCTAATACGATCAAAATTTCTGCCTCTACGCTTTTATTCGTCATTTGAGCGTGGGGGCAGATTTATTTTTACGACACGCTTAGGCTAATTTCGCCTCTATGATGTTTTCTGCTAGAGTTGCCTTATCGCACTTTGGGGGTGCGAAAATGACGAAAGGACACCCATGCTAGACAAGACAAAGCAAGTGCAAGGACTCACAGTTTATGCTGAGTTCTCTAAAGAGGGATTTCGCACAGAGTTCTTTATGACTCCCGACGGATTTACTCCCGAAGGAACACCAGTTCCTGCAAAGGTTTATCGCAGAGTTCTCTCTGCTGATAAGCCAAAGAAGTTGTGGTCTGCCACGACTCTACGACCAGCCACAGAAATCGCCGAGATTGGCGTAAAGGATTTGGCTGACTCAGATAAAGAAACCTACATTGAGAAGCGCACCGAAAATCTAATGCAGATTTTTGAGGGCTTTATCTCAGGTGGTTGGACTATTGTAAATGAGCCATTTCTAATCGAAACTTCTCAGAAGGATTTGGTAGAAGTAGCAAAGGGAGAAACACCTATCAAAGTTGTTTATCGTATCAACCAAAGCAGAAAAGCATTGGGCTTTCCTGCTGAGATTGCTTAGGGGGCAATAAAAATGGATACAATTACTAAAGACAAGTTGGCTTCTATTGGGGGCGACTTTTGGAATATCGTTTCAGAGTGCATAGCGCAAGGTGTGCATGAGGAAACTTCACTACGACTAAATGCAAAGGTATTACCTAGTGGTCGCTTTGTTGAGCGAGCAAGTGGCGCTGATAGAAAAGCGAGAGAGCGAGCAGGTGCTATGACTCCTAGTGGAGTAGATGTTGCTTCTTTCGAGGCTGATGATTTCTATGTTCGTCCTAATGGACAAAAGTATTTCACTCGTCAATGGGGAATTCATAAGGACATAGCAGTAATTCGCAAAGCAAGAGAAGCCACCTCAAAATATAACTCAGAAGGAATTGGCGACCCACAGTTCGTCCTTCTCTATGGCGCTCCGGGAACTGGAAAAACTGCACTCATTGAGGCTTCATTTTCTGATGAAACTTTGCATACAATTATTGGAAGTGGAGATACAGAAGTATCTGACTTCTTAGGAAGTTTCGTTCAGACACCTAGTGGAAACTTTGAGTGGATTGACGGAGAATTCGTCAAGGCAGTAGAAAATGGTGAGCCACTTCTAATCGACGAAATTGGTTTGATTGACCCTAAAGTTCTTTCATTTGCTTATGGTGCTATGGACGGACGAAAGGAATTCACAATTCCAATGAACCCTGATAGAGGCACTATCAAAATCCACCCTGACTTTTTCGTAGTGGGTGCGACTAACCCTAACGCTCCGGGAGTTCGACTTTCAGAGGCGTTGCTATCTCGTTTCGCAATTCAGGCAGAACTAACCACAGATTGGAAACTCGCTGAGAAGTTGGGCGTTCCTAAAACTATGGTGAGCGTTGCTCAAAATCTCTACAAGAGAAGTCAGGGCGATACTGCTGAAATCTCATGGTCGCCACAGATGAGAGAGTTGCTTGCTTTCCGTTCTACTGCCGAACTATTTGGCACAGAGTTTGCGATTGCTAACTTAATCGCCAGCGCACCTGAACTCGACAGAGATGTGGTGGTTGATGTTATTGCTCGGGCGTATGGCGCTGAGCATAAGCCAGCAAAAATCTAGTTCCCTGCTAGATGTTGGCTAGTGGGGTGGGGGCTTCATGGGTGTAGCCCTCACCTACCACTCAGGGGTAAAAGCGAGGGAAAGCTTTGACTCCTACGATCAAAATTCGCAGGACTCACCTAGAGGCAGATAGCCCTAGATGTTGCAGGTAGATAGTTAAAAGTGTATGATAAACCTATCGTTGGACACACGATACAAAAGAGAAAAGGACGAACGACATGGCACACATTAAGCCACTAGAAACAAAAGGCTCAGGGGTCAAGACACCTACTGAGTGGCTACCAGTTGGCTACGAAATTGGATTGCTAGTTAATGAGTGGTCTGAGCGAAGCGACATTGTTGCTTGCATTGGCACAGACAAAGGTGAAGGCGCACCTGCTTGCTTTATCCCTTCACTCGCTGAGGTGCAGGTAAATACGATTGAGGCGTTTGGAGAAGGCATTACTCCTAATCTGATTGACGACCTTACAAAGCCAAAGAACCAGTTTGAGTTTCCAAAAGCAGTAGGTGCAATTATGCACGAAGCCTTCCACGCAAAGTTTTCTAGTTGGGATATTGCTCAGGCAGGTAAGGAACTAAAGCAAGATGAGTTTCAGGCTTTGATGTTGCTAGAGGAAGGTCGCATTGAGGCACAGGGAATTATTGCTATGCCTAGAGCAAAGAACTTTTTGCGAGCAAGTGCTATGGGTTTAATTATTGACGAAGCAAAAGAAACTTTCGCTGATAACTCTAGCGTTGGGTCTGCTTGCCAGTTGGTGGGATTGGCTCATGCTCGTATCGTTGCAGGGTCATTACTAGAAACAGAAGCAACAGATTTAATCAAGGCAGTAAATGATTTTCTAGGTGCTGACCTAGTTGCAAAGTTGATTGCAATTATTGAGAAGTTCCAAAGCCACACTCGCCACTCAGATATTTCTGCTTGCTATCCATTAGCGATTGAGTGGGCTGAGTTGGTCAAGGAAGCAAAGAAGGAAAAGGGAGAACCTACTGCTGAGGAAATGCAGGAGTTCGCAAAGATGATGAGCGAACTTATGGCAGACATGGACTCAGAAGTTTCTGAAAATGTTTCAGATGAACTATCAAAGCAACAGGACTCAGAGGCTATGAAAGAGTCTGCTGAAAAGAAGTCAATGAGTTCTAAAGAGCAAAAGAAAAATGAGGAAATCTCTCGTCAAGTATTCTCAAAGAGTTCAGGTCCCGGAGAATTCCGAACTGCCTCTAAGTTGATTGAGAAGCGAGCGCCTATTGCTTCTGAGAGAAGTGCGACAGTAAAGATTGCTAGAGCATTGGAAAAAGCAAAGTATCGTGAGAAGGACATTACAGAAGTAGATAGCATTACACCTCCGGGGCGACTACGCACTAGAGCAATTATTCAGAGCAAGGCGCTTGCACAAAGAGGAATTCATAAGCAAGCAGAGGCTTTCCGCAAAACAGTTCGCAAGCACACAGACGAACCAACACTTTCAGTTGGAGTCATGGTTGATATTTCAGGGTCAATGTCGAGTGCTATGCAACCAATGGCTTCTACTGCATGGATTATGTCTGAGGCAGTTCGTAGAGTTCAGGGTCAATGCGCTATGGTTTATTACGGCTCAGATGTTTTCCCAACACTCAAAGCAGGTCAGCGACTAAAAGATGTTTCAGTTTATTCTGCACCTGACGGAACAGAAAAGTTCGACCGAGCATTTCGTGCATTGGACGGCTCACTCAACCTTCTCAATGGAACTGGCGCTCGTTTGCTAGTAGTTGTGTCGGACGGACATTACACAAGTGAGGAAACCGAAATGGCTCAGCGTTGGCTAAAGGCTTGCACCCGAAATGGCGTTGCAGTTCTATGGCTTCCGATTGGCGACAATGGACGGCAAGCAGAGGAAATCTGCAAAGGGGCGAACGCTCAGGTCGTGGCAGGGATTACCAGCCCAACCGAGTCGGCATTAGCGATTGGTCGCACCGCAGAGCGAGTCCTCTCAACCGCAGGGCAAAGGCAGGTCGCTTGACCTAAGATAGGTTTTCTAGTCGGGTATCGTCCTTTTCAGCGTGTGTCCCCCCGATTAGGAAAAGAGAAGCCTCACCTAATCGGTGGGGCTTTTCGCTTGTGGGGGTAAATTTTGATCGTAGAAGCTTTACGGCAAGTAGAGTTTTTACTTCCCGATAGCGCTTTTAATTTATTTAATTTTTGAGCGTGAGGTGCAGGAGCGGAGATAGGAAAAAATAATTCATTTTGATACTGGGTTTATTTGGATAGGTATGATAGGGTTGGGGCATAACAAGAAAAGGGAAAGGGAAAGAAATGCAGATAAGAATTTTTCACGGCTTGACTTGTGAGGATTGCGATACGCAGAACTCTCTAGTCATAGACACAGGCTCGGATTGGATAGATTGGGTTTGCCTTGATTGCCGAAACGAGTCGCACGAACTAATCCACCCTGACGACAGGGACGACATAGATTTGACCAAATTGGTCTATTCGATAGAGGGGTAAAAATGGCGGAGATACATTATCTGATTGCATACAACACGGAAACAAAAAAGTGGGTTGCAGCGGACGAGGCTTTAGGTTCTTGGTTTAGGAACGGCCCGGTCTGGGAAGGTTCTCACGAGGACGGCAAGTGGAGATTTCTTAACTATGATGATGCTATTGAAATGGACACGGAATACGAAGCCAGCGAAACTGTCGGCAAGATACTCAAGCAACTAAATGGCGAGGGGTAAAAAGTGGAAGCGGGTCTTTATGACTACTCCATTACTTATCACGGCATGAAACCGCATGATCAGCGTAGAGAGAGCGTGTTCTTTACTAACGGATTGGTTGCCACAGTAGAGATAGACGGATACGCCATAGACATTTACGCTGAGGGAAACACTCGCCTGAACTACGCTAACGGAGATGACATTAGGATTTTTAGCACACCTGATGATTTTATTTATGGCGACTTGGAAACGGACGCAAAGCTTCAAGAGATACAAGATGACGAGGACTACTACTGGGTCAATAACAACTGGTTCGACCTCTACATAAAGGGAGAGCATTTAGATCAAGTTACCCACACCATTGACGAAGCCATTGAAAGTGCGAAGGCGATTGTCGCTGAACACATAGTCAATGTTTGCTTCATTGAAAATAACACGAAACCTATTTTGCATAAGGACGGGATTTTTGTAGAGGTATGATAGGATAGGGTTGTAAGCAAATGACGAAGGGAAAATAAAAGTGCATTGTGTTCAGTTATTGTTTGTTGAGGCTGATACTCATCAAGACGCTATCGAGATAGTTGATAGCAGACGAGAGGAAGCAGATTGGTCTGATTGGTCTGAGGTTGGTGGGCGTTGGTCAGGGATTTTTGGAGAAGGCGAACCAAACGCAATTCTTTATTCCAATGACCCTGAGAAGTGGGACAAGATGATAAAAGAGTTTTCTGATTACAGAGTGGCTCACATGAAGGAGTCATTGGCTGAAGTAGAAAAATCAGGTGAGAGTGTTGCTGAACTAATCAAGCACTACGACCCATTAGCCAATAACTTTGACTTGGGTATGAAGGGTTATTACTTGCGAAGGATTGGTTCACTACTTGCCGATTACTGGACAAGCGATAGTGCGGTCTATGACTTAGAGGCTGGCACATCTAACTTGGCTTACTTGGCAGAGCGAACTGCAACAAACCCGAAAAAACAATTTATGGTTGCGGTGGATTTCCACCACTAAAAATGTTATGATAGTTATCCAAATGACGAAGGGAAAGTAAATGGAAAACGAAAGCGAGTTTATTACGGCTGGCGGTCTTGCCGAGTATCTCTCACAAGAGTATAAGGAAAGCGAGATTGTTTCCTACAATGTATACGGCAAGTCTGATGTTGAGTCCGACTTGGGTTGTGAGATTACGGATGAACAATGGAAAGAGTTTATTCGGGAGTGGGAAAATGATGATGTTCTCAATGAAATTCGTGCCCAAAGTTGGATGTTGCTAATAGATAATCTTCGTCAAGAACTGGGGATTGACGAGTGAGCCTTTGTGAGATTTGCGAGGCAAACGAAAAAGAGTATGCCGAAGGCAAGTGGTGCGCTTCGTGTAAAGATGATTTCAAGGAGAGTGATGACTAATGAGGCTTTGTAAGTTTTGTGGCTACGGCATACGGCTAGACAAGGCTGGCTGGTGGGTAGACCTAACGGGTGGAGATGTGTGCGGTTGGGACGGCACGAACTCAGCTCACGAACCTAGACTTACTAGGCGAGATACGGCAGGGGTAAAAACGGATCAACGGAAGGAAGTGGCGTGAGAGTAAAAGATTTGATTGAGCAGTTGAGAGCCTATGACGGAGAGGACGAGTTGATTGTCTGCTACTGGGACAAAGAAACGGTGCATGGATACGGCTCGCCTGAAGTAACGGACGAGGAGTGGAGTGAGGTCATCGAAAGGTATAACAACGGTGAGTGGCATTTCCAAAGCTCGGCTGCCGAGGATTTTGTAGAGATAGTGCAAGAAGTGGTTTCCGAACGAATTACCGAGTAAATTATAAAAGGTATGATAGGCTTGCCTAGCAATACCAAATGACGAAAGGAACAGGGAAATGGAAAAGACAGTATGGGAGTCCTCAGTTACTGAGGAAATGATTTTTGACGCAGGTTTATCAAAGGCTGATGTAAAGCGTCTAGTAAAAGAGTTAGATGACGCAGTTATGGAAATCTGCCAAAACTCAGGGATTGGGGGGTAAAAATGTTTTTCAATGGTTTCACTTTACTGATGATGATTATTGGGGCCGGGATCGGTTTTAGTTTTTCCCGTTGGGCTATCTCTACTCCATACCTAGTAGAAGCCCTATCTCAAAGAGTGGGATACGACTACGACAACGAGGGTCAGGTAATTATTTATACTGGACTCTACGCTGAGGCTGAAAAATAATTTGACGACACGCTCACCACGATTTGCACAAAGGTTATGATGAGTGTATTGTTCTACTTGTTCGGGTAAATCGCTCGGACTTACAAAATGACTAAGAGAAAAAGGAAACGCCAAATGGCTAACACCGAAGTATCATACGAAGTAGTGCAGGTAAAGGCTACAACAACAACAACAAAGAAAGCAGTAGTTTTAGATGAAACTAATGCGCTCGCACTAATCGCTAAAAAGAAACTAATCTCAGAAGCGATTGCAACACAAACTGCCGAGTTGGAAAAAATCAAGGCAGAGATTTACGCCCTAATGGGTTGGGAAAAAGTCAAGGTCAATAAGAAAGATAAGTGGGTTGGCGAAGCAGAGGTTGGGCTTATCGCTGGCGAGGAACGAGTCAAGATTGACCTAAGGGAACGCACCGATTTTGACGGAGATGTTTTGTTCAATGACTACCGAGAGATTTACGACTTGGTGGCAAAGAAGTCAGAGTATCCCGTCCTAACCGCAAAGTAATCTCCCTATTACTTAGCAAGAGAAAAGCCCTCACCGAAAGGTGGGGGTTTTTTCTTTTGTGGCGAGGGGTAAAAAGCGAACGGCCGGGGATCAAGCTGGAGGGCCCGGAAAAAAGAATACGAGGTTCAAGAGCCCTAAATGCAGAAAGGTATGATAGGATTACCTTGTTCAGACAAACTAGGGAAAGGCAAGACAATGGACATAATGGAAAAGCACACGGTTGAATTGACTAGCGATTGCACTTGCACCAATGAGGACGGCACGCCTAGCACCGATTGTTTTGATTGCTGGGACGACTCGGTATGGTTGTTCAAGGACTTGATGAACACTTGGCGTAAGACGGTCGGAGTAAATTGGAACACGGTTAGAATTACTGGCCGGGGTATGGGTTGGCAACGCACTAGCGGAGAAGCCGTAGTGTCTTTCGATAAAGTGTTGGACGCACTAAAGATAAACGGGGACTTTACTTTACGGTTCAAGCAAGAGGGCTTAGTCCTTACGGCAACACGGTCAAGCCACGATGAGCCTACGGGTGCAGGGTTTTCTTTCACCCTTATCAAAGATGAAGAGGGAGAGGGGTAAAAAGTGGGGAAAGATTATCTATCTATACTTATGGAGTGGAAGCCCGAGGGGGACTTTACCGAAGCTGATCTCTGGGACGCTATCGCTGAAGCCGAAGGCGTAGATGTAAGCGAGATAAGTGATAGGGACTTGACCGAGTTTATCTAGCGGTTCGATTGTGAAAGTGCAGAAAGGTATGATAGGATAAAGGTATCTCGGTGGGGGGAAGTCGCTGGTCACCTGAACGACCTGAAACCTAGGGGGTCGGAAACAATACGACTCCCCACCGAGTCTATAACTAGGGAGAGGTAAAAAATGAAAATAACGGACGATTATGATTACGCTAAAGATGTATGGCTAATAAAATGCGTAGAGTGTGGCGTAAGTATGAGCCGTGAAGCATACGCTTACGGACACGATTGCGAGGTGGCGTAATGGGTATGAGAGGTGAGGTAGGTCGGTTTGATTTACAACAAGAAAAGATAACCGAGCTTAGATTGGCTAAGGCTAGATTAGAGGATGCTCAAAAAGTTTTTTGGGAGTGTTTGCTAGGTTCTAGTAAAGCAGGAGTAACACACAGAGAGATTGCGGAAGCTACTGGATTTAGTCGTGCCAATGTAATGTATCACTTAAGAAAGATACAAGATAATAATCCTTTCTTTATAGGAGATGCCAATGCGAATAGGGGTAAAAAGAAATGAACGATCAAGACTCGATAAGCTGGGGAGAGCTGGCGGAATTGACTCACGCTACGCAGGTGGAACGATTTGGTTTTTGTATGTGTGAGGACAATGAAGGGAACGAAAACCCTTATGCCGATTGTAATAAATACTACTCAACCGATTTATCTATCTCTATTGTGGAGATAAAGGCAGATAGCAAAGAACAAGCTGAAGCGATTATGCAAGAGTTTATAGACAAGATTGCACCGATTATGGACGACAAGATTAGGTGGGACGAAGCTAACTGGGAGATTGAGGAAAGTGTCCTAGATAAGAAAGCTGGGGAGTGGATAACAAACTAAGACTCACCGAGGCTTGATTTGAAAATGTCAGGATAATCAAATACAATAAAGCTACTCGGTTACAGTAGCCGATTAACTAGGGAAAGAGTCAAATAAATAAATGAGAACACTCCAAGAAAAACTAGATGCCGTGGCAAAAGATTTAGATGTTGTTATGGCTGATTTGTTAGATGAGCTTGGTCTAAATGACTAAGTAGTCAGAGAGAAGCCCCCGCTAAAAGGCGGGGGTTTCTTTCTTTATAGGATAAACTTATAGGGGTAAAAAGAAAGGGAAAAGTTATGGATCAGATTATGGATACACGAACCGTTATGTTTATTGGAGATTATTTTTCAATGATGGTTACGGTAGGCGTTCCCGAAGAAGCGGTAAAAGAGGGCGAGATCTATGAAGATGCCTGTCTTAGAGTAGCTGGGACTTTAATGAAAGAACACTACGGCTGGGATGTTGTTGCCGTAAGTAATCACATAGGGGTTTTAGATGAGGGAGACCCTAACTGCGAAACTTGTTATGGGGCTGGAAAGATGAAAGCCGAGGTAGCTGGTGTGGCAAGAGATGTAGAGTGCCCCGATTGTTTTAATGGTTAGGGGTAAAAAGTAGACTTACCGATTATGATAAGATTAGGTCACCGGGTCGAGCGAACTTCCCTTTCTGCTCCCCGTTGAGATAAGCACTTGTGCTTATCGCACCGCCCCTTGCTCTCCCTAGCAGGGGTGCGGTGTGTCTAATTGTAATTATTATAGAGATTAGATAAGCTAGATCTAAATCGACAAGAGGGGTAAAAAATGACAAACAACACAATTCAACTCACCGAGTATTTAAATAAAGAGTGGGGACAATTAATAGGGGCAAAACTTTTAAGTATTAGAAGCGCTACCGAAGATGAAGCAGATGAGATGATGGGCTGGGACTTTAGCAACCATCACGCTGTGCCGATTTTAGAGTTTGACAATGGGCTAAGCCTAATTCTTTCTCAAGATGAAGAAGGTAATGGCGCAGGGTTTGCGTTTCTAGTTGAGGAAAGTCAGGAAGGTGTGTTATAGTTATCCTACTCGCAGGGAGCGAGAGAAAAAGAGGGAAAATGAAAACAGCCGTGAAAGTTACAACAGAGGGAACAGTCTCTGTGATTGACCTACAAGCAGACAGCAACGAGTTGGGAACTTTACAGAGTGCCGTTGGTGGTTTGATTGAGGTAGCAACTCTACAAAGTGGATACACAATGTTTATGAACGAAGAAGGAAAAATCCACGAACTTCCAATCAACGAGAAAGCCACCGCAATTTGGTTGGCTAACTTCCCTAACTTCCCTGATGTAATCTTGGGAGATGTTGTTCTAGCAGGAGCAACAGACGAAGAAGGAGAACAACTAGGGCTAGACCCCGACTACGCACAACGCTTGGTCGAACTTCTAGCATAAAAGTAGTAGAGGAACCCCTGCCGAGAGGTGGGGGTTTTTCTATTGTATAGGGGTAAAAATCAGGGTTCACCGATCAAGGTATCTTTAGAGGTATGCAAATAGTTCAGAAGGTTTATCACCCTAACGGGAGTTCAGCTCCGTTTGTTGTGGCAATAGTTGATGACCCTGCCGAGGCAGATACTAAATTAGTTATTATGTTTGAAGAACCCGAGTGCACTGCGGTTTTCTCTTTAGATGGTCTTATTCAAGATGAAGACATTTCAGAGAAAAACTCTAGTCACGCCGAGCGTTATGAATACGCTTTGCGTGATGAGCTGTGGGATAATCGTTACTAGGGGTAAAAAACTATGACAACAATAGCGAGTGTTCAAGGTGATGGCTGGGCTGTTGTTGGTTATGACTCAAGAGTTACCGAGGAAGATGGCAGAACTTATACCTTGCCGAAAGAAGCAGGAAAAGTTTTTAAGAGTGGTAATTACATAATTGGTGTTGCGGGAGATGTTAGAGCAATCAATTTAATGACTCACGTTTTTAAGGCACCGCCTTGCACAGGATCAACTTTAGGGGTAAAACTAGATAAGTTTATGACTGCGGTCTTTATCCCGGAACTAAAGAAATGTTTTGAGGAAGCCTCTTACTCAAAAGATGGCGACCAAGAAAGTCAGATTATGATTTTAATAAATGGAACTATCTACGAGATAGGCGAAGATTATTCTTGGTGCCACGACATTGCGGGTATCTATGCTATTGGTTCAGGTGCCGACTTTGCTTTAGGTGCGCTCAATGCTTTATCAGAGGGCAAGAACAGAACTCTTACTACTGCAAGAGCAACGATCAAAACTGCGCTCGCCGTCTCAGCTAAGTTCGATAATAAGACTTCCGAACCTTTTTACCTCTTGACTCAATACCGAGACTAGCAATCCCCACAAACTGCGCCATTGGTGTAGTGGTCTTGATTGATTTGGAACTTCTGCCCACACTTCCAACAGTTGATGTAAATCATTACTGCTTTTCTAGCCATTATGTTTCTCCCTTGTTTGGCTTGTAGGATTATCATAACAGATTTTCCTGACAAACTCTAAGACACGCCGAGAGTTGCAAAGTGCAGGAAGGTCTGTTATTATTTTCTTATAGGGAAAGGAAAACAAAAATGTGGGGATTACCTGATAGCGCAATCTTGGGAACTATCAAAAGCCTAAAGAGTCATAAGGGCGGAAGAAAAAGTAGTGCCGTATCAAAGCCAAGCAGAGAGATAACTCTTGCTCAATCTTGGGAGTGTTTTGACCAAGACTCTAGAAGCCTAGAGGAACTACTTGCTATGGCTCGCCTAACTATAAAGAAGCAACACGCCGAATAAGCAGGGAAGTTGCAAAGTGCAGGAAGGTCGTGTAGTATTTACTTATTGGCTAAGGGAGCCAAAGAAAGCAGGGAGAAAATGAAAACACAAGCAAAGTTTATTCGTCGCAGAATTGCCGTTGGAGTTATTGCGCTCGCCCTTATCGCTTGGGCGTTTGACGCTACAACACCTGAAATGTGCAAAGTTCCAACAGAGCAGATGAACCAATTCTGCCTAGACCTGTTGTATCCATAAGGGGGAGAGCAAATGCCTAGACTTAGAAAACCTCAACCGATTTTGTTAAATGATGATGAACTCTATGCGCTTATGCTAGCCACATTTAAACACCCTAAAGTTCCTAAATGGAAGCCAACAGGTTATGAACTAGGGCTACTAAAAGACGCTTACGAAAAAATTGCTACAGAGTATTACGCTCGAGCCGAAGAACAACAACGCATTGACGAGGAACTACGACTAATAAGAGCAGAATACGAGGGGGTTTAAGTATGAGCGAAGAAGGTTCAGAGTCATACAACAAAGCAAAACAAAGATGGGGTAAGGGAGAAGAACTTACAGACCAAGAGTTCGCCTGTCTTTTAATGAGGTCTTGCGGAGTCTCTAATTTAGTTGGGGCTTTAGGTTATGGACACGCTAACGAGTGCGGTTTTTGTGATGGGTCTAAACAAGTAGACCCTAGAAGTTATAGGGGGTAAAAAGATGATGTTTGATCTTGGCTTTGGGCTACCGACTTATTTAGCTCATCTAACTATTGGGGTTGGTCGCTACACCCTTTGGCTCAACATTGTGGCTACTAACTGGAGAACCTTTCACTTTGGCAAAAGGTGGGGCGACTGGGTTGGTTGTTTCTCTGTCTTTACTTTTGCTTACACTATAAAAGAGAGGGGGTAAAAATGTATTTAGATACGGGAACCTTGTTTGCAATAGTGATTGCGCTCGCTGGCTCATGCTTTGTTATGGTAGTTGGTATCAGAGCGCAGGGTCAGTTGCACCGAGTCATTAACCAAAAGAACGAGAAGATCAGATTTCTCCAAGCCGAACTACTAAAAGAAAAGAGAGTAACTCAATAGTGAAGATTGAAAAGATTACAGATGAGGCAGTTCGCCTTTACGAAGGTGGGCTATCTCTAGAGGCAGTAGCCAAAGAACTAGGCGTTGCCTACCGAACCGCAAGAAAGGCTGTCTACGGGGCTGGAGTGGTCGTTAGAGACCCCTCTAATCGTTTAGTGGGCAGAACTAGACCTGATAAGAGAGTGAGCGCATGAATACCAACAACATAGTTTGGACAGCAGTCGTATCCCTAGCCCTTGGCTTGGCTTGCCTTGTGGCAGGTTATCAAGGTAATGACTCAATGGCGCTCGCCTTTGGGTTAACCTCAGTAGCCTCAGCAACTCTATCTGCTAGAGAGAAGCGATAAAGCTTTAAGGCTTTCTAAGTGCGGGAAGGTAGGAAAAACCTGCCTTCCTGCATTTTTTATGGAGCATTTAGGTTTTATTATAGATTTAAGGCTGTCAGCAGGGGATTTACGCTTAGAGTGTGAAATAAACCTCAATCTGATAGGCTAAAAAAGTGTCGGATTAACCTGACATTGCGGTATAGTTTATCCAAGCAAGACAAGTGACATAAGGAGATCTACGGATTAGACACTTGAAGTAAGGCTGTCCCCAAGAGCGGGGTGGCAAGGCTGTTAACACTTATAGCCTGTCCCTGTCCCCTAACAAAGGAAAACCAAATGAAGCAATCTCTAAAGCAACGCCATTTGCAGGAGTTGATAGCACTAATGTCTTTGACAGTAGTTCTAGCCTCTACCGCAGTAGCAGTAGCGCAGAGTCCAGAGCAAATGGAACCAGTTCAACAAGTTGTAGTAGTTCCAGAAGTAGTAGAAGTAAAACCGAAGCTTTCAGACTTTGAGAACAAAACCTCTCTCACCGATACAGAATTGAGAGATCTTCTCATTGCAGTTGGCTTTGAAGGCAAAGCCCTTCGCATTGCGTGGGCTATTGCAAAGAAGGAGTCCAATGGTCGCCCGCTTGCTTTCAATGGCAACGCAAAAACAGGCGATAGTTCCTACGGTGTCTATCAAATCAACATGATTGGTGACTTAGGCCCGGATCGAAGAATTAAGTTTTCACTTGATTCAAACTCAGACCTTTTCAATCCAGTAATCAACGCTCAAATTGCTCACCACATGAGCAAGGGTGGAGAAGATTTTTCCGCATGGAAGATCTCCAAGAGCGACTATAATAGTGCTACGGCGGAACCTAAGTTTCAAATGTGGCTTAAGAAGTTCCCCGAAGGAAAGTAGGAAACATGAGCGAAGAACTCAGACCCCTAGTAGGTTCAATAGTTCCGCCTGTGGTGACACCTGCGGAAGAGCCAAAGCCAACCCCTGCGCTCGCAGTTGAGCCAAAGGTTGAAGAGGTCAAAGAAGTAAAGAAGGAAATCAAGTCAGCCCCAAAGGTTAAGAGAGATGCCAACACAATTATTTCTCTTTCTGCTTTGAAGGTTGGTGCTATGGCTGGTAACTCTTCTTCTGTTCAGACTGTTCAGTTGCGTCTTAAAGACCTAGGTTTTGACGCAGTTGTTCGAGATAAGTTTGGCAGACTAGGAGAAGGAAGTGTTGAAGCGATCAACGCTTACCGAAAGTCAGTAGGCTTAGAAGAGTGCGGTTGCTTTAATGAAGAAGTTCTCGCTTATCTCTTTGACGGTCTAGATGTAGGAGTTGGAGCGTAGTAGCTACCTTTCCAATTTCTATCAGCGCCCAGTTGCTCAAGTAAAATTGAGAGGCTGGGCGTTGGTATTTCTAGCGCCTAAGTGCGGGACATTGAAAGGACAGCACTCATGGCAGTAATCAAGAAAGAAAAGAACAAGCAGTTCGAGAAAACTAAGATGATTGTTTCAAGAGTCATTGCGGTTTTCGCTGCGTCAGGATTATCAGTAGTCGGTGCTGGCTCTATTGTCGGTATTGAACTAACTCAAGCAGTAACCCTTGCGGGTGCTCTTGGTGTTGCTACTGTCTTGGAAGCGTTGGCTCGTGCCTACCTTGCAGACGGAAAATTAACTACTGCCGAAATCGATCAAGCCTTTGCTTTGGTTGATAAGGGTAGAAGTTCTTCTTCTTAATTCTGAAAAGCAAAGAACCCCCCAACCTTTGCGGTTGAGGGGTTTTTTGTTTGACGGATTTACTTAGAGTTCTTTAGTTCTGTTAGCCACATTTCTAGAAGTTCAGCCCTTGCGGTGTTGCCTTCCGATAGTGCCTCTAGAAGTTGTTTTGTTATTTGTTCAATTGTTCTGTCGTTGATCAGTTGTGAAGTTGAAGCCATTTCCCTACTTCCTTTCTTGTTCGATTGGGTCTTGAAGTAATGCAATTGCAGTTCCTAGAACCCCTGCGATTATTGCTACGGTTGCTATTAACATTATGCCCCCAAAATAAAACATAGAGCGATTGCAACTGCTACACCAACAAAAGCGCCAATAGGTGCGCCAACATCAGCGTTTTCATCAAGCCAGTCAATTACTGCGGTGAATGGATTTGTCATTTTGTTTCTCCCTTTTGGTTCTCCCTGAACCATTGATAAAACTATAAACCTTCTTCCTGACATTTGCAAGAGACACGCCCAACAAAAAACCCCCCGATTTCTCGAGGGGTTCTTCGGGGAGTTGGTCATTAAACCTCTGTAGCCCTGCCGTCCTCAACTTGCTTGAGGAAGTCTTGAACTATCTCTAGTGCGTCCTTTCGTCCTTGAAGTCCTCTGAACTTTGGAAGTCCGATTTGATCTCCGATAAGTCTTGCAAAAGTGCGGAGAGCAGGTTCTGAAGTCATTTGCATTTTACTTCCGCCGTATGTCTTGATTTCAAGTTCTAGTGACATTTTGATTAGTTCAAGTTGGATAGGGCTAACTGCTAACTCTACGGTCATTGGTGATGTTGTCATTTTGTTTCTCCCTTTTGTTTTTCGGTTCTCCCTGAACCGTTAGGAAAAGAATACATGACCTTCCTGACATTTGTCAAGATAAGATCAAAAAGCTTTTACGGCGTGTCGGGAAAAGAAAAACCCCCCCGAGGGAAGTCAGGGGGGTTAGTTCTTTGCGGTTACTTGGTAAGGAGAAGTTCCAAGATTTCGCCGTCAGTAAGTTCTTTGTAACTACCGTTGAAAGGACTTGTGTAAGAACCTTTATTCTCATCTGTTACGGCAACCTTTACAACTTCTGCATTCATTCCCTTTGCATTCTTTGCGGTTTCAGTAATCAGGCTACTTGCACCTTGTGCGGTATCAACATGGAAGTTGTAGTTTGTTTCCTTTGTGATTGTTCCTGTTGATGTTGTCTCTGAATACTTTACTGTGATTGATACTCCGTATGACATTTGTTTCTCCCTTTGTTTGTATTGGAACTCCCTGCTCCAATAAGATAAAGATACATGACCTTCCTGCACTTTGCAAGTTATAATAGGCAGATGACTAGTCATACTTTCTGACCTAGATTTCTGACCACTATCAAGACATGAGCCTAAGTTACTAGGTAGTAACTAGGTAGGCAAGTAGATGACTAGTCTTGTATCGAGTGACTTATCTAGACTGTCTATGACTGGTCATTTAAGTTCATAGACTTTAGACATTGAGAAGATGTAAGAAGAGTATCCAAGATGATAGATGATAGATGTAAATCATAACTAACATAAAGCTTTTTTGTCTACAAAGGATAAATGTATGTATGCCTTTTTTGATCATTTTTGAAAGAAAATAAAAACAAAAGGGCACATAGGCACTTCTAAATCTGTAAAAAATTTAAAATACAGATAAAAATAAAAAGTTTTTTGAAGTTGCAAAACTAAAAGAAAAAAGGCCCGGAACGATTTTGAAAATGTCAAAAACTATACGTACCCTTCTCACAGGCCAAAAGCAATTTATGTAAAGGTTCATCTTTTCTTCTTTGCCGTACAAGATTTCATCTCCTTTTCTTTGTACGACCTCTTGAACTTCAAGTACAATAAGCATATGATTAACCAGCCTCGACTCCCTTTAGATGAAGTCACCTACATTGCCTCTCTCCCTCGTGCTGAGTTGGAATCACGCCTACGGGCGCTGTGGAATGCTGGCTGGTCCCTCGCAATTATTGGAGATTCTCTAAATCCGCCTCGTCCAAAAACAACTATCCACTTCTGGGTCCGTAGAGCTGAAGATGTAAAGCAGTTTAGGAACATCCCTGTTCCCCCTCCAAAGTCTCTTACTACTTCCGTGCCTACCAAGAATGCTCCTCGTCTGAGATCCATTTCTCCGGGCGTCCCTACCGATATAAGGCTTAGACTTAGAGAGCTGTCTATTCTCTCAAAGCGCTATCGTGCTAAGACATCCCCCGAGAGTCCTTTAGCCAGAGCAAATGTTGAGCTAACACAGATTGCCAAAGAATTAAGAAGCAGAGGCGTTCCTACCGCTGCCATAGCTGAAGCCGCAGGAGTCACCTACCGAGCTATGGCAAGACGACTCTCAAATGGCTAGAACTTATAAAACAGCTTCTGGCGTCTACAGCGAAGAAGATCTAGCCGTAGTTATCTGGGTTAACCCTAAAATCACTAAGCGCCCACAATCTCGACGCCTTGAGACTATGACTTCTCCTAACTCTAGATATCCAATGGCATTCCCCATTGCTCACTTAACTTCTCACCATGCTTGGAAGACTTTTAAAGTTACAAAAAATTCCGAAGACATTGACTCTCTAATAGGCAGAACATCAAGACAATCCCCTATACTGGTTCCATTGCCTCTAGCTAAGTCTTATTTGGGCTGGGACGAGTTTTATATACCCACCGAATACACCAATTTAGGAGATTAACAGTGCGTTCTCTTGCAGATGTCTTTCCAGCGGTCGCTTGGATTGCCCCACCTAACTCTGTAGCTCTCTCCGAGCTTGCTACAAGTGGTCCAAGCCCTGCAGGAACCCGCAAAGTAGATAGAGTTCGAGTTGTGTTGCTGGGAAACAACATTCTTATCGCTCAAGACTCTCCAGAAGGCCCTAAGTTGGTTTTTAAGGAGGGTTTCATCTCTCGCCTAGTAAATGGCAAGACCACGACGGTTAAAACCGATACAGGCAAGACCATCGCCTTTACCAAGGATGAGAATTGCGGATGTGGATCACGCCTACGCACTTGGAACCCATATGGACAGAACAATTCAGTCTTCTCCACATCGGATCCAACCGAATGAGCGACTTCTCAACTCTTCAGATCGCTCTTTTAGGTCTTGCTACCTATCGCACAACTCGCTTCTTTACTAGAGACACTCTCTTCAACCCTATCCGTAATTGGATTTGGAAGAAGCGTCCGCCAGAGAAGTCTTTTATCGGATATCTATTCACCTGCGAATGGTGTACCTCAGTTTGGATAGCATCAGGTTATGTATTATCCGCTATCATTATTCCTGAAGTAACCTACATAGTCATAACCATTTCAGCGTTATCGGCTATTGCAGGATTGTTGACCGCATATGAGGATAAGTGACAGCCCTCATGTTCCGCAGCAGAATTGACGAGGAGTAAACATGGGTATTTTCACCAACGACGATTCCACACCAGTCACACCCGCTCCTAAAAAATCTGCCCCGTCAGCTTTATCTACTATTTTTACATCTAACGCACAAACAGTTGCCTACTCAACTCCTCGGGCACTTACTGCTGCAGCAGCGCAGTTAAAAGTTAATGACAAGGGAGAATACGAACAGTTTAGAATTCGTCGCTCTGCAGGTTCATCTGCATGGCAAGCCGAAGCTTGGGAGTACTACGACGCAATCGGTGAAGTTAAATATGCTTTTAATCTTGTAGCATCAGTTGTTTCACGAATTAGAATTTATGCAGCAGTAATTGATGATCCAGCAGAGGCACCAGTATCAGTTCGCAACTCAGACAAAGTCGATGATCGTCTTGCACAAGCAGCAGAACGTGCATTAGATAGGTTAAACTCTGCATATGGTGGACAAGCAGGATTACTTAAAGATGCAGCTCTCAATCTTTCAGTTGCGGGTGAGTGCTATCTCGTACAAATGCCCGCTCGTCCAGGACACGGTCTTCCTGAGTCTTGGGATATTCGTTCTGTTGACGAAGTAACAACAGATCCAAAAGGTGGCTTCAATGTCATTGGTCGCCGTGAGCAGGGATCTAACTCACAAAGCTCTAACACTAATTTAAATACAAAGCTTGGTAAAAATGCATTTATAGGACGCATCTGGCGTTCACATCCTCGTTATTCAGATGAAGCAGATAGCTCTTTAAGAGGTTTGCTTGATCTTTGTGCTGAACTTCTTCTATTGAATAGGACATTCCGTGCGACTGCTCGTTCTCGCCTTAATGCTGGCGCTCTTTATCTCCCAGATGGTCTTTCGGTTGCGGCGCAAGCGGATCCAGACTACCCCTACGATTCTGAGGATGGTATCGGCCCAAACTTTACTGCTGAAGAAGCAGAGGACGAATTCGAAGAACAATTAATGGATGCGATGACGACTCCAATCAGAGATGAAGAGTCTGCATCAGCAGTTGTCCCACTTATCATTCGTGGCCCAGCGGAACTTGGCGACAAGATTAAGCAGTTTAAGTTTGAGCGTTCATTCGACCCAGCACTTGCACAACGTGCTGACCGTGTTCTCGAGCGCATTCTTCAGGGACTAGATGTTCCAAAGGATGTTGTAACAGGTCTTGCAAATGTTAAGTACTCAAACGCACTTCAAATCGATGAAACTCTCTATAAATCACATATAGAACCTTTGATGCTGCTTATTGCAGATGCACTAACTGTTGTTTATCTTCGTCCTTATCTTATTGCAAGTGGTTTCACTGAAACAGATGTAAATCGTCTTGTTGTTTGGTATGACCCATCAGCAATTGCAACTCGTAATGACCGTGCATCAGATGCTGATTCAGGATTTGATCGTGGAGCAGTTTCATACGACACATGGCGTCGTGCTCATGGCTTCTCGGATCAAGATGCACCAACTCCAACAGAGATGGCAATCCGTATGCTTTCAGAGCGTGGAGTGCTTACACCAGAGCTTACAGAAGCAATGCTTGGAGCAGTTGCACCAGATGTTATGGCTGCAATACGTACTGCACAACAAGAAGCATCTGTTGCCCCGCTACCCCCAGAGGTTGAGCAAGCACTTCAGCAAGCATCTGCAGGTGCAGAGGCAACAGGAAATGTTGCTGAATCCCCAGATGCAGAGACAGCACCTGAGGGAACAGAGAATGTCTGACGCAAAAGCCCCTAAGAAAGATCAAATCAAAGGTTCTAAGAAAAACGCTAAAGGATCTGCATCAGGTTCTCGTAAAGTAGTTTTTTCTAAAGCAGTTGAAAAATCTCTTGCAGATAAAGTAGCAACTCACAACGAGAAAGCTAGAGAAGGCCGTCGTGCAACTCTAGGAATGCTCAAGGCTGTCTATCGCCGTGGTGCAGGTGCTTACAGCACTTCACATCGTCCCGGTATGACTCGCAACCAATGGGCTATGGCTCGTGTTAATGCATTTTTGAAGATGCTCAAGTCTGGTAAGCCAGCGAACTCAGCTTACAAGTCAGATAATGACTTGCTCCCAGCAAAGCATCCTCGTTCAACAAAGAAGAACAACTCAATCACTGCTTCGGCTGGATTAGTTCCAGAAGAATCAGACCTAGCTAATGCTCTCATTGAGATCGCTGAGAAGTATGGAAAGTTCAACGAAGATGCAACAGGAATTTGGGCAGGATACACCCCAGCCGCAGAAAATAAATACAAAGGAATCGGAGTCAAGTGCTCTAGCTGTGTTCTATACATGGGTAACGGCTCGTGCAGAATCATCGAAACAGAAGTCGAAGACGAAGGTAAGTGTCGTTTCGCGGTTATCCCAGATGGGGTCGTTGATGTCGGAGTTCTCGAAGGCGAAAAACTCGGAAACGAAATCCAATCCTTAGAAGAGCTTGCACAGATTGCTGAAGAATATAGATTTGAACAAGAGTTGGCAGTAGAGATACTTCCTGAAGAAGAATACGACTCACCAGAACACGCTATTCTTTCTTTAGCAGAGTTTTCAGGGTTTGGTTATGAAGCAGAGCATGCAGTTCGTGCATCTTGGCTTCGTGGAGTTCGCAGCGGTGACGATCCATTCAAAAGAGCATCTAATTTTGCAATACTAGGTTATGAAAGCTTAGATTCAGATTTGTTACCTAAAAAGGGAGAAGATAATGTCTAAGAAGAATCAGAGACAGCTTCACGTTCTCTCTCAAAGCGAGACTACATACAGCACTCGTCAACAAGCACGTCTAATCCGTAACGAAGCACTACAAATGATTGAGGCAGCTAATGAATTTACAACTAACACCCGTAGAGTTAATCGTCGCTCAGCTTTCCGTGTCATTTCTCGCTCTCTTCATTCTTCTGAAGGTCTCCCATTTTCAGTTCGTAAGCACCAAGCGCTCACAGAACTCTCAAACTACATCTCACTTGCAAAACACAACAAGGTAGTTGGCTTAACAGCATTTAACACCGATCTTCTTCCACTTACACACCCACGTTCGACTCGTGAACACTCTATGACGGCTTCAGCGATGATTCGTTCACATATTCAATGGGTTACAGATGATCCACGAATCACAGATGAGAACGCTAAGGCACTTATTGCATCTGCAATGCTTGCTCCAGCTAACTCTCCAGAAAAACTTTATGCACTTACACGCTTAGAGAACCTTCCACAAGGCCATGTTCCACTAGAAGCAATGACTGCAGCATATGGTGGAGGAAACTCTGCTGCTGCAAAGCGTGCTCGTGTTGCTCTCCAGCTCCGCGACCGTTTGGGCCGCTGGGTTGAGATGTTTGGTGGCCTTGGTATCAAGGTAAAGCGTCGTGACGGAAGCACAGCAGCTCTTACAGGTCGTGCAGTAGGGCAGAACATCTTTAGTCCACAACTTGCAGATGTCGAATTAGAAGATGGACGCATTGTTGCAGTACCAATTCGTCAAGCACGAGGTGCAACATTCCTTCCAAGCCCTGCAGCAAAGAAAGATGGCTTTACACCTGCTGGTTCAACAGCAGATGACATGGATGACCCAATTATCGATGAAGCAGATCTTACATTTATGGAAAGTCCTAGCTCATTTGAGAAAGATGAGAGAGGAAGCAAGCAGGGAACAACAAAATATACTGATCAAGCCTACGATGTAGTTAAGTTTGATGATAACAAGCGTGCTCTTGCAGATTTAAGTGAGACAAACAAACTTAGAGCAGAGCGTGACTTAGACGATGCAGCAGTTGATAAGCAAGGCGAGACAGATCCAGACTCAGGTAAGCAATTTTGGGATCCAGAGAAGCCAATCTATGCAGTCTCACGTCGTGGCGGAACTCCTTTTGCATATACACAGAACTGGAACGATGCACAGCAAAGAATTCAAGCAGATCAAAGATTCCTTGATGAAGAAGAGGGTCGTACACCTCTTGCGAGAATTACTCAGGATGACAACACTCCTGAAGACGAGACTCCACTTGTAGATCAGCAAGATAAGTTTAAGAAGGAAGAGATCGCACGTCTTCCAGAACAAGAAACAACAAAAGCTCCATCTGATTTTAAATACAAAGTTCCAGAAGATACTTATGAAGTATCTGATCCAACAGCGCCATACCGCTCCGTATCTGAGTATGACGATCCTGCATCTCTTGCAAATATGTTCCAAGGTGATGAGCTCATTGATGGTCTTGATGATGCAATGGATACTGGTCTTGGTCGCCTCACATTCCCAGATGGAACAGATTCAGATGGAGAACCTACTGGTGGAGAGCAAGAAGTTCCAGCAGAAGCAATTCTTAAAGCAATTGATGAAAAGGGCGGGGATGCAGAACTTGCACTTGCTCAAGCATACGATAAGCGTCTAGGGACAACAGAAAATGAAGACGCACTTGCTGCAAAGCGTGAAGCAGATAGAGGAGCAAAGGTTGGCGAGCCAAAGAAGCTCGGCGAAGTATTCGACGAAGTAACAAAGGCTCCAGAGCCAGAAGCAGAAGCACCAGTTGAAGAAACTCCTGTTGCAGAGATCCCAGAGATTACTGAAGATGCAGAGCCATCCACATATCCAGCTCTAATTGATGGACTTACAGAAGAAGAGCAAGCAGAGTTTGAGAAGAGCAAAGACTACACTCCATATCTCACAGAAGATGCTCCAGTCGAGTGGCCAGAAGGTTTTACACCGCCACAAAATAGAATTCTTAGCGAAAAAGAGCGTGCACAAGCTTTAGAAATTGCTAGCTCAGATATTCCTGACGAAGATCTAGCCGAGTCATACAACGGTGCAATCAAAAATAAATATGACGAAGATGGTTATGCACCATTTGGTGATTTAGACGAGAACAACGAAGTGCAGACAATTCAAGTACCAAGTGAAGTTCTTCGTGATGCAATGAAGCTTCGCAACTTTGACATGGACGAAACTAATCAACAGGTTGTTGACGGAACTTGGGATGAAGTAGACCCAGAAGATGAAGTTGCATTGGAAGAAGAACCTGTAGCAGAGATTCCTACACCAAAGACTCCAGATGAAGGCAAGGGAACTAAGTCTGGCAAAGATCCTCTCAAGGAAGGTTGGGGATCGGAAGACTGGATTGACGAAACATCTAAGGATCCTCGTTTCCACGAGATGCTTAAGAAGAATAAAGATTTTGCAAGACTTACTGGTTTCTTTAACGATCCAACATTCGATAGCCCTCTTCTCTCTGACTACCAAGACAAAGATATGGAAGGCTTTGAGTCTGGCAGTGAAGTAGAGGCAATCGATCTTGGCGAGTATGGGTTTGAACCAGGACCTTCAGCCCGTGTTCAGTATGCACTTGATATTTTGCAAGATCCTACACAATCAGCTCGTGCTGGTTTCAAGGACTGGAGAACTGGTGAGCGCTCAGCAGAGAACGAAAGAAATATTCTCAAGGCAGCAGATGAGCAACTAGATCTTGCTAAGCAGGATCTCTCTGAAAAAGATGTTATTGAAAACAAAGCAATTGATTCTGTCCGTGCAACTCTTGCAAAAGAAATTGCAAAGCTTGACAAGCAGATCGAGAAAGATAAGAAGGCTGAGGAAGAAGCAAAGATTGCTCCTCAGGTTTCTTACAAACTAAGAGGAGATCGCTTAGAGCTTCGCTCTGGTAAGAAGGCTCCATTCAGAAGACAAGATGTAAAAGACTTTTTAGATGATAATGGTTTTGATTGGAACCCAGATGCTAAGGCTGAAACAAAATCTGGTATGGATGAAGCAAGCGCTAAGAAGTTCCTTCGTGATTTAAGAGATAAATATGGTATTGATCTTCTTCCAAGAGAAGGACAGCCACCAATCGACCTTGAATCAAAGGACGAAGTAATTGAAGCTCCTTCAACTCCTGAAACTCCATCTGCAAAGCCAAAAGAAAAGTCTCTCAAAGAAAGAGAAGAAGAAGAGTTCGGTAAGTTCTTACCTCTTCCAGATCCCTTACCTGAAGGTTGGGTAAAAGATGAAGAGCGTGGATTCAACGAAGTTTATTACATGCAAGCTGTTGAAAACGAAAACGGCGATAGAATTGTTGGAACATACGGTAAGGATGGAAGTAGAGACCCATACTGGACAGTAAGCGCTGACTTTGACTCGCCAGAATCATTTAAGTCTTTTGAAGATGCACTTGATTTCTATAACAAAAATTCTGGAAAGCAAACAGAAGACAGTGCCGAACCAGAGACTTCTGAAGACACAACACCTGTTGAAGATGTAGTTGAGCTATCCCCTACTCTAAACGAAAAATTACTAAAGCGTGATGGCATCCAGATGGTAAAGATCACTGGCCCAAATGGAGAAGAGATTGAGACACCAGTCTTTAATCTTCGTGGTCGCCCTATGGTTTTAATCAATGTTAATGGTGTACGCATACCGTTCTACATTAGCTCGGGTAAAGGCGGTAAAGCAGGTGTTCCTGTTGGAAAGTGGTATCCAATCTTTGGAATCGGTACCGATGGCTGGTTTAATAAGGGCAACGAAGAAGAGATTAACAACTACTTCGATAGTCCAGAGCTAAGAGAGGTAGCTGAATGGCTTAACTCTAATATTGGAGATATCCGTAAAGAAGATATGCCAGAGTCTGACGAAGTCACTGACGAGCTTCGTGCACAGATAAACCAAGACCTATCTCCAGGTCGTTACTATGAAAACGCTGTTGTCTACGGAAATAGAGCTCTTGCCCTTGCAAAAATTAGGGGAGATGAAGAAGCAGTAAAACAAGAAGAAGCAATTCTTAAAAAATACCTAGACGATATAGCAAAATTTGAAGCTGAAAAGAAAAAGCAAGAAGAAGAAGGACAGGAAGAGCCAACTGTAGAAGAAGTAGTTCCTGAAGAAGAAGAAGTAAAAGAGCCTGTTGCTGAAGAACCTGCGGCAAAAAGGAATATCTTCCAAGAATCACTTGACATAATTCAAGAGGGACTTCTTGATGCATTGTCAGAAGAAGGTCCTAACATAACTGTCTCAGAGTTAGTAGATAGACTGAAGCGTAAGCTAAAGGGTGATGACAAAGTTGTAGGAGATTATGGCACTAGAGGTGACATGATTAGCAAGCTCATGTGGGCTAAGTGGGGCGCTGGTTTCTGGAGAAACGAATCTCCATACATTAGAAGATCCATGAGCGAATACAAGTCTGAATTAAAGAAGCTCTCAGACGAAGAACTTATTGCATTAGTTGATATGTATTACGACGAGATTGATGCTCGTCTTGAAGCTGAGAGAGAAGCATCACGACCAGTTGAACCAACGCCGCTTACTCCTGAAGAAGCTGCGGAAGTAGAGAGAAAGCGTAGAGTTAAAGAGCTTCGTGATAAGAAGCGCAGAGAGCGTGAAGACAAGCTTCTAGAAGAAGATGATAAGGCTAAGGAAGAAGAAGAAAAGCCAACCCCTGCAACCCCTGCAACCCCTGCAACCCCTGCAACCCCTGCAACCCCTGCGAAGCCAACTCCTACAACCCCAGAAAAGCCTAAGCCATCTGATTACGAAGAAGACACTCCTGATGGATTTGTTTATGTTGACAAGAGCGACAATGACGTTAAAGATGGAGATGAAATTAATCTCCCTAGTGTTGGCTGGGTAAAAGTTAAGAGAAAGGTTTTCCTTCCTGGTAGAACCACTGCAGATGTTGTCTATGAAGATGAAAATGGTAATGAAGGTACTGGTTTCTTACCTAGAACAGTTGAGACTCGTGCTAAGCAAGCTCCTGCTGAAGAACGCAATCGTAAGACTCCAGCAAAGCTTAGAGTCGGAGAAGAAGTCTATCTTGTTGATAAAGATGGAGATGGTCCTGGCTGGGTAAAGGTTCTAGAAGTAAAAAAGAGAAATTGGAATTCAGGGAACAGTAAAGGCGACCAAACCACATGGGAAATATGGTACGAAGATGCAAATGGAAAGCGTAGTCTTTGGACATATAACTACTGGAGCAGTAGCAGTTGGGGCGGAGACGGTCAAACTGGTAAGTTCCCTACTCGTCCTGCAACATCTAAAGCACCAGAACCTGTAGAAGAACCTTCAGTAACAGTTACGCCTCGCATTGCTGCATCTAGAACAACAGATCTTAAGCCAGGCGATGTTATGACTAAGGACTTCTTTACAGTCACAAATGTAGAGCAAGGATTCGAGAAGAAGCGTGATGGAGAAATGGTTCCAGCTTCTCGTGTCACTGGTTACTATCCTGGCGGAGTAGAGCAGTCAAGCAAGCTTTGGGCAGACGACGTTTTATTTGATGTATATCGTGATGTAACTCCTCCTGCAAAGGGAGATCTTCCAGAACTTAATCAGCCAAAGATGGGTGATTATGGAAAGCTCACAAAGGTCAATGGCGAATGGGAGCTAAAAGACCCAGCTGAGCAAAAGCAATTTGAACAAGACATGGAAAAGTATCAGGAGCAACTATCCACACAGAAGGCTCTTTGGGAAGCTCCAGTTGTTGAAGTTCCTGTAAAGGAATTTACACCTGAAAACACTCTCCACGTTGTCAACGCACTTGGTAAAGATCTCAAGCCAAACGATATTGCATTCCGTCGTGACGAGAATGGTGAGCTCAGCGAGTTTTTCGTTATTGAAGAAGTTCTTCCAGGCACAGTTATGGTCCCTCGTGCAGATGGAAAGCCAGCAGAAGAGAAGGTTCAAATCCGTGGATACTATCCAGGACACGAATCACAAGTTAAGTCTTGGAAGACTGGCACATCTGTTGAAGTTCTCCGTGGGGAACAAGCAGCAAACATTCCTGCAAAGGGTGATAAGCCAGCAATCGATAGCATCGAGCCAGGAACTCTCAAGGGTCAGGCATACAAAGATAAGAACGCAGAAATTTCAGCATTAAGAAAAGAAGCTGGCAAGGCATACACACCTGATCTAACAGCCTCAGAGATTCCTGCAGTACTTGTAGAAAGACCTAATAGCTTTAATCGTGGAAACCGCCCAGCGTTCTTTGGCAAGGCTGCAGAACTTGCAAACCTCAAAGATGGTAAAGCAATCTCTGATGCTCTTAAGGGCAAGCGAGTTGTCTACTTCGACTTTGAAACAGTAGGAACTGGAAAGTTTGATAACGACAATCCTGATGCACCAATTCAGGTTGCAGCATCTGTCTGGGAAGGTGGAGAAAAGGTTGGAGAGATCAACCTATTCATTAACCCAGGAGAGCCTCTTGGGGACTATTACTATAAAGAAGATGAAAACGGAAACAAAGTTCTTGATCCAGAAAAGCTTCTCAGCTCAGACGGGCAGACAGTTGATGATGCATTCTTAGCATCTCAACCATCTATTGAAGATCAGCTTCGTGCATTTGCAGAGTTTGCTGGACAAGATGCAATCTTTGTTGCACACAATGCAGAGTTTGATACAAACACATTCGAGAAGTGGGCTCAGAAGCTAGGTATTGACTACAACATGGATGGTGTTATCGATACTCTTGAATTAGCAAAGAGCATGACACCAAAGGGCAACAAGCTCGGTCAAGTTGCTAAGCGCTACGGTATTGAGAAGACAGATGAAGAGTGGCACGATGCTAGAACTGACTCTGAGGTTCTCCCAGCAATCCTAGAAGGTTTGCTTGGAGATATGAAGCCTGACAATAGAGAGTTTGATCCTGCAACTCGTCTTGCAGAGTTTGAAGCTAAGCGTTCTTCTTACAATGAAAAGCTAGAAGCATTTAAGAAGCAAGAAGCAGATCTTGCTATGGCTGAAGCAGTCAAGCGTGGTATGGCTGGAGAGCCTGTATCTATTGATGAAATGCTTGGCAAGACCAAGACAACATCTGGCTTTGGTTCTGAAGGAAGCACAGACTCTGCTGAAGAGTATGCATATGAATCAATCTTTGGTGGAAAGATTAACAACTCTTGGATCGAAGATGATGAAAACACATTCGTTGTTGACGAAGGTGCAGCAACTGTAGGAGATATTAAGATTGGTGACTTCGTACCTGCTGAGGGTGGCGGATACCATGAAGTTGTTGACCTGCTTGCAGACCCAGAAGATCCAAACGGAACTATCGTTGTTCGTAAGATTGTATCTAGCGGTTTGCTATACAGCACACGAGTTACAGAGAAGAAGTCTCCAGGAATTGGTTGGTCTAACGGCAAGGTTCTTAAGGGAACTCTCCGTCGTCGTAACGAACTAGCTGGTAAGACACCTGCAGAAGTTAAAGCTTTAGTATCTAAGCCAGTAGTAGTTGCTCCAGAACCTACAACAAAGGAAAAGACTCCTACACCTAAGGGTAAGAAGTCAATCACTCCAGAAGAGACACAAAGTGTCGTCTCGGATGCGATTGAGGCAATTACATCTGGTGCTAAGTCAGATTCATCTGTTGAAGATGCGGTAAAGGGTCTTCCACTTGATGACACCACTAAGTCTGCAGTTCTTGCAGATCGTGAAGATGCATCTATTAATCACCTATCAGCAGACGGTGTTGCTCTTAAGGTTGGCGACAAGGTTCGCAACGTAAAGAATGGCCGCATGGGTGAGGTAAGAGCAATTCTTACAACATACGGACCTCGTGGATACAAGAATTACGTCAAGGTTAAGTTTGACGATGCTGCAAAGCGTGAAAATGTTTCAGCAGGTTCACTACAGATCATTAATCCTGATGACGGTGGCGGTTTCTTCACAGATCCAACTCCTCCTGCAACTGGAGAGCCAGTAAACCCTAACGAGACACCAAAGTCTGCAGAAGAATTAACTTCACTTCTTACTGGAGATGTTACAGATAACACTCCTGCAGTTGAAGTTCCAGAAGAGCCTGTAGTTATGGATGCTGAAGATCGAACAAGAATTTGGAAAGAAAACGAAGAAAAGAGAATGAAGTACGCTCTTGATCTTAACTATCGCCAAGTAAGCCCTGAAGCATTAGAGGCACTTACAGCAGCAGTTCAAGATATATCTCAATATGACAAGGGTCATCAAAGATCTGTTACAGCATTTATGCCAAGTCTTTCTACTGGATTGCCAGTAGAAAGAACATTTACGTTTGTAAAGCCAAGTAAAAAAGATCTTGAGCGTCGTGAGGACATGGAAGCAGACGATATTATCGTTATGATTGGTCCTCGCAATACTGAAGCAATTATTAAGTCAGATGGAAGAATTCTTTATTTTGATAATCCATCTGTTCCAAACTGGAACTTTAGTGTTAGATCTCCAGATCTATACTCAGCTATTGAAAAATCAGACGAGGTCACTTTTCCTTTAGGGGAAAATCCTGATCTTCAAAATATGGGAATGATTTCAAATAATCAAGAGTTCCCTAAAGATGCTCTTGGAAGTCCAGATGAGATAGAAGATCCAGATTTTGTTGTAGATAGCCCTGATGCAGAGCCAAAGGGAATCAAGCCAACCAAGCAACAGCAAGCAGTTATAGATGCTGTAGTTGCTGGCAAGGATGTAATTGTTCAAGCTCTTGCTGGAACAGGTAAGACCAGCACACTGAAAATGGCTGCAAAAGCTGTTGCAGAAAAAGATCCAGACAAAACTATTCTTTACATTGCATTTAACAAGGCTGTAGCTGCAGAACTTAATGCAGATCCAGATCGTCCTTCAAATATGATTGCACGAACCAATACTCAGGTTGCTTGGCACCATTCACCTAAGTGGATGCAAAAGCGTAGCTTTGACAAAACACTGCTTTCACTGCCAACTGATGTAGCTGATCATCTCGAGATCGGACCAGTTAAGGTTACAGAGATTAAGAAAGACGGATCAAAGGTAGAAGCAACTCTTTCAAGTAAAGATGTCGTTGGAGTAATTCGTCAGGCAGTAACAGCATTTGCACAGAGTGCAGATGAAAAGATTATGCCTCAGCACTTCACAGATAACTTTGTAGACATTCCTGAAGTGTTTATTGACTACGCAAACCGCTGGTGGGACGACATCTCAAGCCCTAAGGGTAAGCTAGCGATGAATCAGTCTTACCCAGAAAAATATGTTCAGCTAAATGGCATAGATGTAACAATGTCTCCAAGTGAAGCGGGTGCAAACCCAGCAACAATGATCCCTGCAGCAGACATTATCTTCTTTGATGAAGCACAAGATATTAATGATGTTGCTGGCGATTGGGTTCGTAAGCAAACTGTACAAAAAGTATTCGTTGGCGATGGAAATCAATCTATCTATGGTTTCCGTGGAGCAAAGGATCAACTAGATACTCTTGAAGGAGCAGATAAGCTTCAAATCACAGAGTCGTTCCGCTTCGGTCCAAACATTGCAGCACCTGCCAACCGTTTCCTTGCTGTTGCTGGAAAGCCAGAAAGAGTTGTTGGAGCTGGAAAAGATCAAGGTAAAGTTGTAGAAAGCCTTGACGAGATGCCAGATCCAGATGCAGTTCTTGTCCGCACAAACGGTGGTGGATTTAAGGCAATGCTTGAGTATCTTGAGCAAGGAAAGACTGTCGGAATTAGTCAATCAACTAAGACAAGACTTGAAGAAGTTATTGACACAACAAGTTGGCTCATGGGCGGAAAGAAGGGCTCAAAGCCAGCTAAGTACAACGCAGAAATTGGAATGTACGACTCTTGGGAAGAACTCTCAACTGCAGTACGAGAAGGAAAAGCTCGTCCAGTTAAGGCTTTCTATGACTTAGTCACTCAAAACGGAATGCAAAGTATCCGTGACATCCTAGATCGTGTTGTCGTAGAGCGTGAAGAGACTGAAGAAAGTAAGGCAGCTCGTAAATCTTACGTCCCTATTAAAATAGATGATGCATTAGATGGATCTACAGGATCTTTAGGTTCTGGATTAAAGTACGAGGTTAAAGGTAATACGATAGTTGTAACTGGATTTACAACACCAGACCTTGCAGAAAAACTTCGTAATGCAGGTATTCCAGCTAGAAAAACTGGAAACAAGGTTAAAAACTCTAAGGGCGAGCTTAAAGACGAATGGGTCAGAGATAAAGTAATTGAAGATGACCTTGAGAGAACAGATAAACTAAATAACATTAAAAAGGCAGTTGCTGGAATTATAGATTCAGCTTCAGCAGATGTAGTTGTAACAACAGCACATCAGTCAAAGGGTCTGCAGTGGAACAAGGTTCGTATTTATGATGACTTCTGGGGTCCAAAGTTTAATAAGGAAACTGGCGAGATTGATATGCCATCACCAGAAGAACTTCGTCTTGCATATGTAGCAGTAACTCGTGCTCAGAAAGAAGTCTACTTAGGTCCTCTAAGCTGGGTTAACGATTACACATCTGATGAAGATGAGCAAGCTTCGTTCTCTCTGGAATCAATGAATAATATTGAAACAGACCCAGTTCCTGTAACACCAGAAGAGTTTGGTGATGAAGTACAGGAAACTGCAAAGAAGATCGATCCAGCCACTCAAAAGATTGCAGATGCAATTATTGCAGCCCTTGAAGCAGGAACTGCTCCTTGGCGTAAGCCTTGGACTGGCGGGGGATTCCTCCCAACTAGCGTTGCAACTGGCAAGATGTATGAAGGAACAAACGTTCTCGTACTCTGGGCTGCTCAAGAGCGCAATGGTTGGTCAGATAATCGCTGGCTTACATACAAGCAAGCAGAAAAGCTTGGCGGAAACATTAAGCGTGGCGAGAAGGCAACTTCAATTATTCACTGGACTCCAAAGTTCAAGGATGTCAAGCAGCCAGATGGAACTATCGAAAAGGTATTCGTTTACACACCTCCAAAGATCATCAATGTTTTTAACGTAGAGCAAGCAGAAGGAATTAATCTTCCTCCACTTGTTAAGGGTGATCCAATTCCAGTAAGCCAAGCAGAGCAAACTCTTCTTGACACATACAAGGATCGTCCAGAGATTTTCTACAAGTCCCAAGACAGTGCTTACTACTCTCCAGTAACTGACACAATTCACTTGCCGCTCCGTGAGCAGTTCGGTGCAGAGCAAGACATCTTTGAAACCCTAGTTCACGAACTTGCACACAGCACAGGACACACATCTCGTGTGAACCGCAAAGATCTTACAGATAACTACGGAACTCACAAGGCTAGCCGTGGTGAAGAAGAACTTATTGCAGAGATCTCTGTAGCATTAGTTGCTGCTCGTCTCGGCGTTGAGATTGACTTTGGAAATGTTGCTGCATACGCAAAGTCATGGCTACCAGCCGTAAAGAATGACCCAACAATGATTATCAAGGCAGCCAAGCAAGCACAAAAAGCTGTAGACCACATGCTAGGAAAGCAAGAAGAGCCAGCAAAGTTTGATGAAGACGGAAACTCAACTGAGCCTGTTGGCGAAGGTGTTGGTAGCGAAGGTTTAACTGGAGAAGAGATCTCAGAAGAGGCGGACTCAAGTGAAAAACCTAATAGTAGAGGCTATGTCCGATCAGAAATAGATCCTACCGATTTAAAGGTTGGAGATAGATTAGATATCTCTGGGAAGAAAAGAGTCGTAGCTGTTAATGCTAGAGAAGATAAGGTTCTTGTATCTACCAAAGTTATAGGTTCTAGAGGTGGCGGGTTCGAATCTTTTGATAAAGATAAAAAAATATATGTTTGGAGAAAACCAGAAAGCGTTGGTAGCGAAGGTAAGACTGGCGACGAGATTGCAGAAGATGCAGGACTTAAGCCAGAGTCAACTCCTGAACCTAATGTAGGAGAGCAGGGTAGAACTGGAGAAGAGATTGCTCTAGAAGGTGATATAAAACCTGCTGGTACAAAAGGTGGACATGATCTTAGCCCTAGAGAAGTATTTAACAATAATTCAGCCCGTAGTGATCGAGATGTTAAAAAAGTATATGGTGCAGAAGAAAAATGGACGCCTCAAATACAAAAACCTTTTAAACGACCTGTTGCCCCTAAACGTGCAGATTTTCCAGATTCAGACTCATATGTAGCAGCTTATAAAAAATACTCTAAAGAGTTTGATAACGCCTACCGTGAAAGCTCAACATATATTGAATCTCCAATAGGAGAAAAAAACCTAGACGGGTCTGCAAAAGGTGTTAAAAACTATGTAGAAGATATAATCACTGCTGATTGGTTTGTAGAAGCCTTTGGTGACGGAGGACAAATGGGCAGACCCCCAGTCAGTTTGATCACTAGTAAAAAAGCAGGTGGTAAATATACTTATGGCTTTAAAAATGGTAAATATATGTCATCACTAAAAATTAACAGCCTTTTATCAACAAATGAACCAGCTATTCTTCACGAGATTGCTCATTTTGCTACAGCAATTAGCGTGGCAGAGGGATTTGATGCTCATGGTGTAGAGTACAGAATGAATTATATCTATATCACTGATAAAGTACTTGGTCGTGAAGCTGCAGAAAATCTTAAAGACGCTTACAGAAAGGACAATCTAAATGTCGGATGATTTCGAGTATGAAATTGTGGATCCTCTAGGACCTGACTACAACCCAGAGCCTTCTGAAGAACCTATTCCTGAAGAAAACGAAGACCAAGAAGAGACGGTATAATAATGGCTAAGTCAGATAAAGAGCAATACAACGATGCCGTCGTTGCTGCTTATCGCAAGATTATCGAGCTAGCAGAGGTTGACCCTAATGCTGACTCTTATGAGCCTGAGGATGAGGAAAAGCTATGAGACTATCTAACGCTAAGTCCTATCCACTTGAGGGTATGTCTCTAATATATGCAAACGGTGAGAATGTTGTTTACCAAGCTGTATTTTCTACAGAGAAGTTTGGTACTTTTACAAGAGTAGATGGCCAATGGCTTGCCTTATCTCCAGAAGATACTAGCCTTGAAAACCTTTCAATCATGGATATCCTCCCTGCAGACTACAAAGTAGTCACAGATATGTTTGATGCGGCTCAAAAGGCAAAGACTTATCTTAAGTATGATCAGGTAAAAGATTACGAAGTTGCATACTCTTTTGAAGAAAGCGGGAAGTCTATGACTGCCGCAGTTGAGACATCTGAGGGATGCCCTCCTGCTACATCAGACATTGCAGTCAATCTAGCAAACAGAGAAAATGCTATTAAAACTGCTGGTTATGGGCCAATGAATCCAGCACTTCCAAATAACAAGTTTTGGCAAGCAAAGACAGACCGTTGGTCTGTACCAGTAGAAGACGCTAAGAAATCCTTGTGTGGAAACTGCGCTGTATTCATTCAAACACCAAAAATGCTTGACTGTATTGCTTCTGGACTTGGAAACGAAGCTGGAAATGATGCTTGGGGCTCAATCGAGGCTGGCGATCTAGGGTATTGTGAAGCATTCGACTTTAAATGTGCAGCTTCTAGAACATGCGATGCATGGGTAGCTGGCGGACCAGTAACTGAGGAGTCAGGAAAAGTATGATGCAATTCATTGGTCGTAATGGAACTAGAGCCCTTTTTGTTTCAGAAGACAAAGGCGTTGTTGTTGACGACTCTGTAAACATTGTTACTGCTCTAGACATTAAAGAACCTCTTCTAGCATCTTTTGAGTGGGATTCAAAGGGAGCTCGACCAACTGACACAGCAGTAGAGCTTGCAGCCGCTGCTTTAACATCTCTTGATATCAAAGTATTTTCAAATAATGACCGCATGTATACAATCCCAGACTCTGTTATTGCAGAGGCAAAGCGTGGACTTGCATGGCGTAAGGAAGAAGATCGTGGTGGTACTTCAGTAGGTCTCAATACTGCTCGCACACTTGCTCGTGGTGGACAGATTGGTATTCGTAAGGTTCGTCATATTGCAAAATACTTCCCGCGTCATCAAGTAGATAAAAAGGGAACTGGCTATAAGCCGGGACAAAAGTCTTATCCATCTAACGGCCGTATTGCTTGGGCACTTTGGGGTGGAGATGCCGCAGAGCGTTGGGCATCAGCAATCGTAGAGCGTGAAAATAAAGCAGCAAAGTCAAATGCAATGCTTGCTTATGGATACGAGTCATACGAGCATGAAATGCCTAAAGCAGTTGATTATGACTCATTTATTACTTCTAAGACAATGCCTGAAGATAATGTAATTGAATTTTTTGTTCGTATTCGTATGGATGGTTCTGGTATTGATCGCCTTTACCGTATTGAGCCAAACGGCTTGATGTATGTATGGGATGACGGCAACTGGGACGATATGGGAAATCCAGACAACGACCATGGTAGCTATGACAAGATGTTGGATGATATTGAGGATACTGTTCCTAAGACACACATGCCAGTTGATACAGAAACAGCACTTCTTATTGCTGCTCTTCTAGACAACGAGCCTTTGATTGCTCACAGAATTGACAAGATTCAACCAGAAGAGCATAAGATGATTGTTGATGCTCAACCAGAAATCGACTGGGAATTAATGGATGAAATTATCATGCCAGATGAAGAAGCATTTATGTGGGACATGGATGACTCGCTAACTGCAGCAGGAGAGGCTCCAACAAATCAAGATGGAGAATATACACCTGAAGAGCGCTCAGCAAATGCTGGTGCACAGCTTCGTGATAAGACAGGCAAGTTTGCCAAGATGGGTGGCCGAGTAGTGATCGGTGGTCGTCCTAACTATCAAGGAAATATTCGTTCTATTGACAATGTAACAGGTAATGTAAAAATTGAATTAGATAACGGAAATACTGTTGATGTAAGTGCAAAACTTACAGAGCCATTAGATACTTATGTACCTATTCCTCAAGGATTTGCTGAAGGCGAGCTAGATACAAATGGAATCCTTGGAGAGCCTCGCACTCCTATGGATTCTCCAATCCGTATGCCAGGAACTTTACCTTCACTTAATGCTGAAAGCTTAAATAAAGTACTTACTGATTACCCGTCTTGGGTGTCTGATCAAAGACTTTCTCCAGACGTTGCAGCTAAGCCAAGCGGTATAGATATGTCTGGTCCTGCTGCTAAAAGTGCAAATCCTTTAGAGAAGTACTATTCAAAAGTTAGTCCTTCTGATATGCCTAGAAAAGCAGTAAATGCTTACAACATTCCTATTCTTAAAAAATGGCTTGAATCAGGTCCAGAATATAGAAGAGCCCGCAATCCACTACTAAATCCCTACACAGATGCAAAGGGAGCAGATAGTCCTTTCTTGGATAAAAAAGGAAATCCTCTAAAAGCTTCGGCTGAAAAGTCAACACAAATAACTCCAACAACATCTGATGTTCCAGTTATTCACTTGGCAGTAGTTTCTCCAGATGACCCGCAAGCTGTTATGGATTTAGTTGCCTTAGTACCAACAACAAACTCTTCAACAGAGCCAACTACTTTTACTCGTAAAGACGGTAAGTGGATTCCAGAACCACAAATTCTTTCAGACCTTCGTAGCGCAACTCCGCCTCCAGTAGTAGTTCTAGACGACACCAATCTTGTGGATGTCTTAGAGCAGGTAGATGGTAAGAAGTCTATTACAGCAGCAGGTGGAGCAGACCGTAATCGTGGACAAGCAGAGAAGCTTCGTCGCTACTGGACTTACGGCAAGGGTGCAGCAAAGATTCGTTGGAAGACTCCAGGAGATTGGACTCGCTGCTACAAGCAACTTGCTAAATACATGGGTCCTCGTGCTAAGGGCTATTGCGCCTTGCGTCACAAGGAGATGAATGGCTACTGGCCAGGAGATCGTAAGAATCAAGAGACTTCTAACTTTTCTGTCAATACTATGCGTTCTTATGACGAACTTCTGAGCACTTTTGTTATGAGAGCCAAAGCAGCAGATGCTAAGGCTAGAGTCTTAACAGCTGGTGGATATGAGTCAGACGAGACTGCAAAATCTAAGGGTTCAGAGTTTCTAATCCCTCTTGTCATCCCTGAGGGCATGGAGTCTGGCGACGGAAGAATTATGAGAAAGGGTGCTCTTGATATTAGAGAACTTCCTCTACCTCTTCTATGGCAGATTAAAACAGGCGAAGGACATGACGGTTCTGTCGTAGTTGGTCAGATTACTAGTATGGAAAGAACTGACGATGGCATTGGAAATGCTAAGGGTCACTTCGATACTGGCGAATATGGTAAGGAAGCCGAGCGCTTAGTGCGTGGTGGTTTCATTAGAGGAGTATCAGCTGACCTAGATCAGTTCGAGGCCGATGATGAGCGCAAAGAGGAAGAAAACGGATCTGACACTAAGGTAGATGCGGGTAAAATTACTATCACAAAAGCACGAGTCATGGCTGTGACTATCGTGCCTAAACCTGCTTTCCAAGAGTGCACAATTCAGCTTGCAGATGATGCAAGCGTTGAGGAGGATGAAGTGAATATTCCTGACGGAGTTTACGTCGAGGGAGTTAATGCTCTGGAAGCTTCGGCTCTTGTTGCATGTGGAATGATTGCTGGAGCAATTCCAGTAACACCACCAACCGAGTGGTTTAACGATCCACAACTTAAGGGACCTACACCTCTAACTGTAGATGACGATGGCCGAGTATTCGGACACATTGCTGCATGGCACGTCGACCACATTGGTATGACAGCAGGGACTAAACCTCCTCGTAGCCGTAGCAAATATGCCTACTTCCATACTGGAGTAGTTCGCACCGATAACGGAACAGATGTTCCTGTCGGACAATTAACTCTTGCGGGGGGACACGCTGGACTAGAAGCATCAGCTTCCGAAGCAGTTCGTCACTACGACGACACAGCATCTGCTATTGCAGATGTCCATGCTGGAGAAGATGCTTATGGTATTTGGGTAGCTGGATCAGTTCGTCCAGGATCAACCCCAGAACAAATTCGTGCGCTTCGTGCATCAGCACCATCAGGTGACTGGCGCCCAATTAAGAATTCCCTTGAACTGGTTGCCGTATGTCAGGTAAATGTTCCAGGATTCCCAATTGCTCGTGCTCGTGTGGCATCAGGTCAGGTAATGGCTTTGGTTGCAGCAGGTGCAAGCACTCTTGCAATGCTTAAGAACGACCCACTTGCAGAACTTAATGCTCGTATTGCCGATCTTGAAGGCGATAAGAAGATGGCGCTAGTTGCTTCTGCTAACGATGTCCGTGCTCGCTTCGAGACAAACCGTATGGAAGTTCTTGCTGCTAAGAAGCTAGAGCTTGCTGCAAAAGTTAAAAAAGTTAAAGAAGACGCAGATCAAGATATTGACTACATGATCCAGATGATGGATGATGATCCAGAAAATGAAATGGCAGTTATTTCCCGCCGTGTTCGTGAACGCCTAGCTCAAGAAGGTAAGGCTCTAAACGACGGTTCATTCCCTATTAGAAATACTGGAGATTTAAAAAACGCTATCCGTGCTTATGGCCGTGCAAAGCCGGGAAGCCGTGGCAAGGTAAAGCGCCACATTATGAAGCGTGCTATTGGTCTTGGTAAGGAAGAGCTAATTCCAGAAAACTGGAAGGGTGCTGCTTCAAATCTAGATGAGATTGTTGCATCAATGAAGTTCCGCACTGAAGAGTTTGGAGCTCGCCTTGGAGCAGAGTTTGCAACCAATTCTGAAGCAGTTTTTGCAGAACAAATTACAGAGGAAATTGTCGACTTAAGCCCTGAAGAAATTGAAGTTTTGAAGCAAGAAGCCAAGGCTCGTGAAGAAGGTAGAGCAACCGATGGTGAAGCTCCTCCAGAAAGAGATGCTGACGGCCGTATTAAGTACACAGCCGAAACCCAACCTCGTGATGCAACTGGAAAATTTAGAACAGTTCTAGCCCGTATCAAACAGGACCTCGGAACCTCTGGTTTGCAGAATGTATTGGATAAGGTTAAAGAAGCAGAGAACTTTGATAGCACTGGCGACTACGCTGGAGCAGCCAAAGCAGCAGGAGATTTGATCTCAATTATTGATCGATTGGACTCTGGAGCGCTAAATGCTGAATCTTTAGAGAATGTCCGAAATAGCGCAGGTGAGCTTGGAAAGGTTATTGCTAACCTACCGTTTGCTTTTGGCGAGGAAGCTCAGAAGATTCGCTTCTCAGATGTTCCACCAGCTCTTCGTGATCTTATGGAAGATATGATTAAAAAGGTAGAAGCAAAGATTGGCAAGGAAGATGCCGATATTGCCACTGCTGAACTCAAGACATTCATCTCAGGAAGCGAGCTCTATAACCAATCAGAGATCTCATCCCAGATGGCAAAGCTTCTTAGGTTACTTACCTAAGTTGATCAAAAATCGTACAAATAACTAAATAAGAAGTAATGTAATATATAACTAGGTGGAGTGCCTCCACGCATCTAATGCGTCTGTGAGTCCCTCGGCCTTTGACTGATAAGCGAGACAGATTATTACTATCTGTCGCAACTGACCCGGAGGAGGGACAGTATGGACCAAATCAAAGACATGATGGACCAGTTAGCAGATCTCGATAGCGATCAAGTTACCGACCTGCAAAACTCAATCATCAAGGAATTTGAGTCCGTTGAGAAAGAAGATCCAACTCCCCAGACAGTTGATGCAATGTCGTCATTAGCCGACATGCTTGACACCGTTCGCGGTGAATTCAAGCGACGTGAGGCAGCAGCACAGGAGCTCGCACAACGAGCAGCCGAGGCAGCTTCTCGTGTACATGGCAATGACGGTGAAAAGGATATGGAATCCGATTCCGAGAAGAAGGAAGAAATGCCAGCAGAAACTGAAGCAATGGCAGAAATGCCAGTTGAAGAAGAGAAGCCAGCAGATATGCCTTCAGAGGAAGTTCCCGCAGCCGAAGCTCCTGTAGCAGAAGAAATGCCAGCAGAAGAAGAAGCACCATCAGAAGCGATGGACGAGGAAAAGAAAAAGGAAGAGGAAAAAATGTCTGAAGCGTCAACCGAAGCGGATAAGACCGCAGAGTTCTCAACAGAATCAAATCTTACCGAAGCTGCAGCCGTAGCTGAGGATGCTGTTGTTGCAGATGGCTCAGAGCCAGAAGCAGTAGCAGAAGCAGAAGTTGTTGCAGATGCAGCAGCAGAAGCAGCTCCAGTATCAGAAGCAGTAGAAGCAGAAGCAGTTGTCGCAGATGAAGCAGTAGCTTCTGATGTTGCAGATGCAGCAGCTGACGTTGCTGATGGTGCTGAAGCATCAGTAGTAACCCCAGAAGAAATCCCAACAGAGTCAATGACTCAAGAAAGTATGGAGGCACCCGTGACTGCAAGCGCAGATAACCTCAACATTGAGGTCCCGGCTGATCGTCGTCCTATCACAGAGACTTCTGCCGCAGCTGTGGCAATCACAGCGGGCGCAGACATTCCTGGATATACGGCTGGAAGCTCAATGGACTCAATGTCCGATGTATCAGTAGCGATGGAAAAGCGTCTACACGCTCTTCGTCGTGTTAATGGTGGAGATGGAGAGCAGCACATTGTTGCATCTATCACTACACAATACCCAGAAGGCCGCACTCTTACACAAGATGCAGAGTCAAACTGGGCAAAGGTTCAGGCTGTAACTGGTCCAGAAGCACTTGTTGCTTCAGGTGGCCACTCAGCACCATTCGAAGTTAAGTACGACATTTTTGGACTTGGCACAACTGCTCGTCCACTTCGTGACGCACTTCCTCGATTCCAAGCAGACCGTGGCGGTATCCGCTTCGTAACTCCACCAGTACTTAGCTCATACGCTAACGCTGTTGGCGTCTGGACTGCAGCAAACGATTCAGCAGAAACACCAAGCCCATCTTCAAAGTTGAGCCTAACTGTTTCAGCAGCTTCAGAGCTAACAGTCGCAACAGATGCAGTTACATTGCAACTACAGTTCGGTAACTTGATGTCTCGTGCATACCCAGAATTGATCGCTCGCCACAATGAGCTTGGTCTAATTCAGCATGCTCGTGAAGCAGAAGGCCAAATCCTTACACGTTTGACAGCTTTGTCAACTGCTGTAACTTCAACATCTCTAATCGGTGTAGCTCGTGACTTCCTTGTAACACTTGGTCGTGCAGCAGCTAACTACCGTGGACGTCACCGTCTAGAGGCAGATGCACCACTTCGTGTTATTGCTCCAGCATGGATCAAGGACGCAATGGTTGCAGATCTTGCTCTCGCAATGCCTGGCGACAACACACTCAATGCAGTGGCAGAGATTGATGGCTTCATCGCTTCACGCAACATCAACATCACATACCACCTCGATGATTTCACAGACGCTCAGGGTGCATCAGCACTTAACGAGTTTGCTGATACATTCGTTTGGTACATGTTCGCTGAAGGAACATTCTTGTTCCTAGATGGCGGTACATTGGATCTTGGTGTTATCCGTGACTCAACCCTCGTTGGTACAAACGACTACAAGATGTTCGTTGAAACCTTCGAAGGTGTTGCAAAGATTGGCGTTGAGTCTCTCAAGGTCACATCAACCATCTCAGTGAACGGTGTAGCAGCAGCTCTCCGTGACACAACAGGTGCTGCAACAGCTGCGGCTATCGAGTACTAAACCGTACACGAATAACCCTTAGTAGTTAATTACCCGAGTCGACACTCAGAAGAAAGAAGGAAAATCAAAAATGGCGTTTAGAGGAATTTATCCAGCACCAGATTTGACCCCTGCCCCTTGTGGCCTTCTGAGTGTCGCTCGTGTAATGTCACACGGTGGCGCAGACTACGATGAGCGCTGGGTTCGTGGCTTTAGCTATGAATTCGACTCTCAGCCAGAAGTTGAAATTTTTACAGTAAATGATGCAACAGTTACTGGTGGAACAGTTGGAACTTCAACACTTCCTCAGTTCAAGGAATATGATCCTTTCTTTATCCAAGTAACAGACACTCGCTCAGCGTTTGGTTTGACTGGAGAAGATCGCTATAAAGTTGCACTTACTCAACTAGATGTAGTAACACAGAAGGCAGTGGAGCTTGAGCTATGGGAAGGCGTAGCATCACTAGCCGAAACTAATGGGAATGATTTTTTAAGAAAAGCAGCAGCAGCAACCGTTGTAAATAGCGGTGCTCTAGCTCCAGCAACAGCTTTAATGCTGTTAGAACAAGCGATTTCTAGTTCACCTGCAGGTATTAATGGAGTCATCCATATGACTCGTGATGTTGCATCGATCCTTGGATCACGCCTCATCTACTCACCAGCAGATGGCGGAAAAACAGGCAAGGCTATGACTCGTTTAGGTACAGAGGTAGTTATTGGTTCTGGTTACACAGGTGCGGGTCGTATTGACGACTCAAACACCACAGCGTCTGCTTCAAACAAGTGGATGTTTGCAACTGGACCTATTGACGTACATCTAAGCAAGCCTGAAGTTGTAAACGAAAACCTTGGACAAGGCTTCACAGTAAGTACGAATACCAATGACTTAACCGTCAAAGCCGTTCGTGCAGCTGCGGTATACTTTGATCCATCGATTCATTACACAGTACGACTAGCACTACCAACCACCTAAGCAAAAACAATAGAAGGAGAACACTGGAATGGCCACTCAAGAATACGCGGCTAGCGTCCAAGGTGTGTCGATCCGAGTCACCAGACTGGACGCCGCTGGCAATCTGCTCAATGGAGCAGGAGACAGCTACACAACCTCGGCGTTCCTCCGCACATCTTTTACACCCGAATATGAAGAGGGTGACGAAATTGTAGAGAAGTCAGCTGACGGCACTGTATGTGTATCATACAAAGCCCCTGACACTCTTAAGCGCATCACAATGGAACTCGCAATTTGCGAACCAGATACAGAACTTTCACAGCTAATCTCAGGCGGTTTGTTGCTTCGTAAGAACTTCGGTTCTTTCGCATCACCAAACAACAAGTCTGTCGGTTGGGCTGCACCATCTGTTGGCGATGACCCAACAGGTAACGGCGTGGCACTAGAAGTTTGGTCATTTGCTGTTGCAGACGGACGTCGTGCAGCAACAAACCCTTACTTCCATTGGGTATTCCCATATGTCAAGCTACGTCAATCAGGTGACCGTGTAATTGAAAACGGTATGCTTGCAACAACATTCGAAGGTTACGGCCTTGGAAACGTTGCATTTGGTTCAGGTCTAGACGGCCGCTGGGAGTTCCCAGTAGCATCTGAGCGTTCATACTCATATGCTCGTGCTTCATGGGCTCCAACAGGTCTTAAGGGCTTCTACCGCTGGTTTGATGAAGCAACTAACACAATCTCAAACAAGTCCCTTACATCAGATGTTGCTACTTTGACAACAGGAACCGCACACGGTTTCCTCGCTGGTCAGAGCGTGACTGTAGCTGGCGTGGATAGCACCTTCAACGGTACTTACACAATCACTGCAGTTCCAACACCAACAACATTCCGTTTTGCAAAGACCGCTACAGATGTTACATCTACAGCAGTCTCACCAACAGGCACAGTACTTCGTAACCGTGGATATCTATCGGTTTCAGACTTTGCTTCACAAGGATCAACTTCAACCTACAACGTACCTGGTAACTCAGACTACAATGCAGACAATGCAATTGACTTCATTATTGCATCAACTGAGGATCCATCAGCGTAATTAGATAAGAGAAGGCGGGCAGCGTACCGATGGTATATACCGTTGACACGTTGCCCGCCTTTTTTATTAGAGACGGGAAGAGTTTATGAGTAACTTATGGGTAACCCCAGAAGAACTTGGCGCATATGGGGATTCTGACTATGCCTATGATGCCGTAAAGACTGCTTCTTATCTTTTATGGGGAATGTCAGGTCGTAAATTTTCAGGGATAACAACTGTTACAGAGCGTTATGTATCTTCTTTTGACCCGTATTTAAGAACATCTGGTACAGATTTTAATTATTCTCCAGTACTTGTTGATGGAAACGTAGAAAATGTTCCATATGCAGGATTTGGATATGATAAAGATTATCAAGGAGACGGAACAACCTCTTCATCTCGCCTAAGGCTACGTGGCCGCAAGGTTGTAAAAATACATACCGTTAGAAATTTAGACGGAGATATTATTGATCCAAGTAAGTACTATCTTGCAGATCATTCAACTCTTATTGGAGTTTCAGGAGCTAATTGGTTCTCATCTCGTGTTGAGGTTACATACACCTATGGAAGCCCTCCACCAACTGCTGGAAGGGCTGCTGCTCGTGTTTTAGCTACCGAGTTAGTTAAACTATATGAGGGTGATGATACATGCGCCCTACCGCAACGTGTGACTTCTATTTCTCGTCAAGGTGTCTCGTACACTCTTCTTGACAGCCAAGATTTTATTGATGAACTTCGTACTGGCATCTATGCCATTGATCTATTTCTTAAGACAGCTAACCCAGATAAGGCTCGTGCTCGCTCCCGTGTCTTTTCCCCAGATATTCCTCGTGCTCGCCGTATCACTGGCGCATCACCTCTTTATCCTCTTAGTGCAAACGATCTTTATGTTGGCGCAGATGGAACATCTAACATTTATTATTTCTCAGAGATTGCCGCTGACTTCTTAGATGGAGATAGCGCATGGACAATTCTTACAGAGGTTTCAGATATCAATAACAATACAACTACTGAAATCCCTAACGCTGCTGTCATTGATCGTGTAGAAAACACTATTAGAATAAGCGCTACTTACTCTCAAATTAATAGCATTGTTGGTCCTCGTGATCCAGGAGTGTTAGATCTCTATGCAGTGCGCCCAAGTCTTGCAAATCCAGCAGTAAACGAAGTTGTTCACCTTGTCTCCAGCAATGTAATCATTCAGCTGGGGGAAAGAACAATACCGATCTATACTGTATAGCACTACAAACTAAAGACAAGAGGACATATGCCTACACCTATTAATACAGCAACTGTAGATGACGCAGCTAAAAATTTGGCTGCCCTTATGCAGGGAGTCCTTGACTCGGTAATCAGTACATATGCATCATATACGATGCCACTTCCAGGTCGCAGATATTGGACACTCGGAAACCCTTCTGTGGATTGTGAGCAAGTTGTAGTTTCAATGCTACAAATGTATATCGGATCTCCTGGAGATGAAGCAACAGAGCCACGACGCTGCAACGATCCACGCAGTGCAACTCTTCTTGTTTCTGTATCTAGAGAAGTTCCTACAGTTTCTATGAACGGTAAAGCTCCAGCAGCAGACGACATTCAAGCTTTTTCAGAAATATCTGCATATGATGCATGGATTCTTCTTGATAGCTCTAGGGCCTTAGACCAGTGGTCAACAGGTGGCTCTTTTGGTATGGGTGTTATTGCAACTGTTGAGACAGGTGCTCCTGAAGGTGGTTTTCAAACAGTTACGATGACACTAACTGTAGCGGTCCCATAATGGCAAAGGTTATTTATTATCCTGGAGCTTTAGATAGACTGCTCAATCAGGAAGGTGGCCCAGTCGGGCAATACCTAAAACGTAAGGGAAATGAAATTCTTATATCTGCTCGTGCTCGAGTAGGTGTAAGGACAGGTGCATTAAGGGCATCTCTACATATGAGACATATGAGAGATCCTAGAGGGCAGCAAATCTGGATTGGTTCAGATCTTAACTATGCATTAGCACATCACGAAGGAACAAAGCCTCATGTAATAACACCTAAAAAAGCAAAAATGCTTAGGTTTGTTTCAAGAGGAACCGTCGTATATGCCCATGCGGTTAACCATCCAGGCACTAAAGCAAACAGATATCTAGCTGACGCTCTCAGAGACAAGCTATAATTAACTAACAATAAACTGTGAAAATAGTTTATAAACGACAGAATAGGAATAATAGATGACAACACGATTTAAGGATTTTGGAAGTGGTGGAGAGGTTAATTTAGCTCCACTGTCTTTTAAACTTCACGGAGAAGAGTTTCATTGCAAGCCTAGTCTTCAAGGAAAAGCCTTGCTAGATATGGTTGCTAATGCAAAAAGTGGAGAAGCAGAGGATGTTTCTCACACTATTACAAGCTTTTTTTCTAAAGCTATGATTCAAGAAAGCTACGACAGATTTCTTGTACTACTAGATTCTCCAGATAAAATTGTAACTATTGAATCTCTTGGAGAGATCACTGGTTGGCTAGTGGAGGAGTATTCAGGCCGCCCTACGTCGGGGCCAGAGCAATCTCTGAGTGGGCAGTAGAACTCTGGCCGTATGTAAATGGAAAAGCTATAGTGAGCGGACTCCGATTGTCTGAGTTAGAAATGTCTGACATGTTAGATGTTATGCATTTTTATATGGAAGAAGATTTTTCTCAATCATCTTCCGCTGAGCAGAGTGAGGCCAAAGATAAGGCTAGAGAGTTAATCTATAAATCTCTCTATAACCGAACCTACACTTTTGGCAGATCAAGCAAGGACTATAAAACAGCTAACTCAAGTGGAGAATTCTACGATGATGAAGAAATAGTCCCAGTAGATCCTTTAAAGGAGCCTACAAAGTCCTATGTTCCCGCAACGGACTTTAACCCAGAATCATCAAAACCCTTTGGTGATTTACTAGATGCCCCTATCGGGCACTAAGTTTATTAGAAGCATTGGAGGTGATGGCGCATGGCATTAGTTGGTGAAGCACACATACTTGTTAAAGCCATCACCACTGGTGTTCAAGATGATATTGATAAAGCATTTGGTGGAGCTGACTCTGCTGGCGATAAAGCTGGTAATAAAGCTGGAAAAGCTTTTTCTAGAGGATTCCAGAACAATACTGATGGAATGGTTATTTTTAGAAAATTCTATACTAACAAGGAAATAGGAGTATTTAAAAAAGCAAGACAAGATTTCTTAGATCTTGCAGCAAAAGGATATTTATTAGGAGCTGCCTTTACAGCGGCAGGTGGTGCAATTGGAGCATTGATTGGTGGTTTAGGTGTTCTAGCTGTGACAGTGGGGGCTGCTCTAGCTCCTGCCCTACTTGGGTTACTAGGGATTTTAGGTTCAGTTATAGTTGCTGCAGGAGTTCTTAAGGCTGTATTTGGTGGAGTTGGGGATGCATTAAAGGCTCAAAGTAAAGCAACTGAAGGAGCGGCAGAAAGAGAAAAAGCTCTTGCTCGTGCTACTAGAGACTTAGAAGATGCAAAATATAATTATAACGAAACCGTAAAACAAACTCAAAAAGCAACAAAAGATGCTGCAGATGCAATAACAGATGCTGCAGATGCCGAAGTAGATGCAAGAAGAGCAGTTGAAAGCGCCGAGCGTTCGTATCAAGACTCGGTTGATGCAACTGCTGAAGCTCTTGATGATGTCACTAAAGCTCGTGAAGATGCTAAAGAAGCAATCCAGCAACTTCGCTTTGAGCTTGAAGGCGGGGTCATCTCAGAAAAAAAAGCACGCCTTGAGTTTGAAAAAGCTCGTGAGTCTTTACAGCGTGTTCAAGACCTTCCACCAAACTCTCGTGCTCGCCGTGAGGCTGAGCTTGCTTTTGCTGAAGCAGATCTTAATCTTCGTCGCGCTATTGATAAAAATGGCGATCTACGAAAGAAAACCGCTCAAGCAAATAAAGAAGGCATTGACGGAAACAAAAACGTTATTAATGCTGAAAAATCTTTACTAAAAGCTCGTCAAAATCAAAATGACGCTGAGGTAGCTGCATTCAAAGCAACAAAAGACCTAACAAAGGCAACTGAGGCGCTTAATGCTGCAAAAGAATATGCAAAAGCAAACGGGGAGTTAGAAAAAAAGAATTTAAGAGCTCTTGAACTTGCTAATAGAGCTGTAACAGATGCTATAGCGGCACAAAAAGAAGCTATGAAGTCTGGTGGACTTAGCGAGTACGAGAAAGCAATGGCTAAGCTCTCTCCAGAGGCTCAAAAATTTGTTGAAGCAATGAAGCCTATAAAAGCAGAACTAAAAGAGCTTAAGAAAGAAATGCAAGACGAGTTCTTCGTAGGGTTTACAGAGGCTGTAACTGGACTTGCTGAGGTCTATATACCTCTCCTAAGAACTCCTTTAAAGAACATAGCTGGAGAATTAGGTGATGTAGCTAAAAGATTTAAAGATGCTTTTGTCACTCCTGAAAAACAAGCAGAGATAAAAAAGATATTTGATGACATGGCTCCTATTATTAGGAATCTTGGGGATGCTTTTATTGCCTTTGCTTCAGCGATGACAACACTTCAAGCTGCATTTTCTCCATATGTAGTGGAGTTTTCAGAGTTTGCTAAAAAGAAAGCAGAAGCTTTTAAAAACTCTGTAGAAGAGAAAAAGAAATCAGGAGAGCTAAACGAAACTTTTGAAAAAGGAACGGGGGTTCTTAGAGACCTTTCTGCTGCTTTTGGAAACACCTTCTCTACTATTGGAAATCTTCTAGATGCAGCAACTGGTCCAGGATCTGGAGGTCAGCTATTCCTAGATTACTTAAAGGAGACTACCGCAGGGTGGGAAGCATTTACTGCTGGCGGAGATGAGAATGCTCCTCTAAAACAACTTCTTCTCGATATAGCCACAAACGCTACTAAATTACTAGATGTAATAGGTCTACTAATTGTAGAGCTAGTAAAGGTAGCGGCAAGTGAGGGCTTTGGGAAGTTCATGGACAAGCTTAAAGAAGCCATACCTATCATTGGTGATGTTGCTCAGAATATTACAGAAGCTTTACCTGCCTTTGGTGATTTTATTATCTCTCTTGCAAAATTCTTAAAGCTTGTTGTGGACGCTGCCCCAATCCAGCTCTTCTTTAACATTCTCAAGGGTGCGTTGGATGCTCTTGTATTTGTTCTCAATAACCCTATTGGTAAAGCATTCCTAGCCTTCTCTGGTCTCCTGCTTGCTGCCTCTGTTGGTTTCAATAAAGTTGCTAAAGGTGTTATTTTCTATAAAAACTCTGTAATGGGGTCTATTGCCACCATTAAAAGTTTTGGTGCAAAAATCGCAGCAAGTACCGTATTTGTTAAAGCAAAATCAATAGCTATAAGAGTATTAAATGGAGTTATAAAAGCTGCTGCAGTGGTCTTTAGAGTTCTTAACACTGTTCTACTTGCTAACCCAATAGGTTTGATCATAACCCTCATTGCTCTCTTTATTGGAGGATTAGTTCTTCTCTATAAAAACAGCGATAAAGCTAGAGAAATAATTGATGCTGCATTTAAGAAGATTAAAGAAGTAATTCAAGTTGTTTGGAATTGGATTAAGGAAAACTGGCCTCTCCTCCTAGCTATCCTCACTGGTCCTATTGGCCTAGCAGTCCTTGCTATTGTTAAAAACTGGGATGAGATAGTTGCATTTGTAAGAGCAATACCAGGAAGAATTGCAGAAATTGCTAGCCGAATGTGGACAGCAGTTACTGATCGCTTCTCAGAAATGTGGCAAGGTCTTCAAAAGCGATGGGATGATCTTGTCACATGGGTAACTGCAATCCCTGGGCGTATAAGAACTGCTGCGTCAGCTATTTGGTCATGGATTGGTGATCGTTTCTCTGACATGCGTACTGATATTGAAAGTAGATGGACTGCTCTTGTTACTTGGGTTACTGGAGTTCCAGGTCGCATTAGAACTGCTGCTTTAGCTATCTGGTCATGGATTGGTGATCGTTTCTCTGACATGCGTACTAATATTGAAAGCAGATGGGACTCTCTTGTCGCATGGGTCCGTGGTCTTCCTAGTCGTATAGCATCTGCAGCGAGTGGCCTGTGGGATGGGTTTAGAGATGGTTTTAGAGATGCTCTTAATTGGATTATTACAAGATGGAATAGTTTTAGAATTGAAGCAAAATTCCCTGATGACTTTTTTATTCCATATCTTCGAGGTAGAGGGTTTACTTTAGATACACCTAATATTCCTCCTCTTGCAAAAGGTGGAATTGTTCCAGCTACTTCAGGCGGAATGCTTGCAATGATTGGTGAAGCTGGTCGACCAGAGCGTGTCGAGCCTCTTGATCCAGACGGGCTATCCAAGCGTGATAAGGCTATGATTAGCATGCTTGCAGGTCCTGCTGGCGGTATTAATATCACAGTTAACCCAGCGCCGGGTATGGACGAGCGTGAGCTTGCTGCACTTGTATCTCGTCAACTTGCTTTCCAACTTCGTAAAGGTGCCGCATAATGAGCGAAATTTATAACCAAGCACAGGAAAACTTTTATGTAGATAGAGGCTTAACAAAGCTACCTCAACCTCATTTGACTGGAATGAAGCTCCAAGCAGATATAGTTCTTGGAGACTTTGTATTTAACACCATCGATGAGTTTGGTGTTACTTGGGTTGTTACTGATATTGATGGATGGTGGAGTCATCCAGAGCCAGATATGCCATCAATTCCTCGTGGTTTTGGTGATGGTGATTACGATATTAAAGGAAGATATCAGGCAAGAATTGTTACTCTTACTGGAGTATTTTTAACTCCAACTCCTGATCTTGTTGAGGCAGCTCGAGATCGTCTAATTGCAGCTACTGATCTTGTCTATAAAGGAGCATGGCTTAAAACTGGTTTAGATGGAAAGCGTTCTTCATTTGTGCGTTTGAGCGGTACTCCTCAAATTCAAACAGTAAATGCAAGAGGTAGAACAGAATTTTCTATTGGATTAAAAGCCGCTAACCCACTTAAATTTTCTTGGAATGATGCTGAACCAGACGGATACGATGTTATCGAGCTTCCAGCAAAAAATCGTGAAACTTCTTCTGATGGAATTTTAGTTATTACAAATAATGGAAATGTCTCGACACCTGTCGAGTTAGAAATTAATGGACCTATTACGGGACCTGCACGAGTTTATAATAGAACTACCGACAAGCTTTTATATATTGTTTCCTCTTTAAGAGGAAGACTCAACTCTTCTATAGTAAATAAGCAAACTACTTTTAATCCAGATACCTTAGAGGACATAGCTACACTTACGACTAGAACTAACCACGGGCTTCTTGTTGGAGATATTGTAGAAGTAAGCGGTCTTTCTGAAGATTACCTAAATGGTGATTTTGAAGTTACATCTATCCCTACAAATACAACATTTACCTTCAGCATTTTTCCAAACGTGTCTTCCATTGAAACTATTGTGTCAAAAAAGCTTTTGAATAATGTTGCAACAATTACAACCAGAACAGATCACAACTTTTTGCAAGGACAGTCTGTTCTTATTCAAGATGTAGATACAGTATTTAATGGTACATACACCATAGCTTCTACACCTACTGCAACAAGTTTTACATATTCTAAAAATAGAATCCCTCCACGAGTGGTCACTGGATGTATTTTAATTTCTAATATTGCAACTCTTACATGTAGCGAGGCTCATCAGTTTATTGAAGGAGAGTCTGTTACTATCTCTGGTATTGATATCAACTTTAATGGAACTTACGTAATCAGTAGCATCGACTCTCCTACAACATTTAGCTATGCTCTTACAAGAACAAACAGTAAAGCAGTAACTAATAAACAAATGTCTCTTGATATTGCTACTATTACTATGGGATCTGATCATGGATTTGTAGCCAATGAAAATGTTGGCATATCTGGACTTGATGATACTTTTGACGGTGTATATAAGATAGTTTCTACACCTTCATCTACAACATTTACATATAAAATTCAAAGAGTGACTCAAAATGCGGTTTCAGTAAGGTCTCTTTTTTCTTCTATTGCTACTTTAACTCTTGCAGAAGATCACGGGCTAAGTTTAGGGGAGCAAGTTGTTGTGTCTGATGTTGGGTCTAGCTACAACGGTACTCATACAGTTACTGGAATACCTTCAAGCACCACGTTTAGCTACTCTATATCTAATCCAGATGAGACAGCTATCGCTACAACCACTGGAACTGTAATTCCTATTAAAAGAGCTGTAGTTGCAAAACAGCTTATTGGAGGAGTAGTAACTCTATCTACATCTTCTACGCACGGTTTTCTTACTGGAGAAACAGTTGTTGTTTCATCTTTAGGATCCCCGTTCGACGGGTCTTACGTAATTACATCAGTTCCTAGCACAAATACGTTTACATACAGTAAAACAGGTGGAAATGTAGCTTATGGTGTTGCTGGATCTACAGTTTCCTTAAGATCTAGAACTGGTAGCACAGCGACTATAACCACAACAAGTCCTCATAACTTTGTCAACGGTCAATATGCAACAATAAATAATATGGATTCAGCTGCTGCCTCTTTAAACGGTACATATATTATATCTGTAACATCTGGAACTACTTTTACATATACCACTGCAGTAAGTGGAGTTATTGCTTCGGCTGCTCCAGAGGGTGCTAGCCCATATGTGACAGGTGGTTTTGCCGCTGCTTCTAGGTCAATCCCTTCTACAGCTGATACTGGTTCTGCCGTTGTTTCTGGAAGTCTTCCATTTGCTGCTGTAAATGGAAATGCTTCGGTGTCAGCAGATATTGTAAGCAGTATAGGCGGAGATATTGAAACAGCTGGAGTTGCTATTAAAAAGACAGAGCTTGCGTTTACACCAGGTATTACTGGTGCTTCCGTAGACTTTGGCCCAGATTTACTAGAAATAAACACTCTCACTAGGGACGTATTTTTAAATGGAAACTACGATGGTGGAAGAGCAAAGCTCGATGTTCTCACTGACTTCTTCTTTTTAGCGCCTGGAGATAATCAGATAGAATTTCTTGATGACAACAATTCAGTTAGCACGTCGCTAGTTAAAGTATTTTATAGGTCTGCTTGGCTAGGGTAAAAAACTATGGAAAAGAGACAATAGACAATGGCATTAGATGCTGGACTTACAGACGTAACATATAGGTACTTTCTTACTGATTTAGTGAGTAACTCTATAATTGCGGAGCTCCCTTTTACTGGGGTTTCATATCAGAGAGTTTTAAGAAAAGCAGGGAGCTTTAGCGGCACTATTCCTCTTATCGCTGCAACAAGTAAATTAAATATCTACGATGCAACTATGCCTGGAAGAACAGGTGTATATGTTATGCGTAACGATGTTTGTGTTTGGGGAGGTATTATTTGGGGTAGGAAGTACGAAGAATCCAGTAAATCTTTAACCATAGATGCATCTGAATTTACAAGTTATTTTTATCATAGACACGTTTGGCAGACTCTTCTCTATGGATCTGATTACATTGGAATTTCATCTTTCTCTATTACAAATAAGATTGCCACTGTCGTAACAGAACAGCCTATTACTATAGATCCAAATAGGTTTAGAGTAGATAATTTTGTAAAAATTACATATACAAGCCCCCTTGTGGACGGTACCCATAAAGTTTTGAGTATTCCTTCCGCTAATAGTTTTACTTTTGCAGTTGATTATGCCAATGTCTCAGCCACTGCTATTACTAGTGGAGCCGTTAGAAAACTCATTGACACATATGATTTTGTTAGAGATCTTATGTTTCAACTGTCTACAGATATGTCTGGTTTGAGTTTTGCAAATGACATTATAGAACCAGCACAAACTCTGGAAGTATCTGTTATATCTAAAAAAAGGGATAATGGAAGAGTTTTACTTACAACGTTAGATGATCATACTTTAGTCCCGGGTCAGGAATTTGAAATTGTTGAGGTTGGATCTGGACTAGATGGATACCACACTGTAACAAGCGTTCCAGACTCAAAATCAATTGGTTTCGAGCTTTCTGGTTCGAATATCTCTACTACAAGTCTGCCAGGAATTAAAACCTTATACGTAACAAAAAAGAAGCTTGTTAATAATGTAGCAACACTGACTACTCACCTACCACACGGAGCAACCCAAGGTCAAGTTGTAGTTATTAATAATGTTGATTCTTTTTTTAGTGAGAGACTGGACGAGAACTTTAATGGAAGATACGTAATAAAATCAACACCTACACCTACTACTTTTACTTACGATCAGCCAAGCCCAGAGGGAAGATTGTATCCAGACATTGAAGAAATTACTGTTGCTGGAGGAACTGTTACATTAGGTAGTAAGGCAATTTATGGCACGTATGGTCCATACACTGCTAACTCTGATCTAGGTATTACAGTCGGGTCAAATAAAACAAGCGGTCTATATCAAGATACTCAAGTACTTAGAGGTTATGAACTTAAAAGCTTTGGAGAAATTTTAGAAGACTACTCGAACAACCTTAATGGTTTTGAATACCGTGTAGATTGTGACTATGACTTTACTACAGCTTCATTTACTAGAACTTTAGTGCTTTTAAATATAGAAAACCCTAATGAAATAACAGAAAGTGCACAGATGAGTGATGAAGAGCGTTTAGGCTACAACACTCTTGTCTTCGAGTATCCTGGATCTATCTCTACGTTTACTGTAGAAGAAAGTGCTGAAGATGCTGCAACTAGATTTTTTGTAGAAGGCAACATCACTGATCTATCTGATGCTGCAAGCCAACCATATGCTGTTGCTGCTGACAGCGGTCTTTTAAATAATCCTGTAGGCAAAAGCTGGCCACTACTTGATCAAGTAGAGATAATAAATAACACAGCAGACGAAGAAATTTTAACTTCATATGCATTTGAATACTTATACGAGTCAAAGCCTCCAATGGGAGACTTTAATGTATCTGTTAATGGATCTCTCAATCCTGTAGTTGGCACATATTTTCCCGGCCAGTGGTGTTCATTAGTTATTGATGACCCTTTTGTGCTTGCTAGATTAGCTAGCGATCAGGAACCAAGAAACGACATCATTGTAAGAAAAATTGACGGTTACAAAGTATCTGTGCCAGATAATCCTTCTTTCCCAGAAACAGTCGATTTAGAACTTGTTACCGACTGGAAAGTGGACAAGTCTGGTGAAGAATCTGGTTTAAACACAACAGGAGGACAATAATGGCAACTCGCCGTAGATCTAGAAGAAAAAGTATTGCTGGAAACATCACTGATGTCCAGAAGCGACTTAGATACCTAGAGACTCGTCCTGCACCCACTAAGCTTGCTTCCAAAGTCGTTGTGTCTAAAAATATAGCACCCCGTGCTGTAGGACAAGAACTCATTTCTGACTCAGCTATAACACGTAGAAGTCTAACTGCAGGTGTAGTAGGAACTGGTCAAATAGAGACTGATGCTATTACACAAGATCTACTAGCAACAAACTCTGTAGGAACAGATCAAATACAGCAAGATTCTGTAACTGCCAATGAGATTGCACCTTCAACTATTACCTCAACCGAGCTGGCAACTGACTCTGTGACTTCTGCTCAGATTCTAGGTGGAGCTGTTGGAACTACAGAGCTTGCTGGCGGAATTCCTGATGAAAAAATTGCAGGTATGTCTTCTTCAAAACTTATTGGAAATGTGTTAGATAGTCAACTTACTTCTATATCTGCTTCAAAAGTTAGCGGAGTCCTTGCCGATGGAAATATTCCGAGTTTAAGCACATCTAAAATTACCTCTGGAACATTTGCAGATTCTTTTATCCCAAACTTAGCTGCAGGTAAAATTACCTCTGGAGTGTTTTCTGATGCCCGTATTCCAGCAATAACTTCAGATAAAATACCGTCATTAGATGCTTCTAAGATAGGTAGTGGAACATTCCCAACATCTCGTATTCCAAGTTTACCTGCATCTCAGATTACTAGCGGAACGTTTTCTACATCATTAATCCCGTCAATCACCAATGCCATGCTAGCTGGTGGTATTACTAATGGAAAAATTTCCAGTGTAAGTGGAGATAGCATTACAACAGGAACTATCAGTATAAATAGACTCCCGTCTGGTCTTATAACTAGCCTTTCTGGATCAAGCCCTATTTCAGTGTCTGGAAGCGGTAGCTCTAGAACCGTCTCAATTAGCTCTACAGCTTTTGCAACTGCGACTCACACACACTCGGGATACGCTACCTCTGGTCATGGTCACGGTCGTGTAGATACTTCTTTTGCTGGTGGCCACGTCGGTCACGGTGGTCACACTCACTTTTCAAACATCACCTCTTCTAGAAAACTTAAGAAAGAGATTTCTGACTATTCTATGGATCTAGATAAACTTTTCCTACTTAAGCCGAAAAAATTTAAGTACCGCAATCAAGCAAGAATGGCTAGCAAAAACCGCGAATGGGACTACGGATATATTGCTGAAGAAGCAGTCGAGATGGGTGTTGAAGAAATTGTTGGATACGATGAAAAAGGAGAAGTGGATAGTATTAATTATGGGCTTCTTTCTGTTTTTGTTTTAGAGCTAGTCAAGAAACAACAAAGTGAGATAGACTTACTTTCAGAAGAGATTAAGCGACTTAAGGAGAATCTATGATAACTTATTCAGCCTTGTACGAGGTCGGAAAAAGACCTCTAATTAGAAAAACTGTAGAAGCTATTGACGGTTCTATGATTGACACTGGTATTAATTTTTATAACGAAGAAGAACGAGAGTTTCTCACTGATGAAATTATCCAACAACATCTTCTAAACCTACATACTTATTTTAAAGATTTATCATCCCTATCTACTCTAATGCCTACAGGTACCCCTCTAACAACATATATCATTCCTGAATGGGATTCTTTAAACGAGATCTTTCAAGAAATGAATGCATGGTGGAATTTAATAACGTTTAGACCAGAGATAGATGAACCACATGATGACAGTCTTCACAGCCATGATCCAGAGACAGGGGAAGAAATCCCAAATGCATGAAGTTAAAGATGGATCACGAACACTTCAATTTAATGGACGCCTATTAGGAGAGTCAACTTCTTGGCGTCGTGGATCTACACGTTGGATTGAGTTCAAGCTTTTTAAAACAGAAAACGGTTCATATGTTCTTTCCCGTGTCGGAGTTTCACTTATTTTTCATGGTGCGGCGTGTCCACTTGTAAAGAGATACTATTTAAAGGAAGATAGTGCAGATGTATTGAAAGAAGACTCTTTACCATGCGAGGAATGTAATCCTTCTAAAGATCTTCCTGTTATATTCCCAGAAACAGACCGCAACTGGGCTCAGGTAAGCGAGGACCCAGCTGCTGTACTAGATGCACTTTACAAATATGACCAAGGTGGGGCAAGATACCTTACTAACGTTGCTCAAAGGCTTCTCGAAAGATCGGCTCCGAATGACGAAAGGATAGATTCCATCTACAGAGTGGAAATGATCCCTTAAACAAAGTTAGGAAAGAATGAGCGACAACCAAACGACGCAAGGACTAGGTGATGTAAAACTTCACCTTGTTGATTCTGTAGAAAAAGCTGGCCAATTTCTTACTTGGTTAGGTGAAAGACGTCCTTACGACGCAATTGCAATTGACACCGAGACTGGTGAACGCCCCGGCGGTCAGCGGTCTGATGCACTATCTCCTTGGCACGGCGATCTTCGTCTTGTTCAAGTTGGAGATGGAATGCAGGGATGGTCTATTCCTTGGGATGAATGGAATGGTGTCTTTTATGAATCAATGAGAAAGTTTCATGGACCTATTGTGTGTCACAATATTGCATTTGAAGCTAAATGGTTTGCAGTTAAATCTAAGTGGGATCTTCCTTGGCAGCGTGCACACGACACAATGATTATGGCTCACATCATCGATCCACTAGGTGTCGGCGGTCTTAAGCCACTTGCTGCTCGCTATGTAGATGGTAAAGCAGTAGCAATGCAGGAGAGTCTTGATTTAGGTCTTGTTGAGAATGGTTGGACTTGGGGAACTGTCCCAACTAACTATGAACCATATTGGATTTACGGTGCTCTCGATACTGTGTTGACTATGCGTCTGTGGGAACAGTTTTATCAAAAATGCGGGCCAAATGGTCCATACAACAAAGCATATGAACTTGAAATGGCTACACGCAAGATTGTTACTCGTATGGAGATTAACGGTGCTCGTGTTGATCTTGACTACTCTAAACAGAAGTACAACGAACTTCTTTCTTACGCAGAGTCTGTTAAAGAGTGGGCAGCTAAAACTTATGGTGGTGCAAGTATTACTAGTAACATTCAATTAGTTAGATTATTTGAAAAGCTTGGTGCAGACATTACAGAGACAACTCCATCTGGAGCAAAGTCTGCCAGCAAAGATCAACTTAAACTTTTAACAATTAATGGTAATGAAGAGGTAAAGAACCTAGCTGAGATTGTGCTTAAGCAGCGCAAGGCAGACAAGTTAGCTAATACCTACTTCCTAAACTTTATTAATAAAAATGTAGATGGACTTCTTCATCCCTCGGTAAAAACTCTAGGTGCTCGTACATCTCGTATGTCTATTACTGATCCAGCTTTACAGACTCTTCCTAAGGGAGACGAAACAGTACGCAGAGCGTTTTTACCTCGTGACCCTGACCATGTGATTATTTCTTCCGACTTAGATCAGGTTGAGTTCCGTATGTTTGCATCTTTATCTCAAGATCCAAACCTCATCTCTCTATTTCATAAGGCAGATGCAACTGGCTCTGATCCATTTACTGAGATTGGTCGTCAGGTCTATCAAGAACCAGATATGCAAAGATCAGACAAGCGTCGTAACCTCATCAAGGGTGTTGTCTACGGACGACTCTATGGTGCTGGTGTTGCTAAGCAAGCTTTGACTGCTGGAGTATCAGAACCTCAGATGCGGTCTGTGTCTGACTCATTTGATGCTAACTATCCCGGCATGATGATGTTTCAGAAACATATTGAAAATATTGGAATGAATAGATTGCGTACAGAAGGGCAGGGATATGTTCATACTTGGACTGGTCGTCGTATCCCTTGCGATGAAGAGCGTGTCTACACTCTTGTTAACTATCTAATTCAAGGTGGTGCTGCTGAAGTATTTAAAAGCAACCTCGTTAAGTTGGATCAAGCAGATCTCACCGAACACCTAATTGTTCCAGTGCACGATGAAATTGTTTTACAAGCACCAAAAGATCAAGTCGAAGAGTTCAAGAGAACTGTTCAAGAGTGTATGACCACCACCGAAGGCTGGGCTGTTCCACTAACCTCTGGCATAGATGGTCCAATGGAAAACTGGGGGGAAAAGTACGCATGATTAAATATGTTTTAGCTGTAGATCCAGGAAAAGCAACAGGTGTTGTATTTATGTCGTGGAATGGGTCTGACCCAGTACCCAACGTAATACTTTCAAAAGAGGTTCAACCAGAAGAGTTTGCATTAGTAGTTGACACAATTTTAAATACCCAGAAGCAAGAAGAAAACTTTACTGTTGTATGCGAGCGCTTTACTATCAATGCTCAGACAGTCCGTAACTCTCAGGCTCCGTACTCCCTTGAGCAGATTGGTGTCCTCAAGCACCTATGTCGCACCAATATGTATGACCCAGAAAAGATCGTTTTGCAGTCTCCAGCAGATGCCAAGAATATGTTCCCCAACCCAGTCCTGAAGAAGCTTGGGACTTGGCATATAGGGGGCGAAGGGCATGCAAATGATGCAATGAGACACGCCTTACTAAGGCTAGTTAAAACTGGCTGGGTTCCAAGAACTCTGCTAGACTAAAGATACTATTTAAAAACTTTTAGTTTGCAATATCTTCAGTAGTATGTTTTACTTGATGTAGTGACGCTAAGGAGTAGGTGGGAAAATGGCAGTAACAGTAGATATAAACCCAGACAAGAACAACATCCTCATAACCGCTGACTGGCGCTTTAAAGAGCTCTGTAAGAGCCTTCCAGGGGCTTCCTGGAGCCCTAAGGAGCAGGTCTGGACTGTTCCACTTAGCTGGACAACTTGCCTTGCTCTACGGTCAACCTTCAAGGAAGACCTGTTTGTAGGACCTGCTTTAACAGAGTGGGCGACTAATGAGCTCAATAATAGAATTGCTCCTGCTAATGCTCTTAGAGAGCTTGAGACCTATGAGGGTGATGAAGACCTTTTTCCACATCAGCGGGCTGGCGTAGCCTTTCTTAGCACTGCTAAGCGAGCCCTTCTTGCAGACGAACCGGGCCTTGGTAAGACTGCTCAGGCTATTCGTGCTCTTAAAAAACTTCAGGACAATGGAGAAGATGTTTTCCCAGCGCTTATTGTTTGCCCTAACACTTTGAAGAAGAATTGGGCTAGAGAGTTTGAAAGATGGTGGCCGGGAGTAAAGACTCAGGTTATCAAGGGTTCTGCTGTGCAGCGCAAGAAGCAGTTTGCTAACGAAGAAGCACAGGTATTTATTATTAACTGGGAATCACTTCGCTCTCACTCAAGACTGTCTGGCTATGGCTCTATTGCTTTGGTCAAATGTGTTGCAATGGGCGGGCAGGACCCTGCTGTGACAGAGGCTCGTTGTGAAGTCACTCCACGAGAACTTAACAAAATTGATTTTCAAGCCGTAGTAGCAGATGAAATTCACCGTTCTAAAGAACCAAAATCAAAGCAGACTCGTGCTCTTTGGGCTGCAACTGGCGATGCTCCTATCCGCTTTGCACTTACTGGAACTCCAATCGCTAAAGATGTTGTTGACCTGTGGTCAATTCTTCACTGGTTATCTCCTATCGACTGGCCATCAAAGACAAAGTGGATTGATCGAATGATTGACATCATGCTCAATGCGTTTGGTGGAATGATGGTTATTGGTGTTAAGCCACATATGGAAGATGAGTTCCATAAGAGCGTTAACCCTGTAATGCGTCGTATGCTCAAGAAGGTAGTGCTCCCTTGGCTTCCACCAGTTATGAATGAGCGTCGTGATGTTGAAATGTCAACTAAGCAGAAGAAAGCTTATGACCAGATGCGTGACACAATGATTGCTGAGTTGGAAAATGGAGATGCGGTTACTGCCCCATCAATCCTAACTCAGACAACTCGCTTACTTCAGTTTGCTAGTTCTTACGCAACTATGGAAGTTGATGAGTCAACTGGGGAGATGAAGACAGTTCTTGCAGGTCCATCTTGTAAGGTTGATTCACTTATGGATGATATTAAGAATGGCGACTTTGGAGACGACTCTGTAGCCGTTTGTGCCGTATCTCGTCAGCTTATTGATCTTCTTAGCGCAGAACTAACTAAGGCTGGTATTAAGCACGGGCTAATTACTGGTGCTCAAGATGAAGATGAGCGTCAGAGAGCCGTAGATGATTTCCAAGCAGGAAACATTAAGTGGGTTCTCTTTACAGCCCAAGCAGGTGGTGTGGGTATCACGTTGACCGCTGCTCGCCGTCTTGTTATGCTACAGCGACCTTGGTCACTAGTTGATCATCGTCAAGCCTTGGATCGAGTACACCGCATTGGTAGCGAAATCCACGACTCTATTTTAATTATGGATTATGTTACTGAAGGAACAATAGAAGAGAGAGTTATCCAAGTGCTTGAGACAAAGTCAGATAACTTTGAACAGATTGTGCGAGATAAAGATCAACTAATGAAGTTGCTCAAGGATGATAAGGCGGGAGTGCTATGAGTGGTGTAGTTAGGTTATCTAACTCTGAGATTCAAACATTTAAAGATTGTCGTCGTAAGTGGTGGCTTGCCTACTATCGTCGTATGCAACCTAAGTTCCGTGACAAGACTGGTGCGCTAGCTTTTGGTAGCCGTATTCACGCAGCACTAGATGATCACTACGCAAACGGCGTACCTCTTTTAGATGCTCATGCAAGATTAGTAAATGTAGATAAAGAAGTTCTTCTATCTAACTTTTTAGATGTATCTTCTCTTGAAGCTGAAGCCGAGATGGGTCGCATCATGCTTGAGGGTTATGAAGAGTGGGTTAAAGAAGAAGGTATTGATGCAGAACTTGAAATGATTTCTACTGAAGAAACAATTATTGCTCCGTTGTTTAATGGAGAAGTTGAGTTACAAGGAAAGCTTGATATGCGTGTTCGTCGTAAGGTAGACGGGGTCCGTATGTTCCGTGACTTTAAGACTGTTGGTGGTTCTCTAGGAGATTTTGGAAACCTTGCTCATATGAACGAGCAAGTTATGACATATATGCTTCTTGAAGCTACAAAGGCTGATGAAGATCAACGTTCGGATGGAGGTATCTTTACACTTCTTAAGAAGGTAAAGAGAACAGCAACTGCTCGCCCACCGTTTTATGATCAAGTAGAAGTTCACCATAATGTATTTACAATGCGTTCCTTCTGGAATAGAATCCACGGAACAATCTCCGATCTTATGAATGTTCGTAGAGCTTTAGATACTGGCTCAGATCACTCGTTTGTTGCATATCCGACACCAAGTCGTGATTGCAAATGGAAGTGCCAATTTTTCGCTATATGCCCGATGTTTGACGACGGAAGCGCCGCTGAACAAGCACTTAGCGATTCGTATGAGGAAGCAGATCCTTATGCGTATTATGAAACCGACAAAAAAGGAAGTGAGTGACGATGAGCAATATTCAACGTTCTCTTACCGTTATGGTGTATGGAGAGAGTAAGGTTGGTAAATCCAGTTTTGCTGTTACTGCACCGTATCCACGCCTAATGCTTGATGTTGAGGGTGGACACCGCTTCCTCCCGATCATTGTTAAGTATTGGGATCCTCTTCGTGAGGAGCCACCTGTAGCAGATGGTACTTGGGATACATGTGTAGTTACAGTTCGTGACTATGACACTGTTCTTAAGACATACCAGTGGTTACAACTAGGTAAGCATCAATTTAAGAGTCTTATTATTGACTCTGTATCTGAACTTCAAGTTAAGTGCTTGGAGAACATTGCAGGTGTTAATCAGATGACACAGCAACAATGGGGAGAACTTCTTCGCCATATGGGTGGACTCTTGCGTGATCTGCGTGACCTAACAATGCATGCAACAAATCCATTAGAAGCAGTAGTTCTAACTGCAATGGCTCGTCTTGATAAGGATGGTCGTTATCGTCCATACCTACAAGGTCAGCTTGCAATTCAGGCTCCTTACTTCTACGACATTCTGGGTGCGATTACCGTTGAGGAACGTCACAATCCAGATCCAACACAACCTCCGTTCAAAGTTCGTCGTATGTACGTTGAGCGCACAAATCAGCATGAAGCTGGTGAGCGTGTACAAGGACGCCTTGGCAAGATTGTGGAGCAGGAAAATCTCTCTATCGAAAGAATGTTAGACATTATTTTCGGACAGAGACAAGCAGCAGCGGCGGCCGCAGCAGCTGAAACGACAACAGAGAAAGAAGGATAATAGGTGAGTACCAAAAATTGGTCTGACTTAATCAAGGATGCTGGTGAAACTGGCAGTTATGAACCACTACCAGATGGCGATTATGATCTAGTAGTAGTTGAAGCAACTGCGACAACATCACAGTCTGGTAAGACAATGTTCAAGCTAAAGACACAGGTTGAGGGCGGAGCTCACAACAAGCGTCTTGTATGGGATAACTTGGTTGTAACACCAGATAGCCCTGCTGCACTTGGTATGTTGTTCAAAAAGTTCCACGCAATGGGAATTGGTCGTGGATATTTTGATACAAATCCAACAAACGCACAAATTGAGGCAACCCTCACTGGTCGCAGATTCCGTGCACAGATTGGTAGCCGTTTATATAACGGTGCTAAGAAAAACGAAATCCGCAACTACTTCCCGAGTGCTGCAACTATTGCAGCAATGCAAGGTGACACTGCAGCCCCTGTTCAGGCAGCAGCACCAGCGTCACCACCTCCAGCTCCAGCGCCAGCACCTGCACCTGCACCAGTTGCAGAAGCAGCTCCAGCTCCAGCAGCGCCAGCTCCAGCAGCGCCACCGACTGCACCGTTCTAATCTAGTCCGTTAGGGGGCTGCTCAAGACAGAGCAGTCCTCTAACAACAAATAAGGAGAAAAGTGAAAGTATTAGTTACAGGATTTACAGCGACTCAGTGCTCTGAGAACGCTAGTAATCGCTTGTCTACTTTTACTGGATTATTTAAAAATGCTTTGGATGAACTCCATTGTGATGTGACTTGGTCTAAGCCAAAGTTAAGTATGGATAAAGAGTATTTAAGTCAATACGATATGGTTATTGTAGGAGTTGCATCTCCTCATAGCGTCTCTGCTAATTATGTATATGCTGGCCTTTGGGTAGCCAGTCAAGCAAAAGAATTAGGGAAGCTAAGACTTCTTATTGACGCACCTGATCCGTACTGGATTTGGTCAGGGATTAGAGATTGCAACGACAACCCACATAAACTTTTTAAAGAGTTTTACTCACGCAGAGACAACTACTTTCAGGCTCAAGAGCCTAAGTATGCAGAATCAATTTATAAATTTCTTAATCACTTATATACAGAACAGTGGGGTAAAACTATTGTCCCTAGCATGCCTTGGTTCTCAAGGGAAGTCGTGTCAAATGCAATTAAAAATTTAAACACTGAAGATGTAATCGGTATTTGCTATGACAGAGATGTTATTGATGCTTCTTATGATCGTTTAGAACCTTCTTATGGAACATACTGGTGCGCTGATGCTCCTAAAAGTGCTTGGACTAAGAGGGTTGTAAAAAGCTTAACCTATGAAGTGTCTCCAATAAAATTAAATAAGTATGATAAAAATACAGAAATTCTAAGTCGTATGGAAAATTCCATAGGAACTTTGATTAGTACATATCAAAACAACGATCCTTGGTGGTCTATAGCAATATCTCAATCGATTGCGGTTGGGGTTCCTGTAGTCACTGATTGGCGTCATACATCTTGGGTAGGAGCAGAATGGGCGTTTTTACCTTCAACAATAGAAGAGATGAGCCCGAGTCAGCGGCTTATCGTGGCACAAAGTCAGAAAGATTTTTACAGAGATGCCACTCCCTCACGGGAGGACTCTTTGCAAAAAACAGCAGAAGCACTGGACAACCAGAGCCTGTTGTCAGTAATCTAGGCACATCTGTCAGAAAGGACATTAAGATGCCAGAAGTAGATATGAACTGGGTTAAAGAACAACTAACCGAGAACAAAACAAAGAGAGTTGTTGGCGATACCGTCATCAAGCTTCTTAATACTTGGACCGAGGTAAAGGGCACGGATCCAGATCCAGATAAAGACCAAGCAAACCTAAGTCAAGTAATTGAGCTTTTTAGTAAAATTGCTTTAGGCCATGCTATTGTAAAAGAAAATAAAAATGAAAACTGGACTCCAGCACAGGCAGGATCACTTGTTGTTGCCGATGATGTTCGTGTTAAGTGGAATGCTTTTGATGGCGAAAAAGGCAAAATCCACAACGGGCGTCGTGGCAAAATTGTTAGCATTCGTTATGGTGACATTATTGTCAAAACAACAGATGGTAAAGAGCCAATGCTAGAAGGATTCCACTACACTCCACAACAACTAGAAAAGAGGGTTCCATAATGATAGTTTCAAATGTAAGACTTTTAGTTCACGGTAACTCGTACAAAGAAATTGTTGAAAAAACAGAAAAAAAGATTGCTAACTTTTTACAAGTTGACTATGAAGACATTGAATCTAATGCTAGTTTTGAGTATATGATGTACGAGTCATCTAATGACGGTCTTTCAGAAGTAATATACTCTGCTGAAGTATCTGTAAGAGTAAAAAATGTCAACGGATAATCAACCTAACGAAAAACTCTCTCCTAGAGTCGAGGCTTTAAGAGAAGCAGCTCGAATTATTTCTGGGGAAAGAAACGCTCAGTATGGTGGACCAGAAGAAAACTTCACTCGTACAGCTAAAATTTGGTCTGTAATTCTTGGACACGACGTTACTAACGAGCAAGTTGCAATGATGATGGTTGGGCTTAAGGTGGCAAGATTTGCCAATAACTCTGGATTCCAATCTGATACATGGGTCGATATTGCAGGGTACGCTGGGTGCGGTTACGAAGTCGGAAAGATTGCTTCAGAGCAATAAGAGTAGACTAGAGCCATAGAACTACTAGAAAGTAGGAAGAAGTGGCAGCGGAACCAGTTATAAGCCCTATGGCTGTATGCGAGGCATGCTGGCTTGAAAACCACACTAAATGGGAGCCTGAAAGCGTAGATGAAAAGGGAAAAATCCTTATGCGCCTTAAAGGTGTAGATGTTCCAGAAAAAGTCAATAATGGAAATGTAGAAGTATGCGTTATGTGCGGTGGGATAACTATTGCAGGAATATTTGAAATGAAGCTATCTGAGGAAGTTTATTTCTTTAATGAGTCTTTTGAAGAAAGCTTTGAGGTCCCTTTAGAAAGCACAGAAGAAGATCCTAGCTAGGAGACAGCCATCAAAGACATACGACACGGAGAGCATCTTTGGTCTGAATGGGACGGAAACGGCTATAGAGAAAGCATTACATCCTCGACTATTTACTCTACTTTTGACCACATAGATTTAGAAAATGACCTTGTAAGGAGAGCTCTTGCCTCGGCATTGCAAAGGGATGGAGTAGCGGTTTCTTTAGGCGATGGTTTTAATATGATAGATAAAAGCTATCCAATTTATGGTTGGTGCGGGGTTATTGAGGGAGAGTTTGATCTAACTGTCTGTAATGAATTTGGGGAGACAGAGTATGAAGATGTTGTAGAGAAAGCACTACCAATCACTTGGATAGAAATATAGTTTATAGTATATAGTCAAGCGGTTTTATACTTTATAGTCTAAACTAGGTTATATGTGGAAACCAGCGGACGATTTAGAGTGGCAGCGAGATGCATCCTGCGCTGATCCTAAAAACAAAAAATCGGTTGACTGGTTTTTCTCTAAGGACCCTGCAGAAAAATACTCGGCTAAAAACATGTGCTTTGAGTGTCCTGTACGGTCACAGTGTCTGCAGTGGGCTTTAGAGCACCGTCAAATTTGGGGTATTTGGGGCGGTAAAGATGAAGTTGACATTCGTAGAACTCTTTCAGTATCATACAATGGTGAAGAGACAAGAAGACGCAGATTTCCGAATTGTCCATATTGTACTGCTCGTCCTTCTAAGCTTGTTACTTCTATAGAAGAACTACCTAATGGTGGGCGTTGGACAACAGCAAAAGTTGTTACATGCACAGAATGCGACTTCTCTTGGAGAAGCCGCACCAGTGCAAATGCTGTAGAAGCATATAAACTTGAAAAACAAGAAAAAGAAAAGTCAAAAACTAAAAAGAAAAAATCTTCTAATTAGATTTATTTAGTTTTTCCATAGAAAACTTTAAATTATCTTGTAGTCTTTTATCTAACGGATCAATAGCTACTGCATCTTTAGCATATTGAACAGCGTCTTCATATAATCCTAGATTATATGCAGCAATAGCAGCAAAGTCATGTGGAGCAACTCCCCAAGCTTCTGCCTCACAAAGATACTCTAATGGCTTTTCTTTTATCTCTAATGCTTCTTTTGCAGAAGCTAAGGACTGCTCCCAGTCTTTTCTTTCGTAATAGAGCTTGGCAAGATCTACATGAGGCTCTCGTCTACCTGGTGCTTGATCTATTGCTTTTCGTAGCCAAATCTCTGCTTCAGCTGGTAGACATTTAGCAATAAATCTCATGGATGCTGCACGCTCTGGCGCCCATCCAGCAGTAGGTAATGATAGATGTCTCTTAAGCTCCACTGCTGCTTCAATATTATGACCATAGAAATAAAGTTCTCTTCCATAATAAAAAGCATTTCGGTCATTATGTGGATCTTCTTTGACAGATAATGCAAGTAGAGGAAGATACTGTGCTCGTGATTTGCTTGGGTCTGGATGGTGATGTGTCTCTAACCCGTCGATCCATTCTTGTTTTTCTTCCATACCGTAAACGTAAAGACACTCGTGAACAGGATGACGCCAACGATATCCTTTGCGAGCATGAATGTGGTCATAACTAAACTCTAAACCGGGAGTGCCGTCATCATTCCAAGACCAGATGTGCTTATAGCGAGGACGGGTTACACCACGTTCCCATGCTGCTTCAAGAAGTGGACGCCAGTTTGGTGTAATCACTTCATCCATATCAAGCGATATGCACATATCGATGTCAATAGGTAAAGCGGCTAGAGCAGCATTTCGAGCATCATCAAAACGCCATGGAGAGACTCTTACATCTACAACATTGATTCCAAGTTCACGAGCACGTTGAACGGTGCCGTCTGTTGAACCAGTATCAGCAATAAGAAGGTAATCTGCATCTTTAGATGCTTCAAACCATTTTTCTACAAATTGAATCTCGTTAAGAGCAATTGTGTATATAGCTACCTTCATACTGTCATTCCTTATCTCTTGTTTCTTGACCCCACTTATCTAGTGGACAAGAAGAATTAGACCACACGACTTTCTTATATAAACTACAAGAACATTCTACGCAATAACCAAAGTCATTTTTGTCGCATGTCTTACAGATTTCATATCTTTTATTAGAAGCATCTAGAGATATCTGAAAACTGTTATCGCCATCTAACATAATTTCGTCTCTATTTGGATCCATTTTCATGTTTAAATACTACCCTAACTTTCTATACCAAGCTTGGTATCCTTTTTCTATTTCTTTTATCTTATCTGCATATATAGAACTAAAAGCATCAATTGCCATTTTTGGTTCCTTAATTGCCCCTAAACCAGCGGACCACTGATAGTCGTCAAAAGCTATAATGCCTCCAAGCTTGAGACACTCAAAAGCAGCGACTGCATCTTTTAAAACTCCGTAAGCGGTGTGGTCCCCATCAATATATATAAAATCATATTTTTCTACATTGTTTTTAAAAAAACTATCACTAGTTCCTTTGTATTTAATAATTTTTCTGTCTTCTCTTCCCGACTGTGTCTTAAAATCATATAATGATTCAACTGTCTGCCAGTTCATTTCGTAATGAGAAGGCTCTTCTGAACCCTCCCAAGTATCAACGTCTATTAAACGTGCATTTGGATTTGTAAGAACGTTGGACAACATCCACACGGAGGCATCGCCAGTGTATGCACCAATCTGTAAAACTCTTATTGGTCTACCAGCTAACTCATTTTTAATATAATTTGTAAAATTAGCTTCACCGTTATCGGAAAACCAACTAACTTGTTCGTTCATTTGTTTATGTCCTTTTGTTGTGTGTAATTTATATCACTAACTATACTATAATAAGGTATTCTATGCGCTACTTGATATTGTATATCTTTTCTGCCCCTTCATAGGCATGTAGGCTAAGTTTTGCGGCCCCCCTAAAATACTTGAAGAATCAGTATAGTCGTTGTCCTGTCCGCTAGAATATATTACTTTTTTAGCATTAGCAACTATCCAATTTTTTACTTGAGTAGGGGTCCAGTTTGGGTGTACCTGCATAAGTAATGCACAAATCCCAGCGACTTGCGGAGAAGCCATAGAAGTTCCACTTAAAATTTGTTGCTTATATGATGCATTAAGATAGTATTGATTTGTAGATGAGTCTGCATTTACATTACTCATTGCACTTATAATTCTATCACCAGCTGCATATACGTCTACTGCTGGTCCAGTATCACTGTAAGACGATTTAGCTTCCTCTGTTGACACGAAGCTTAAACCCATAGCGCCTACCTCTAGCCCAGGATTAGTTCCACTATGAGGAGAAGAGCCTCTATGGTAATAGTAGTCACTTAGACCTGAAGAAGTTACGTAGTTGTTGTAGTCTAACCCACCTGATACATCATGTTTCATTCCTGTATTACCAGCTGCATTACAAACAATAATTCCAGCGTCTATTAGTTGTTGAACATCTGCATCTACAGATACCACTCTATATGGAAAAATGTACTCGTCTATACTTATTTGATCCCCTACAAGACCTTTAGCTGTGTCTTTAGTGTTTCCTGCCCAAGGAGTTCCTCTATATGAACCTCCTGTAATTGCATAAGTTGTTGCTCCACCAAAGCTGAGTGTGTCTGAAGTTGTATCCCATACAATTAAATATCCCCAGCTATTATTTAAAATTGTAGGTCTTCCGTTTGTTTTTGCGTTATGCCAACCTAAGATACAGTCAAAAGCATTTGCCGCACTTAGTCCAGAGTTAGGATCTGTAGATCCTTCAAGCCCTGAAAGTTTTATAGAATATATATTTGCATTTTTAGCCCAACCAAACGTTTTACCAGCAATTGTTGCTGCAACATGTGTACCGTGACCGTCATAGTCTGTGTAAAATGCTGAAGGCATAGTCCCAGAAACACCGCTTGCAGTGAACCAGTTTATTTCTTGTACCCTACTACTTCCATTTGAATCTTGAAACTCTGGGTGATCTGCTTGAATTCCGCTATCAATAATAACTACATCTACACCAGTACC